TCTATAGCCCCGCTATCATCGTATTTATGTAAATCGGCCTTGATCTCGGCCAATAAGCCCTTTATCGTCATATTTAAGTCTTTTGCACAAAGATATGTATTTGAATCCGTGATACAAAAAAAATCCAGTCTACCCTCACGGGCTAACTGGATCACAAAAACTTCTACAGTTTGTAAACCCATTTAACTCCAAATACCTTACTCTCCGACTCAACCTCCCGGTACAAGAACTTATACCTCCTACCTGATTCCATAGCCAATCTACACTCCTTATTCAACGCCGGAGAAACATAGAGATGGAAATACTTGTTCCGAGGCATAAAATCAATACACGTATGGACATAAGAATATCCACCCGTTCCACGTCTGTTAATAGTACCGGTAAGCTTATTCAGATATATCTTACGATTAGGATTTATCTTATGGCACAGATAACCGATGTTGTTTATATAAACCCCACCCTCATTCTCCAGATACTTATCACGTATAACCTTCCATATCAAGGACTGACATTCGAGAATATCATTCTTGTCCACGATCGTATGCTTCCTCCTCTTTCCGTTCTTAGACATAATAGACCTGTAGAACCGAAGAAAGTATTGATCAAGTATTTTAAACGACTTAACTTTCATACCGCAAATATAACAATTCTATCCTAATTCGAGTAATATTTAGATGACTTTTGGTGTGAGTGTAACGGTGATAAGGCCGCACTTACCGCCGCGGCACAGGCTGACGCACAGAGACTAGCGCAGGAAAAAGCCAACGCTATGGAATGCGATTGCGTGGAGCCAACAAAGACGTGGTCATGGTCGGTATCTATGAATAATGATTGCATGAGCCATGAACAACTTGTCACATCAAGAGGATTTACGATTACGTATAATAATCAATGTGGTAGATCTATATCTGGTTCTGTGAGTGGTGTAGGATATACACAAAACGGAGAAGAGCAGGTCAATAGCGCTAGCTTTACAATTCCCGCAGGATCCGGAACCAAGAGTGGAAGTGTATATTTTAGCCGAGAAGTGGTATGTGGAGATGTAACAATCTCTGGTCATGATTCAGGTAATTGTTGACAATCACTGCTGTTATGGTTTTTAATAAAAAGGAGAGACTTATTAGCCTCTCCTTTTTTGTTATACATCAGAATCTTAACAGTTCCCAGATCCTCCCCCAGAAACACTTATGGATCCACATTGTACTCCTGAATCAAAACCTATGACACCGGTTTTTTTACCAGACCCAGTAGGTATACTTACGGTAGTACTTCCAGCCGTAACGGTTTGTCCATGATCATTCCTACCAGTAACAGTTACAGTTATTGATTTAGATGATCCACATTGATTATTGTAAGACACTTCATAGGAGCACCTTAATGCGGATGTAGAACCGGACAGGCCATTACAAGGATCACCGCTCAGCATAGCGTTGGCGCTCCACGTCTTTGTTGGCTCTGGGCAATCGCATCTATCGGCCTGCGCCAAGCCATTAGCGTAAGAGGTGCCGTCTGAATCGATCTGAGTTTAGCTTATTCAATGCGCATTGTTTATCTATTAATTAAAATCATTAATATTGTATCGTTAATATTAATACATTAAGTTATGGCTTGCAATAAGAAAAAGAAAATGGCTAATGGAGGCAAGGTCTCCGAGAAAAAGAAACCTCAACTGAAATGTGGAGGCAAGGTTAAGAAAAAGAAGTAACAACAGGAGGGGTATATCCCCTCCTCAGTATTTAGCATATGAAAAATTCAGAATTTGTATCTAGGATCATGAATGACATGAACTCCATTAACAAGGACGCTCATGTCAGTAGGAGGTGGATATTATCCATAGGCAGACAAAAAGCAAGGTCTTATATAGCCCAGAAATACGCTGACGGTACTTTGTTCGGCGAGGAATCGTTATACACCCATATCAATTGCCTGGAGATGGAGAGAGTTCGGAAGGTTGATTGCTGTTTTGATGAGTTCAAGTTATGCCGGATTCTTATGAGATCTAAGAAAAGGTTGCCCGATATGATATATACCCGTATAGGTCCGGCTATCATCAAAGTATCAAACATCATGGATGATATTATATTTACTCCTATATCGTTAAGAAAATACGCTAATAATAAGGAACGTAAATATGGTAATATAGATCAATATTATTATTACGTCAATGATGGATATATCTATATACCTGATATAAATATAGAGGCTATAAACGTGGATCTTATAACCCTTGACAGGAAAGCGGCGTTAGAACTAGGGGGATGTGGAACGGAAAAAGATAATCCATGTATATCTCAATGGGATTATGATTTCATATGCCCTGATAAGTTACTGGAATATGTGGTATCTGAGACGTTAAGGGAGACGATAACCAAACTACAGATACCTACGGACGAGAATCCGGATATGGATATTAACAAGAAAACTCAAAAGATTCAGTGATGATAAATATAATAAGATCAATAATTAGTTTCTTCGGTTTCAATGATGCCATAGTTGATGGTATAGGCGAAAGAGGAATGAGGGATAGCTCAATCATAAGATATAACGAGATACATGATATGTATGATAAAATTATAAAGGATTTAGGAGATGTATCAGCATACGTATCCAAGGGTTATATCTATGATAAGATAAAGGAAAGAACAGGATTAAGCACCAGACATATTAGTAGGATATTGAATCATACTAAGAAGAAGGATCTTAGATTCGTATAGCATATTTACCGCCGCAGCCCTAGAGAACCTGAAACAGTTATGTCAGGAAAGAGCCAATGCGATGGAGTGCGATTGCCCCAAAACATGGAGCGCTAGTCTCTGTGCGTCAGCCTGTGCAGCGGCGGTAAGTGCGGCCTTATCACCGTTACACTTACACCAAAAGTCATCTAAATATTACTCGAATTAGGATAGAATTGTTATATTTGTGGCATGAAAGTTAAGTCGTTTAAAATACTTGATCAATACTTTCTTCGGTTCTACAGGTCTATTATGTCTAAGAACGGAAAGAGAAGGAAACATACGATCGTGGACAAGAATGATATTCTTGAATGTCAGTCGTTGATCTGGAAGGTCATACGTGATAAGTACTTAGATAATGAGGGCGGGGTTTATATAAATAACATCGGTTATCTATGTCATAAGATTAATCCCAACCGTAAGATATATCTGAATAAACTTACCGGGACTATAAACAGGCGTGGGACAGGTGGATATTCTTACGTCCATACGTGTATGGATTTTATGCCGAGGAATAAGTATTTTCATTTATATATCTCTCCAGCATTAAACAAGGAGTGTAGGATGGCTATGGAGTCTGGAAGGAGATATAAGTTCTTGTACCGGGAAGTTGAATCGGAAAGTAAGGTATTTGGAGTTAAATGGGTTTATAAGCTGTAGAAGTTTCTATGATCCAGTTAGCTCGTGAGGGTAGACTGGATTTTTTTGTATCACGGATTTAAATACATATCTTTGTGCAAAAAAGACTTGAATATGACAATAAAAGGCTTATTGGCCGAGATCAAGGCCGATTTACATAAATACGACGATAGCGGAGCTATAGACACCTCGTCTGTTTATAGGTGGGCTGAGATAGCTTTAAAAAGGTTTGGGGGTGTTATAGCCGTCATGTCCGAGGCGATTGTCAAGACCAGCAACAAACAGGCGGTATTACCTTCCGATTTCTTCGACATGCTTGACGCCTATAGGTGTGAGCCTTTTGTCTGTGAGATTCCGGGGGGCGATAAGGCTAAGGCTGACCTCCAACACGAGATCGGCTGGGTCGAGCGCACGGAGCGCGGCTTCCGTTGGAACTCCTGCACGGAGTGCTGTAAGGAGGAGTTTGAGAAGACGATCACGGAGAAGCTATATATCGGGTCTCACGAGGTTCGCTTCCATTACCATCACCCCGTAAGGCTGTCTATAGGTCGTGGGTTGAGACGTGATTGCGCCGCCGACAAATATCGGGATAAGTACGATTGGGATAATTATGATATAACTATATCCGGCAATACTATGTATACCGGGTTTGATGGATTTATTTACATCATATATCGTGCTACACCCAAGGATGATGACGGTCTCCCATATATACCTGAAACGGCGTTAGGATACCTTGAGGATTATGTCGAGACGTATATCAAGATGAAGATCTTCGAGAATGCCGCTGTGAATGGCTTGATACAAGGCGCTGGTGATGCTTATAAATTATATGCTCAGCAGGAGCCTGGTAAGTTCGCTAGGGCTATGAAAGAGCTTAAGATGTCGATGATTACCTTGAATGATTATCGGGAGCTGGCTGAGGATAATAGGAGGAGGATGCTGTCTCATGAGCGTATGTGGCCCAACGCTTTTGATAAGTATATTAAACTTATTTAACAAAATACGATGATATGGCTGATTGGATACATTTAGATAAGACAAGTGGTACCGGTCCTGCTGAGGTTAGAGTTACCGCTGATATCAATGAGACTGGAGAGATACGTCAGGCTACGTACAAGGTTATAAAAGAAGGCACCAAGGAGGAGAAGACGTTCGTGTGCAGGCAGGAGTCGGTTCCGGTGGTGATCATCCCTGAGTTCGATTTCCTTGTGCTTAGGTATATCTGGGCTGACGAGGATGGCATTGACTTCGATACGGCAACCGGCTTCGACAACACCGGCCTCCAGGGCGTGGACGGCAAGCTGGTTGGTTGGAGTAAACAAAACCAGACCACGCAGGAGCGGGTAGGTGATTATCTTATCCACGGTGGTGATAACATGGAATCAGGTAATGAGGCAGCTTTGATCCAGATGGGGCCGTTATTGGATGGCGATAATTACGATAAATTACCTCTTGAGATCAGGTGTAGTATATACGGTAACTGGTATGGTGGTCGTGAGAAAGGTAATGTCACTATCAAATTCACGGCCTATAAGGGCGGAACGATGGAGAAACGTGGATATGATTTTGTCAACATAGGAGGTGAGGAGGTTTATACCGGTGATGCCCCTACTAACGTATCCGCTCACGGCGAGGATAATTGGCAAAATATAAAGACCTTGTATTCTAAGGTAGGCACGATGATCTACAACAAGGAGTCTCGTGACTGTATTGTAAGAATAGGTGAGTGATTATTCTTTTTCATAATACAAATATCTATCAGCTCTCTCGTCCGTGAGGATGGGGGAGTTTTTTTTTGTTTTTTAGTCCTTTACTTATGACATATTTGATCTTTTATTGCGCAGGAATAATCTAGCTTTGCCGAAAACTAGTATTATGGTCACATTGAATGATGTAAATAACGAACTCCATGTACGGTTATATATACTGGAGGTACTTAAGGATTATATAAGAGATGATGATTTCGATGGTCTTGTAGATAAGGCGTTGGATTTTGTCATGGAAGGCGTTTCTATGCCTAAGGCTCCGACCAAGGATACCACCATGAGTGACATATCAAAGAGCGTTTTGGCCTTGGTAGCGGGTGCTGGATTAGATGAGAGGTTAAGCAAAAGCTCTTTAGAGTTAGCTTATGACAGATGTAAGATGAGGTACGTATTCGATCCTCGAAATCGGGATATACACGGTGTAGTCGTAGGTTATTCCAATGACTTTAATAGTCTGGTAGCTGTGTGTGATGAGGGATCGAAGAAAGGAGTGGATAAAGGATCTACTGATTTTGTGGATGTCAATGAGAGATACGTGACTAACGGTTTCTTTTACATATCTGTAGAGGATGCCGATAAGCAATCGAACTACATGGGTAAAAATTTGTAATTGTTGTGTTTTTGTACTTTACACGAGCGTTTAAAAGTATTTAGTTCTCCTCCTGACTTGTGAAAGTCTGGAGGATTTTTTATTTTTGTACGATTTGAATGTTTTGCATAATACGTACTGTTTATTAGAATCCGCCACATAAGTGATTATCTGGTGGATTTATTATATTTGCGAAAAAGATAATGTCGTGCAAAATAACTCTAACATAGCGGTTCCCGACTCCGGGATGAACAGGGATAAGCATCCACAGGATCTATCCCCGTCTGAATATAGTTTCGCCTTGAACGCTACCATAGAGGGTGACGATGGAAGCCAGCTTAAGATCCAGAACGAGCCTAGTACCCTTTTATGTAAGCGATTTGATGGCTATAAGGTTATTGGGTATAAGAATGACATAGCTGGTGATAACACTTATTTCTTTCTATCCAATCCGGATGATAATACGTCTAAGATCACGTTCATGCGGTCATTGGATTATATCAAGACCGTGGAGGATCAATTGGCTGGATCGGGAAAGGACATCCATCGTATCCTTGGCGAGAGGCTTGAGGAGTCGGATGGTCGTTTTGATGAGATATGTGATTTGATGGAGATCCTGATAGAGGACTGGGTTGATGACCCTTGTCTTAATTTCTCCATTCATCATCCGATCTTCGATATAGAGATCAAGGACGAGAAATGCGGGAAGGTGATATACTGGACCGATGGATATAATCCCCAGCGATATGTTATGGTCGATAAGGCTCTTAATCCGGATGATGATGGTGATTTTTGGTATCATTACCATGGGTATAAGACATGTGGGGATGACAAGCCAATAGAGAGGTGTAGGCTGGCCTGCGAGAAGCTACTGGTATTTCCGCTGCTGACGGCCCCGTGCGTGGAGCCTGAGGTCGTGGAGTTCGGGGGGAGCCTGCGTGCCGGGACCTACCAGTTTTGCGTGGCGTTGTGCGATGAGTTCGGTATAGAGAAGACCGGATATTGCTCATTGACCAATCCTATCATGATATTCGATCGTCAGGATATAGTCATTCGTGATGGCTTATGGGGCAAATCAACCAACATGGGTATCCGGCTTACCGTATCCAATATAGATAAGCAGGTATCTCATTATAAGGTAGGTGTTATACAGAACACCGTTGGATATAATGGCGAGCAAAGCCCGGTTCTTGAGTATTTCATAGAAGGTATACATCCGATAACGGAAAGGACTATTTATTATCTTACGGATCAGTATGGCGAACGTACGACCATGGAGAAGTTGTCCAAGGGAATACCGGTATATAAGACGGCCAGAGGGATGACATCTGTCGGGAATCGTCTTCTTCAGTACGGTTTGACCGTGGAGAATGAATGGAATCTTCAACCGGTCGTTAATTTCTTGGGTCATTTCGTTAAATGGCAGACATCGATAGCCACGGAGAATCTATATAAAGACGGTGTGGCTTGCTCTAAGTACGCCTCTTTCATGCGTGACGAGGTATATCCGTTAGGAATAAGATTCTTTACCAACACGGGATACAGGACGGCTAGATTCCCGCTTATTCCTCGTCCGGCTACAAGGGAGGAGATGGAGGTCATCGTTGATGAGGATGGTAACTCTGAAGACCTGTCGGCGGCGTCGGTATTGGAGAACAACCCGCAGTGCGCCGGGAACAGCCGCCGTTATCTTTGGCAGTTTAAGAATACAGCTAAGGTTATAAACGATCCGTCCTGGGGATTTGATGATTTTGGGGGAGAATGCAAGAATCAGCTAGATGTCAAGCAACTTAGATATGTAGAACAGGAATACGCCACGGTAGGAGAGACTCAATTCGTTATCAACACGATGGGGGAAGATGTTACGGTAGATGATGCTATTGATTATATCGCTGACAATATAGAGAATCTGTGTGATCTTATAGAATCCAATGTAGGCATTACTGACGAGTTATGTGCGGCTATATCGTTACCTGAGGATCAAGACGGTATAAAGGCTCCCGATTTCCCTAGTGGATGTGATGATATCGAGAGGATAGAGACCAGGACTATATTGGATAAAAACTCTTTGGTGGATTCTAGGATTGATTTTACATATAAGTTAGCTAGTGATTATACGGAGACAGAGCCTACTACATTAATACAAAGTAATGCTGAGTCTCAAAGGAAGTTTTCTGTATTGTGTGATTTTGATAATTACTCTAGTGGAGGCAAGAATATCATAGATCTGGTTCAGGAATGGCTGGATGGTCAGGATGAGGATAAATTCCCGTCTGACATAGATTCTTCCGCCTTGGTCTTGTGCCAGGATATGTCTAATGTCCGGCAGTTATATGATGAGGGTATATGTACTAATGGGTGTTCGGTAGGTGATCCTTACGTGAATCCTGCTATTAACGATGTGCAACTACCAACGTTCCAAGGAGGTAGGTCATTGGGTAAGTGCACATATTTGTATCAATATCCCGGATGGGAAGGAAAGAAGCATACGGAGACGATGCTTGATCAGTTAATGGATACGATGGAGGCTTATTTCCCCCAATATGAGAGTCAGTTTGGTATCGAGAACGCCATGTGTCTTTTTGGCGATGGTGATAACTCTAAGTTCAATACCGGCATATCTACTGATTGGGAAGATCGTGTGTCTGTGCAGAATGATATTGACGCCAAGACCAATTGGTTCGGTAGAAGCAACTTGACTTATTTCAAGTTCTATCCACATGTATCCTCATACGCTAGATGGGTGGAGTTGGATTACGAAAAACACGTAAGCGGTTTATCCGATCCTGATAACGGTATTATGTATATAGAGATGATGGGTAACTATAATTATCCGATCGGTGACTCATCATCATACAATAAGGTTCGTATAACGTTTTTCTCGGACAAGGAAGGTACCGTGGCTCCTAATCCTTTGGCTAATGATGCCAAGAAAGGTGTTATAGTGAATTACGTGGATCATAAGATATTTATGATGCCAAAGTACTTGTTCTGGAATGATGACAAGACTACTTTCCATAAGATATATGTTTGTATTGAGCCAGCGGTATGTGTGTTCTTCACCGGTTTCGCCATGAGGCAGGACATGAAGGAGCTTGCCGGGTTCTATACGGCCGGCACCGCCATTTTCCCCGCCCCGTTCTGTTTTGGCATTCGGCCACTGGAGGTGAAATACGTATTCTTCTTTACAAAAGAACTGAAATTAAGGAGATTTGTCACATATGAGGCGAAATGTATCTCATGTGGAGATAAACCCGCTGATTGCGCTCCCAGACCTTATCAGTATGGTGATTTTGGTTATTGGGAATCTATCAATAAGTATCCGGCTAATTTTGAGCTATATGATTCTAGCAAGATCGGGATATCGTCGGGAGGATCGAAGAGGAAGGATATAATAGATTCTTTGACGAAATACTATGGGTCTCCTAAATCCGTGGGAGGTAAGTCTTATTTCACGGGTAATGGAGATAACGCTGAGTATCCCAATACGTCAACCACGTTTTGTCAGAAACCTATACGTCATTACAAGTTCCCGGATAACTCTGTCGCTCCTTTTATGGGTAATCCGTCTCAACTGACCGGTCAATATGGAGTTGACTCCTATATTTATCCTATGGGGGTGATGCTTGATGACGATATTGTTAATGAGTTTCTGGATATAGCGGTAGAGAATGGCCTTATAGATAAGGTTAGAAGGGATTCCATAATAGGATATGAGTTGTATAGGGGGGATAGGACGTTGGATAAGAGTGTTATTGGCACAGGTCTGGCTTATGATATGTTTAAGTACGATGATCCCGACGGATCGGCTAACCTTTATCCTAATTATCCTTACAACGATTTGTCTGATGATATGTATATCTATAAGGATATTAATCGTGAGAATTTTATAACGCATCCGTTTAATAGGAAGGGTAATATCTGGTATTCATTCTTAAGCCCTGATATTGCCTTCAATAAACCTGACGCTCCTACTGAATGTCTGGTTGATGGTTATCAGTTGGGTAAATCCTCTGGTATATTTAGAGAGGTAGAGGATCATCCGAAATGGACGATATTAGGGGGTAAGGCTTATAGTATGGCGACGTCATTGGCTACGGTGGAGGCTATGGCTAATTTAATATCTGCCATAGCTGAATATACATATCAATCGGCGTCCCAACAATATGTCGGTGGGGGCGTGATGTTTTTGGCCAACCCGGTGGGTATAGCTCTGACGGCTATCCGTCTGGCTACAGGTATCGCCAAGGCTACCTCCCAGTCTGTCGTGGATATAGGGAAGTACAGGTATCAGTGGTTAACGGCTTTGATAGATAGGGGACCTAGATGGAATTACGCTTATTATTATACTTCTGTCGCTCATTATAATCTATTTTACCAAAAAACAGGGGCATCAGAGTTGCGTGGATTATCTACGGCTAAGTATATTAAAAGCGGATTGTATCCGGTAACGGATATCTCATCACAAGGGAAAGTAGTAGGCGGTAAGCCTATAGTTGTAAATAATCTCGATCGTGAGCATTCGTTATTCATGTCGTTTGGCATGGATAAGTATATGCTTGAATATCCGGAATTAGTATCAAGTTATGATACCAGTCGTATTCAGGATGAATGCAATATTCGTAACGATGAGGTGGCTGGAATGACGCCTCATTTTATGACACGTGAATCTTTCGTATCCTGCCCCTATATGAGAATAAAGAAATATTCTCCGGCTCAATACGGACAGATAGAGGATATCAGGTGGGTGTCGTTAGGCGGGTGCGGGTTGATGGATGAGGATAAGCGTAAACCTGTTTTTGGAGGTGATGTGTTTATATCCAGATTCTCTCTTAAAAGAAAAATGCCTATGTTTTACTTGACCCAGTTTGGTCAGGGAGATATGATACCATTCCCTTACTACGACTATCGGAATATCGGGTATCCACGTTATTTTGTTAATTATGATACCGGGGAGGATTATCTTAATAAGACCGATACGGATACTGGATCGCTATACTCTTTCCCTAGCCGGAAGAGCGCTTACGAGATGGCTTGCAAGACCGGAGATATGTATCTTAGCGGTCGTTTCTTCCTATACTTCTATGGTATACCTCAGTTCCTTGTGGAGTCTGAGATCAATTGCAATTTCCGTATAGCCGGCCCTGAGCCTTACGAGGGTTTCTATCCAGAAGTAGGGGATTATATATCATGGACCCAAGAGCGTAATGTCCCTATATCAAGGGATAATGTGTTTAAGATGAGTCCTGTGTACAAGAATCGTTTTACGCTAGGCGGAAGGTCATTACCAGAGACGTATGATAGCAATTTTTGGGACTGCGCCTACCAAAGACCCAACGGCGTCATATGGAGCACCGCCGACGTTTCGGAGAACGGCATGACCGATCCTTGGCTGTCGTACAAGCCTATGGATTACCATGAGTTCAAGACCTCATTTGGGAAACTCATAAGCATGAAGGGGATAGAGTCGGATCAGATATTAGCCCGCTTCGAGAATCAGGTAGGGCTGTACAACGCTATAGACGTGTTGGCGGAGAGAATATCCCCGGAGAATAGTGAGCTAGGTACAGGTGGTCTTTTTGCCTCTCGTGGTATCGAGTATAATAATACGACGTTAGGATATTCCGGAACCCAGAGCCGGGATATGGTCAGTTGTGAGTTTGGGCATTTTTGGGTCGATTTAAGACGTGGTCAGGTATTCAAGGTAGATTCTAATGGCAGGAATCTTACGGAGGTCACACCGGGGCTTAGAAACTGGTTTAAGGAACATCTTCAGATGAAGATCATCCGTAGCCGGATATATAACGCCGATACGGATGCTGAGCTGTCTTATTATGATATCGATAACAAGTTCTTTGGTATAGGTCTGTCTATGGGTTGGGATAATCGTTTCAAGAGGGTATTGATAACCAAGAAAGATTATATACCGGTAGGGAATCCGAGCGAGTACCAATTCAGGGGAGGCCGGTTCTACAGGAACGGGCGGGCGGTGGAGCTTTCGGACACCAGCCATTTCACGGATGTCTCCTTTACCGTTGGATATAATTGTTTGAAGGGTGAGTGGAAATCATATCTATCATACACCCCTGACTATTATATTGAGCACCAGCATTATTTCCAGTCTGGTAAGAACTATTCTAGTGATAGTCGGGAAGTGGGATTGTGGTCTCATGGCTTAACCAATCAATCGTATCAGGTATTTTATGGTAAGCTATATCCGTTCGTCATAGAGGTACCTGTCCGTGAGCAGTATGTGAATAAGATCCTTACGAACTACCAATATCGGATGGATGCCAGAAGGTATCAGGATGAGGTTAATTATCAGGTTAGAAGAACAACTGGATTTAATAAGGTATGGTTCTATAACGATACCAACAACAGTGGAGAGCTTAGGATGACCATCGCCGATAAGAACGACATGAGCCAGCGCCTAAGATATCCTATAACTAACGACGATAGCCGTGAGATACTGGTGACGGAGGTTGATCAGAAGATAAATATAAATGACTATTTTAACGAGGTCAAAGACGATACTAATAACCTCCCGGTATGGATCAAGGACGTGAATGATATTGACCGGAAGATCGATCCTAGGGCTGTCGATTATCATCGGAGGTGGCGGGATCGTCTTCGTGGCGATTGGTTCTTGGCTAGGTTCGTGAATGACATTGAGAGCCGGTTCAAGATGATAGTACGTTGGTTTAGCAGCGATGAGAAAGTTTATTGAGGTGATTATATACCTTTAAATATTTGATGTTATGGCAGCAGGGAAAACTAGCAGTAAAAAGAAGGGCAAATGCCCGAAATCAGGATGTATCAAGAAAGTAGGGAGTGATTGGCGAGTGGTCAGTAACAAGACCGGTAAATTATGGCCGGCTAAGTACAAGTCTAAGGAGAAAGCTAAAGGAGCCTTGGCTGCTTATCACATGCATTAGCGTATAAACGGGTACATGATTTATTATGTGCCCGTTTCGTGTTTTTAGGCTTATGAGATTATAGTTATCTTTGTGAAAAATGTAGTATATGTCTAAGAAGAATAAACCGGAGGAAATCCCATCGTGGATAAAGGATTTATATAAGGAGGATCTTGATCGTGTCGTAAGAGGCGAGCGTCCTATGTATTTCAGGGGTATGGATGATAGTCCTTTGAGAAACGTGTCCCCGGAGTTTGATATCCTTAGCGGAGGAGCCGCAGTTAAAGGCATGAATGGGATAAGAGGTGCGTTGTCCCCGTTGAATAATGGCATGGGTAATTATAATTTCAGTATCAGGGGTATAAATAAGAAGATAGGTGAGTTGGTTGATGAGGCGGGGCTATATTTACCTGAGAAATTAAGACCTGTATATCGGACTGTGGTGGATGCTATGTCGAGTTCCAAGGATAAGGGGTTGGGTCATATCACGCAGCCGTTGGCCAACGCCCTGTACCCTGCGGACGAGCGGAGGAACCGGCGTCTGGAAGGGGAACATCCCGTTGGTTATGTGGATGCCATAGACGGCATATGGCCTAGGGATAAATATGGGCTATGGGGAGAGAAAATTGAGCGGAAAGCCGAAGGAGGTCCTACTGGTAATGATCCTATGTATGTAAGACAAGATGTATCTGATAGAGCTTCGTATTTAAAAGATATCTTAGGTAACGCCGTAAGAAGGAGGTTGTATAAGAATGTAACGCCTGATGTGGTAGCCTCAAATGCCAGTCTTCCCGATAAGGTTAAGGAGTTTATATACGGAAGAAATGGCAAAGCTAATGTTGATGAATATAGTGAACAGCTATGGGGTAGATTCTTATCCCAGCCTAATAGTCTTGATGGAAATAGCAAGGAGATAAGGATTCCTGATAATGTCATTACTGATATTGAGAAGATGTTCAATCGTGACACTAAGGATGAGATAAAGAGGCTAGATAAAAAGATTCGTGATACGGAGCAAGAAATATATGGCTCTGATAAGCCGGCTACAGATGATGCTTATGGTAGGCTGAAGCTTTTGAAAAAGTCTAGAGAATGGGTAGATATCTTTGAGAAGAATCGTAATTCGGTAAGATCCGGAAAGCCTACGGTTTTTTCTGAGTATGATTTTTACCCCGAAGCTGCTGGTGATCTTACCCCGTTATCAGGGTTTGGTAATTTTACTATTTATAGACGTCCGGATGGAAGGTTAGGTGTTTACGATGTATATGATTTTTATAGTAATGATCAAGAGTTCCCAGTCAATATAGTCACTAAGACATTAGACGCTATAGGTGATAAGTTTGAGGAGAGAGGGTCGTTTGAGGATCGAAATCCTCTTCCGGAAAGTGGAAGGGATGCTCTTATCCGTAATGCCATTACGTCCAAGAATAAGTTGGAGGACAAGAAAGATGGAGGTCCGGTAAATATAGAACGAGATTATGGGGCTGGCAAATACGTTATTGATCCTAGTAGATCAGAGGATAGTAAGATGGCTGTGTATGATGAGATATGGGACTATCTGACAGAAAAGAAGGGGATACCACAAACGCAAGCTATCGGCATCCTGTCGAACATCGCCGCCGAGTCCGGAGGGGACACCGAAGCCCTAGGACCCGCTGGTGACTTTGGTATCCAGCAATGGCTTGGGCCGAGGAAGAAAGAGCTACAGCGCAGGTATGGAAAGAAACCGACATTGACACAGCAGTTGGATTATCTCGTGGATGAGTATCAAGGAAAGGTTCCGGGGTTAGGTTGGAATTACATCAATCAAGGCAAGTTCTTTGATAAGGACGCTCAAGGCAATATATATAATTACTATATGTATTCGAAGGCTGATTTTGATAACGCCACGAATTATAAGGACGCTACCGTGGCATGGAATCAAGGATACGGAAGACCCCTTGGATCGACATTAAGAAACGAGAGGCGGTTTGAGTTCGCCGATATGTTCTCCAACAGATACGGTGTACCGGAGAACGAGCCAATGAGATACGAGTTCGGGCAGCGGGATTCTGGTACAGGAGACGGAGGTCAGCAGCCCGTGCCTGAGACGGTAGCCCCCGCCGCTCCTTCTTTGGCTTCCCATCCTGCCATGGATAGCTGGTGGGAGAAGGAAGGTCAAGACCTGTTATATAAGATGCTAGCTCAATCCGGAGCTAACAAGAAAGCTATAGAGGACATCGCTAATAATATTAAGAATGATCCTCAATCAGAGGCGCAGATAGAGGAGGCCGAGCGTATGCGTAAGGAACAGGCGAAAAGGCAGTTGGTGCTTAACATGATACCGGGGTTGATGCTGAATATAAAGGGCATGAGTAGATCTCAAAATTAATGTTACATTTGTGAAATCATTAAACGTTTTAGATATGAAAAGATTGTTGTTTTTATTTGCTATGTTATTGACGCCATTCGCTTTGATGGCGCAAGAGGTAATCCCATCAGAAGGGCCTATTACTATTGATCTGACTACCTTTACCGGTATTATGGCTTTCGTCACGATGTCAGCCACTCAGCTAGCTAAGGTGGTGCCGTATATTGACACTCATAAGTGGGCTAAGATCCTGTCGGCTGTAGTTATCGGCATGTTGGTATGTATCTTGGCTTGGTTCCTTCAGGTATCCCCGTTGTTGGTAGGTAGTGAATGGTGGGAAGCTCTGTTGTATGGGGTGGCTGTCGGGCTTAGCGCTGCTGGATTCTATGACCTAGTGAAAGCAATAGGTTCGTTATTTGTAAAAAGGATCTAGTTGCTGTAACTATCTTGCGATGAATTAAAATTACAAGGTATTATTATCTGTAATATAGTTAATTATATTTTGTAATTATATTAGTATTATTTGTATTTGTGCGCCTATCTACTCATCACGAGCGGATAGGCGCATTTATTAATTTAGGTAATTATATACAACCTTACACTACAAACATACTGAATTATTTTTATATATAAATAATAATCCATATATTTATGCCATGAGGTTGGTCGAACAATATATAATCAAGCAAAGTTCGGTGTATTATAATGAGCTTCAAGATCTGTTGCATAAGTGTAAAAACTTATACAACAAAGGATTGTATGTTGTTAGGCAACACTATTTCCAATACAAGGATGATAATACCGTTAAGTATAAATACCTCAACTACTACTCTCTTGAAAAGAAGTTAAGAACAGAAGATGACGTTGACTATCGTGCCTTACCATCACCAGTAGCCCAACAGGTATTGATGATGGTCGATCAGAATTTCAAGTCCTTCTTCAATCTTCTTAACAAGAAAAGCAGAGGTGAGTATTCTGAGAAAGTAAGAATACCTAAGTATCTTGATAAAGACGGGATGTTTATGGCCGTTTTCCCAACAACAGCCTTTTCTCAGAAATGGATAAAACAAGGTATTATTAAGTTACCAAAACAATTCTCTTTCACCACGAGAACCAACAAGCAAAATATCCAACAACTCAGGTTCGTCCCTAAGAATGGATATATTATACTTGAAATCGTATATAACAAGAAAGAGAAAGATCTTATGTATGATAACGGTAATTACCTTGGTATTGATCTTGGACTTAACAATTTAGCATCTTGTGTATCAAATACCGGTTCCTGCTTTATCATCAACGGTAAGCCTCTAAAATCTATCAACCAGTATTATAATAAAAGACTAGCATATTTAAAATCAAGATTAAAAGACAATAAACAAGTATCAAGACAAATAAGATCGTTAACCAACAAAAGGAATAACAAGATCAAGGATTATCTGCATAAAGCCAGTAGGGTATTGGTTAATCACGTAGTTTCTAATGGCATTAATACGATCATAATTGGTCATAACAGATGCTGGAAACAAGAGATCAATATCGGAAAGCGGAATAATCAGAACTTTGTTTCTATTCCTTTTAATATGTTTATCTCAATGATATCATATAAGGCTACACTTGAGGGAATCAATGTTAAGATCGTTGAGGAATCCTATACCTCAAAATGTAGTTTCTTGGATAACGAGCAGATTTGCAAGCATGAGGAATATGCTGGAAGACGTATCAAACGAGGATTGTTCAAGACATCTTCCGGCAATATTATTAACGCCGATATCAACGCTGCATTTAATATCATCAGAAAATCGGCAAAAGAAGCCTTCGATGTAAGTAACTTACCAGAAGGTAGAGGGTTTTGGTGGAACCCGGTACGGATTCCCGTATAGATATATATCATTTTACGATTTTAGTGTAAAATGGTATATAATCACCTAGATACTTAGGATAAACTTATAGATTATCTTGGTCATGAGTGGAAAAAGAAATGGGGTAATCCTGTTATGTCTTTAAAGGATTAGTATTAAAGAGACTCATCATTGTCAAATGGTGAGTCTGTATTTTTTTTAAACTATCTTTGTATCAGAACGAAATAATTTGATATATGGGAAAGTATGTAATTAAAAGGAAGATACCTAAATATCAAGATGCTGGGGAAGTTGATCCTGCCATGCCTGGTAATATTGTTGGTCTTCAGGGTCTTGGAGTGGAACCTTTGGTTTCGTCTACCCGGATAGGATTTGATATTCAGCAGCCTGATATTAATGCCATTGATACAAGTGATTTGAGCGCTTTGGTTGACAGTAATAAGAAGGTTGATAAGTCTGGTAGTACGGATGTTTTTGATTTTACCACCATCCCTTACTATGGCGCTGATGATATAGGGTCTAGATTCACTCAGATGGGTCGTGGTATAGGGCGTATGAGAAGTGAGGGATATGGAGATTTATCCACTGGGGCTAAAACAGCTAATACGATAACCACCATAGCCTCAGGGATTAGTGGTATCATGGGATTGGCTCGTAACGTGGTTTCTGGGATAGCGTCTGAGAAAGGTACTCGTACCAATATCAGGTTGGCTCAGGAGCGTGAGGCCAGACAAAGAAGGCAATCCCAGATGCAGTACAAGGATGGTGGGGGTGTTTATCTAGGGCCTAATAATAGGTTCGATAGCGGAAGCCTTACCGGTGAGTATCTGTATCCGTTACCTAAGTCGATGGAAGATCAAGCCAACGTAGAGGTCGAGAAGGGTGAGTACGTGACGCAGCCCGGAGAGGCGCCAATGGAGGCTATGGGGCAGAAGCACGCCGATGGTGGAACCCCCGTTTCCTTGGAGGAAGGTACGAAGGTTATTACCGATGATACCACCATAGAGTCGGATTTCGCTAAATACATTAGGGATACGTATGGTATTAAGGCTACGCCAAAGGATACGTACGCCACGTTAATGGATAGGTATAAGGCTAAGATAGGTCTTAAATCAGCTTATGATGATCAGAAGAAGGCTTTGGATAAGTTGAAGAAGAACGATAAGATAGATGACGAGAATACGAGGCGCTTAAACGCTTCCGTATTATCCAAGGCTATAAATGATAGTAACGAGACGGTTAATGGCTTAGAAGGAAGATTTACGGACTTCGCTAATGTCATATACAAGGAGCAGGAAGACCGGAAGATGAAGAAGGATGAGGATACTTATTTTGCCAAGGGAGGCGAGATAGATAACATCATATCCAGATCCATGAAAGAATACGGTCTTACGGAGGAGGATATAGCTGAGGCTAAGAAAGAGCTGCTTAAGAAAGTGGCTGGTATTCGTCAGAAGATGGAGAAAGGTGGTAGCTCTTTATTCGATTATCTCCTTACTTTCCGTCCTGTTGAGAACAAGTATAATAATAAGGATAATACGTTTGGGTATCAGCGTCAGGGTCAGGACGGTTCTTATGGCGGCATTAACGCTGATGAGAGACTGGAGTATTATAAGACATTCATGCCTTTGGCTTATGATGCTTATATGAGTGCGCCTAAGGCTACTGCCGCCAAAGCTCTTCAGGATGCTATATATAGCACCACTGGTGGGTGGATGGGCTTGGCTACGGCGGAGAACCCGATCATCGCCAACGCAGAGGCGCTTCGGGATTACACGACGCTCGTTTCTTTTGGTGGTGAGGATAGTCAAGGTAATTATCCGGAAGATAAAAAAGCCACATATCATGATAGAATGAGAGACAATAAGTTTGGTCAATATTCGTCATCTCGTCCTATGATCGGTCTGGACGTTGTTACAGAGGAACAGCATAAGGCTCTTAACGATGCCGGTATCACCCATTTTAGCCAACTGTTCTCTGATAAGAACAAGGATGTCGTTAATAAGATACTTGGGGAGGATATGCTTAAGATGCAGGCATTGAGATCCATGAAAGGAATGGAAGGTCTTGATTTTATACTTGACCCTCATAAGGTGGCTCCCGGTCCTATGGATATAGGTGATGTGGAGGATCCTGATGTTAAACTGGATATGCCTGAGCTGATTGATCCCAATACACTCCCTAAGACCAATACAAATGCCGGTAAGTCGAACAGCGGCAATGGAGGCAGGAATATAGTGGGTGGCGGTCTTGACTTCCCCGAGGTGTTTAGGATGACTCCGGGAGCCGTGACAACGGAAGGTCTGGAAAGGCATTACGCTCCTACCGTGGATCCGGTGTTGAGATCGGCTGATCAGTATATGGTTGAGGCCAATCGTGCTTTCCAATCACAATTGGATCAGATGGGTAATGTCCCGGATTCTCAAAGAGGAGCTTTATCATCTAACCTACAGGCTATCATGAGTTCTAATATAGGTAGGTATATTAACGAGGTAGAGCATGGCAATGTCGCTCAAAGAACTTGGGCTGATAATGTCAATTCTCAATCATGGGCGAATACTTACGACAAGAACATAGCCCAACGTCAAGCTTATCAACAACGGATATTGCAGGGATTGGCTATAAATGACGAGAACTGGGCTAGGTATTTCGATAGCGTAAATGACGAGATCCAGCAGAAGTGGAACACGGCTACGACCATGAATACATTAAGATCTATATTTGGGGATGTTAAGATTGGTCCCAATGGTCAGTTGATCGCAGACCCTCAAGGAGATATATTAAGTTACAGGAGATTATATCCTGCTCAGGAAGTAACTAAAGGCAAGAAAGGATAAAGGATGGCTTCACAATATAGTATATTAAGGAATTACGGTAAGTACGTATCACCCTACAACATGGATGTCATGATGCAGGGTATGGGATACATGCAACAGAAAATAGATACGAATCGGCAGGCTATAAACGAGTATGCTGATTATATTATCAATTCTGATATAGCTAAACCTCAGGATAGGGAATATCTTCAGAATAGGTTAAATGGATTGATACAGGACGTGAATAACGTGTATCGTAAATCCAATCTGGCTTCTGATGGTATAGCCAGAAGCATACAGGCTCGTCTTGGAGAGGCTTTAGATACCCGTGTATTGAACGCCATCGCTGGAACGCGTGAGTTTAGGGAACTATCTACTAAATTAGAGGATATGAAGCTGAATAATCCTAAGATGTATAATCCCATAAATGAATTAATGGCTCTTATGCCTTATTATAAATGGTTGAATGATGGTCAGGTAGGAACTAGATTAGAACCTCTTCATTACACTCCATATACGGATTATAACGCTGAGATAGATGGTAAGGTGAAGGATTTTTTGACCAAGCATAAGGGTCAGAAAATACAGATCCCGGTTCTCAATGATAAGGGCGAAAGAACGGGAGAGATTATTGAAAAGACAATTGATGAGATGGGGTATTCTGAGATAAGGAATATTATAGCATCCAGTATGTCCCAAAACGCTAAGGCTCAAATACAATTGGAAGGTCAATACATGGCTCTTACCAATCCTCATATGTTCAATCAACAATCTACCTCTGCTTTTATTCAACAATATGTGAATGATTTTGATGCTAAGGAAAAAGCTATAAAGGCGGAATTAGGGGGTGTTGGTAATGATGCTAATCGTAAATTAATGCTTGAGACTAGTTTGGCTGATTTACGTAATCAGAAACAGACTTTCATAGATGAGGCTAATTCGTTTATAGGACCTAATTATGATGCAGAAAGAGCGGGGGCCTTTATGGTTCGACAGGAGTTTCTTAGGGGGGCAGCTATGAGATGGTCTTATAATAATTCATCTGTCATCCGCAAGGCTGATGATTATTACTATAAAGAAGATGAGAGATTAGCTCGCAATGCCAAGTTCGTGTGGGATCAAAAAATGGATAAGGAAAGGCTTAAGATAGAACAATCAAAGGCTGATGCTGCATGGGCTAGGGCTATAGGTGGAGGAGGAAGTGGAATGAAAGGGTCAGTATCTACTGGTGTTCCAGGAACATCGTATACTGTCCCTATTGCGCAAGAAAAGGTAAAACCATCAACAAGGTTGATGGATAATATCGCTTCTAACAGGGAGAGTATAAAAGTTAAATTTGATGTTTTGGCAAATGCTATAGGTGACAATGTGATGTCTAATATAAATGCTTATATAGATAATAACCCCGATGATTTTAAGGGTATGTCACATCAAGATGCCGTCATGAAATTCATTATGAATAATAATGGAGCTAAGTATGATGGTTTGAAGACTGATAAGGCGAAGAAGGCTTATGAGGATCTTGCAGAGGCGTATGACCAAAGAAATTCATATTATTCCATTTATGGCGGAGCTATGGATGCCAGGAAAAAAGTGTCTCAGAATCTTGATAACGCCATTATGGAGGAAATATCAAATAACCCTGGCATGGATATTTATCTAGATAATGGAGAGAATGTCAATGTAGGTGATATGTCTAGATTATCATCTGTTCGTATGGGTGGTAAATCCATCAATCCTTTTACTGCCGCTAAAGTCTCTTCTTTGATGTCAAGATTGGTCGATACTGTCTCAGATGTTATAGGGCCGTCTTACGATCCTTCTGGTCAAGGCAGGTTGATAGAAGGAAGGAGTGTTATAGACGCAGGTAAGGCAGAATTGATATTAGATGAAATAAATGAATCTTTGGGTACAGATCTTACCGTGGATGAATTAGACGCTGCGTTGAAGGATAATATTACTGATAATAAGACATGGGATAGACTATTAGTTAGGTTTGATGGAGATAAAGATAAGGCTAATTTGGCTTATATCACGTTAAGAAATATAAATAGAGAAATGGGTTCTCCATTTGCTCATAAATGGTCTAATTCAGGCCCTATCAACAGGGTCCTTGATGACATGGAGGATGCTTATAATAGGTATATAGAATCTAGGTATGACGAGTTCGGAAGAAAAGGATGGACTTTCAATGAGAGGGCAAAATCCAATTCGGAGGAATTTAGGTTATATAATGGTATATATAGTTTAGCTAATAAATCCGGGTTGAAATTAGATAAAAAAGAAGGATCTCATACATTGTCTGTTGAGCAGGATGATGATAATAACTGGTGGATAATAGCTGATGCAGGAGAGAATAAAGCTCAACGGGTTCAAGTATCAGAACAGGATTTGGCAGGGATAGGATTTACTACCTATACTAAGTCAAGAAATATCCCGTCGGTCTCATACAAGTCGAGGGTGTCTGGGGCAGGGTTTTCTTCTGCCTCCGACAAGGCTTATGGGAGATCGGTAGCCGATTTAGGTCTTGGTTCTTACGCTACGGCTGATAACGCTAAAGATGATATACGCTCATTTGTTTTGCCTTTGTTCCCGGATGATTATCATAATGATATGTCTATGATAATATCTGCGGTTATAGATGGATCTAGCAATTATGAGGTTAAGGCTGAGGGATATGATCGAGGGTATGGACGGCATGGTGTGGAGATTAAGATATATAAGAAAGGTTATGGAGGTGATCCTTCTAACAACCCTTTATATACTATAGATAAAGAAGGTGTTGATTACGCTGATAATATAGCTAAGGTTATGAATATAGCTCCTCAGGCTTATTTGGTGGAGGCTCTTAAAGAGGCTATGACTAAAGAGGCTAATTCTGTGAATAGTTCTTTTGGAAGGAAGGATATTAATGAGGATCTGTATAATATTATGTTACCGGTAATGGATATTATAAATAAAAAGAGGAATGGAAACGAGCAATAATAATTTACCCGATGGTAGGGATATAGCTCAAAAGCATGGGTATCCGGTTATGGATCCAATGGAGATAAGGGCAGTTGGTGTATATCCGAGTTCATTAGGTGACGATATAAACAATCCACCTTTACCTAACCTTGATCCAAATTCTTTGGCCGATGATTCTAAAAGGGCTATACCAGCTTTATCAGAAAGAATAAAAAGACGTGTTAAATCGTCTTATTATGATGATTTAAGGGCTAAAACTCCTGAGGATAGTATTATTAGTAATGGTATCCCATCTGGTAGGTTTGATGTGTCCAGTCCTCGTATAGGTCTTGATGAATCAAGATTTAGATTAAGTGATGGAACTTGGATACCTAAATACGAGTCATTTCAGGCTGGCGTTGATAATGATTCCAGATTAGCTAGAAATCAAGGTACAGGAGAGAAGATATTTAGGGGATTGGGTAAATTTGTTTATAAGACGGCTTTGTATGGTATAGGAGGTATTATTCAGCCTTTTTATGGTATTTACGAGGGAGTCACTAAAGGTAAATTTGAATCCGTTTTCAATAACGATTTTACTCGTTGGTTAGATGATATGGATAAGCGAGGAGATTATAGGCTCGCTCATTATTATGATAAAGAAGAGAGAGATATGGGATTTCTTCGTAGTCTTAGAACTCCTAATTTCTGGACTAACGATTTCCTTTCGGGTCTGGCTTTTACCGTTGGTGCCATGTTATCATCCGCCGTATATTCCGGGGCCGGCCTGATGAATCTTGCTCGTACCGGAGCTAGGGCTGGGGTGGCTTTAGCTAGGATAGGTAAGGCCGCTTCGGACACCAAGAAAGCATTCGGCGCTTACCTTAGGGCCGCCCGTATAGGGCAGAGGGTAGGCAAGGGGCTGGATACCGCCTTATTTCTTGGTACGTCTACCTCATGGGAAGCTTCAGTGGAAGCTAGAAGTATGTTGATGGAGGCCGAGGAGAACTTCAGACAATCTTATCGTAACGCTTACGGGAGGGAAGTCCCGTATGAGGATCTTATGAGGTTCAGGGCTGACAATGCCAATGCCGCTAACGCCGTATTCGCCGCAAACGTCGGCATATTATCATTATCCAACATAGCTATGTTTGGTGATATGTTTGGTGTGGAGCTGGGCGTAGACAAGTTCATAAAACGCAATATATTTGGCGTAGGAGCCGAGAGAATGGACAACGGTGCACTAAGGGCTATAACACCAAAGAAATGGCAGAAAATAGCTGGTAATACGTTTAATATCATCAAGCGACCGGTATCTGAGGGTTTGTTCGAGGAAGGTCTTCAAGGTGTGTCCAGCAAGTCCGCGGAGGATTGGGTGGAATCAAGATACAATCCCATGGCTATTCGCCAGAATATAGGTTATATGGAAGCTATAAAGAACGGATTCAAGGAGACATACGGATCTAGCCAAGGCTGGAAGGAGATCGGTATCGGTATGATAACAGGTGCCGGTATGGGGTGGAAGAGCGCTGGAGGTATAAGGGAATGGAGCCAAGACATGTCCCGGAACAAGGGGATGGTGGAGGCCTACAACGCCAATGCCGGCGCCTTGACTACCGCCGCTATCCGTGCTATTCGTGGCAGTATGGCTCTTAACGCTCAATTATCAGGCTTAAGTACGGATAATAACGCTGACGATATACCTAATTCTAGAATCGTAGATAAGACTTTTAGTGATGCCGTATTCAACCGTCTTCGTTATGATCAGGAAATGGGGATGTTAGATGATACTAAGGAGAATTTCAAGACAGTCATCGAGTCTATACCTAATAGCGATATAGCCTCCGATATGAATATGACAGATGAGCAGGTAAATGAGTATAAGTCCAACCTTATCAGTGAGTTCAATAAGAAGGTTGATAATTTTACTATGGCCAGCAGATTTGCCGACTCCCTTACCGATGGTATATCCAATAGATCATTTAATACCTATATCTCCAACATGGCTTATAACGGTCTTGAGGCTAAGGATAATTTGGATGATATCGCTAATCAGTTAGGAAGGATATACAATACGGATATAGGACCTGCTTTAGATATATATTCTCGTCTTAATCCTGATTTGAGTAGGGATCTTGAGCAAATCAGGAAGCTTACGGATGATATACAGAAGATGGAGAAGAATGTTTTGAAGCTTCAGCAGAGTATCACATCTAAGGAAGCTCTTGAGTCTGATAAGGTCAAGTTAGCCAAGGAGAATGATAGACTTCTTAAATTGACGGAGGATAGAATTGCTTTGGAGAGGAGATTAGCTACGTTAGTTAACTCAGAGACAGATATATCTAAGCTGTTATTAAACAGGAATGAATCAAGGATCAGCGCCGCCGATCTTATGGCAGCTTATGAGGCTATAGTTGGTTTTGAGAACGCTGTATCTATCCGTGGGGTTGATAATTATAAGGAGGCTATGGCGTTGCTTAGCGAGTATCGTCATAATCTTGTGGCTTATAAGAATATAAATGAGTCTCTTCGCCGTATGCGTGACAGAAGATTCATACGGTCGCAGGAACGTGGGTTCATGAAGATCTTGTCAAACGTATGGGGAAAGACTTATGAGGAGGATGACAGCAAGTATGATTTCAGGAATACCGATGATCCTGATGCTAATTCCCTTTATGCCAATGATCAGGCCATAGATAAGGCTTATCAAGATGGTCTTATAGGAGAGGACGAGGCATTTATGTTCAAGACCTATAATCATATGATCGCCAGATCTATGGAGAATGATATCAAGGCTGATGAGGGCGGTATCGTTGAGAATGTACCTGATAATGAGGATATCATAAATCCTTCTGATGATAGAATCAATAATATAGCTATAAAGATATGGAACGGTAATGAGGATATCTTATCTCCTAGGGAGAGGCAGATATATGATAATAACAAGGATCGTATCAATGATCTTGTAAATGGGTTTGGCGATAATCCTATAGCTAGGCTTAATAAGATTAGGTCAATGATAGATAGGTTAAATACCAACGATAACGTCTTAAATAACATCAGGGATACTATTGATGATATCATAGATATGAACATTAATGGTCTTGATCAGGATCAGGTTAAGGGGGCTATACAGACTTACAATGATCTTATGAATGATATTGACAACGGGAATGAGGTTGATCAGGACAAACTTAATGAGGCTATTGATATTATCAATAACTATTCTGATGATCCTCTTCTTCAATTCGTGGAATGGATGAGGCTGTATGATAATGGGAGTATGGTTGTCAAGGATTACGATAAGTCTATACCTATGGGTGATGTTCTCACGGAGAGCGAACCCGGAACATCCACCGGCAGGACGGAGGCCAATGCCGCCCAGAATCCGGTAGTGTTGATGGCCCAGAAGAGAGAGATTGGCGGAGTCATGTATTATGAGGTAGGAGGAATGAGACTTGACAGGTTTATGGATGGTCTTGGGCTTAAAAGATCTGATGCCACTGACACCGATAATGGGAGGGTGATGGATTTCACCAACGGAGCCGACATATTTACTGTTATAGAGTCGAATAACCACTCAAGATGGATGATAAGCGAGGATGACGCTCAGGCTTTCGAGAACGCTACCGGTGTCATACTGGGGAGGCAGACCGCCTTATCGACCTCCAACTGGTTCATGGTGTATCGCAAGGGGCAGGATGGATCTATTGTCCCTTATTACACGGGTGATACGTTTGGGTTTAATAATGAGTCGGTTAATCAGGAAGCAACGGCTAGCCTTCGCAAGGGTGGTACGGTAAGGTTTGTGATGGATATGTCAGATCCATATACCAAGGGACTGTATGATAAATACAATAGCCTTAACGTCGTTGATCCTAATTCTGACGAGACCAAGTCTGCCCGTAGTGATTTGGTTAATAATATGGTTATTAAGATCGTGGATGGTGACGGTAATTTTGTCTCGGTGCTAAAAGCCAATGATCCAGACTCAAAAGGGAGTAACGCTGATTTAAGGAGTATGGCCTTTGAGTTGTATAGGGATAATGTGGGATCTGTCGCTGGCGAGATTGATATACCGTTCGTAGGCGCAGTCACCAGTGTTTTGCCGGGAAGACCGAACTTCAGTGTAAGTGATGATAATGGCACGTTGATGGTATCTGAGAATGATTTTACCAACGAGACGGTTGATAAGGTCGAGAGCGTAGGATATATAGAGAACGGGGAGGTTACGATGAGGGATGATATTAAGTATAATATATTCCCGTTCTGTACGGCTATCGTCAGGGATAAGTATGGTGATTATAAAAATTCACGTATCCCGGTCGTGGCTATAAAAACAGGGAACGGAAGAAATTATCTATATCCCGTAAGGTTGAAAAATCAGGATATATCGTCATTCTCTTCCATGATCGGATCAATGGCTGACAGAATTATAGAGGGTCTAGGTGGTGGAGTAAGTATTGATGATATAATGGATCTTAACAACGCTATAGCCAGATCCGGGTTGGATAACAAGACATATATGATTCCGTTGACGGGAGACGTGGATGTTATCAAGAAACGGCTAGAGGCTGTCAAGGAAGCGGCTAGTAAGATGCCTATGACTACTGACGTAAGAGGATGGATAGGCGATTCTAGGACCAAGGAGGATATTTTGATGAATGACGTTACGATCAATATTGATCTTAATAACGATCCTTTCATAGCTCCTAAGTTTAGGATGAGTATTAGGAGGGATGAGGCGTTCTTCGAGGATACGGAGACCCCGTTCGGCAGCCCGTCTGACCTCCAATCGGGGTCCGCATCGCCTACGAAGGCGGCCGAGGACAAGTCTTTGGCTTCCGAAGGTAATATAGTATCGGGAGAAAAAGAAGCCCATGATCCTTGCTAAATAAATTATCTTGATTTATCTTCGCGGTGTCAGTCCATCACCTGACGAGTAAGATATTTAAAAGTTGGTCCCTGTCGGGTGTGTGATGGCCCCGGTGGGGACTTTTTTTAGTAGATGCGACTAGACGCTTTTTTACACCGGAAAATTATGCAAGGCCTACGCATCCAGCGAGTTAAGGTCTTGATGATGTTATATACCAGTCATTATTTTGTCAATAACAGACAAAAGCAGTTGCTTGATCATACATACGCTTTAAGCAGGGATCAGGCTTTCGATTATATGACGGAGTTCAATAAAAGACTTAGTGATAAGGTAGGTGTAGAATGTACGATGGATATTCTTCTGCCTACCGATGATGATAATGCTAATATCATAATCGAGTACAATGGCATCATTAAGAGGTTGATGAGGGAAGCCGAGAAGTTGGAACTTGACACTGACGCTATTAAGGATATGATGCGCGATCTACTTAATGAGTTGAAGGATGATATTGATCTTAATATCCTGATATTTGACGTAACCCAGTTACTTATAAAATACAATCTATTTAGGTTGGATGCTATAACTGATCAGGAGTTCAAGGACTCTTTCGTCAGGATGGATAGTAGGAATATGGAGATAAAGAAATTAACTTTATCTGATATCAAGAAGGTGGTGATGATGATAGAGGATAGGTATGATTATGCTTTATACATGACAGAGGAATGCGATTGATTACATTTTTTGTAAAAATATCTCCTGTTTGTTTGTAGTTTCAAAATAAGGTCTTATATTTGCGGTGTCTATCCGTTGCTAGACCAGAAGAAGATATTAATATCGCTTAGGCGTAGGCGATAAATGAGAGCTATCAGTGGAGTAACGGACGCTGGTGGCTCTCGTTGTTTTATATTATGGATGATAATTTAAAATTGTTTGAGAATCCTGATTTTGGGGATGTAAGAGTATTATTAGACGAGAAAAACAATCCATGGTTTGTTGGTAATGACATAGCCAGATGTCTTGGTTATGAAAACTTAGGGAACGCTGTAAAAAGGTTTGTTGATGATGAGGATTCTATCATTCTTACAAGTGATTGTAAATCAATGGGGTTTAAAATAAACCCCCTTATAAATCAGGCTGTTAGGGAGATCAAATTAATCAATGAATCAGGGATGTATTCTTTGATTATGTCATCTAAGATGGAATCTGCCAAGAAATTCAAAAGATGGGTAACATCGGAGGTTCTTCCTTCTATTAGAAAAACAGGCTCCTATTCTATGCCATCAAAGAATGAACTTCCATCTGATTATATAGAGGCATTAGAGGCTTTGCTTAAATCGGAAAAGGAGAAGCGTGCGTTAGCCGAGGCGAAGAAAGCGGCAGAGGAAGCCAAAAGGATATCTGATAATATTATCAAAGAACAGGCTCCTATGGTTGATTTTGCTAAGACAGCCGAAATAGCCCAAGAGACAGATATGTTGATTAGAGAGGTTCGGGAAAAGCTAGAGGCTCATGGGTATGATATAGCGGAGAAGAATCTTCGGATATTGCTTGAGGATAATAAGTTCTTCGCCAAAACCGGTAAGAGGTGGTTGCTTTCCCAAAGGATGATAGATCGTGGTTACGCTCGTTACAGGTATCGTGATGATGATGAGTTCTACGGTACTAACACTGTCTATGTGACTCCTAAGGGATTTCAATGGATCGTGTCTAAGATATCTAAGGAATGGATGCCTAGGTTCTTGGAATTGAAAGGCAGGGTTCTGAGTAGATCAGATAAAGATATTTTCGCTAAACGATAAGTTTCATTTTTTTGTTATTTAGGATTTAGTTTTTGCCTGTTCGTGAGGATCGGCAAAAATATTTGTACTTTTCGGAGAAACATAAGGTTTGTTACATTATTGTTATTTGGCTCCCGTCCGCTCGTGAGAGTAGGCGGGATTTTGTTTATCTTTGTAACAAAACGATTTAGCAATGGGAAGATCTTGTTATGTTATAAAAAATAAGGAGGGTGTGGTAGATAATGTCCTTGCTCCGAACGACCAACCATCCGGGTTATACCAAAGGGCTATGGAGGTGCTTGGCGACCAGAAGCAGGCCTTATCGGTCTGGGGTACGGCCTACTCCCCCGACTTCGTGTCTTTCTTTGGCGATTGGATGTCCATGCCATCAGAATACGACTTAGATAGCAATGGGGAGCCTAGGTATGATGATGTTATGTCATTTATCAAGCGAAAGAACTATTTCGCCGGTAATTTCATGGCCGATGAGGTTAAGGATATCAATAACACCCTTACTTCCTTGGGCGTCGATAATATCAATGATCTTAATGATATGATCGTATCTAATTTCCTTTCAGGCGGTGATATATTCCTCAATAGGTACAATCTTGAGCGATCGGGGATGTATGACGCTGATGAGATTGATAATATCATGACTAACCGATCTGAGTATGAGCGGGTAAGGGATATGATGAGGAGGATTGTCGATTTTATGTCTGAAGGGGATCTTAATGATAAGGATACATATTTCTTGTCCTCCGAATCAGGTCTTGGTGATGATTATATGGTATATGAGGATACATATGACTCGTTAGGGAAGAGAAGGGTCTTGAATCCAATGGAGGTAAGGGATACGATCATGAGGGCGGTAGGCGGTATCAGCGACCGCCGGGAGTTCGATCAGGCTTTCACCTCCGTCCCCTACCCTTCCTTGGCGCTCCGGTATCAGGAGGATCAGGATTACGCCGATCGGATGTATGATACGTATCGTAATATGACCCGTATGGAGGTTAGGAATCAGGATGGAGATACGATTACCGACTCGCACTTTTACAATACCATACCATATATCAGTATGCCTAAGGACATGAAAGGTTTAAGGGATAAGGTTGGTGAGATAATCGATATGGACGATTTTAAGGACATCAAGGACGTTACTAGACGTTTGTATGACATAGCTATGGATCTTGCCGACATGGGCGTGGATATAAGCGAGGCGATCAGTGATGAGATGGTTATATCCAGACCGGAGGATATCCGTGATCTTATGGCGTCGCTGGATGTCATGTTATCTTCCATACAGACCGGTAATCCGGTATACGATAGCTTTATCTCCGATCTTGATAGGATAACAGGGAAAGGGAATCCGATATATGAGGTTCAGGATACTTACTTTACCGGGGATAGGATGGTGTATGTAAGGTCCGGAAAAACATCTCCTTCCGATATGTATGACAGGAACATGTTGTATGTAGGTAGAAATATATACCATAACACGACCCCGATAACCGACACCGATCAGGCCTATGAGGTGCTGGCTGATATCGGGATAGAGCGGCCCTCGTACTTACCGGCTGGCGTGGTCCCCCAAGGGGCTTCTCGATCTGATATTGGTGTGGTCAAGGATAATATCAAGAAGTTGGTTATGTCCAATATCTCATCCTCGAATACCGAGAATATGATTCTTACCAGATTGATATACCAGCATCCCGTTACCCCTAAGGTGGATGATGTCGATATCGATCGGGAGTTTAGGAGATATGTGGCCAGACAGGGGAAGAGTCGGGATTTTATCAAGTCCTGTACTTCGTTGAGGAAAATCCAGATCAAGGAAAGGTTAAAAAAATCGGATTTATATAATAATGTCTTGCGTTTCCTTGATTTTAATGGATTTTATAACGTATCTTTGAACCACCATGACAGAGGTACGTTAAAAAACATAGAGATGTCGTTACCGGATGGTCAGGTAAGAGATCTGTTGTTTGATGTGGCTATCGAGTCCAGCGACAGCAGCATGAGGGATCTTTTCTATCTGGATAGACAGGATAGGATGATGGATGCCGGGTTTTATAGGTATCTGTACCAAAGGAATCCGGGTCTTCTCCGGGAGGTCAACGGCGGTGTCGAGGCGAGACCGGACGGCTTGTTCTTGGCTCGTGGAAGGTATGATGATTTCGTGTCTTTTCAATCTGGTCTATATGAGAAGGCGGGTGAGACGGTTAATGGCGGGATATATAGTTTCGTGGACAATTTTATATATTCGGATCCATCATCATATCAGGATAGTATGGCACGAAAGATAGGTGACGTTACGGTAAGGAGTGACGATAACCGTCTATCAAGGGTAGAGGATAATCCCTCATCCAGTAAGATAATCAATGAATACACTGCTAATACAAATAAGTTGACGCGAGTTTTTTCGTGTAGTTAATCTCTCTTTGACGTCGTGAGACGTTTTCTTTCGAGCATTGAAACATTGAATTTATGGATTTGCATGAATCCGGGTCGTAGCGATACGTTCCGGATTTTTTGTCTTGTACCGGTTCTTATTAATGCCAATTACATGACATGACGTGCTTTGATGGTGACATATATCACGATCCTAGGGCTGTTAATTTTTGAACTTTGTAACGCCCACTATCAGGTGGGGTTATTATTAATTCAAAAATAAATAGACATGGGTACAAGTGGAGACAAAATCGTGCTGTTAGACGGCATGGGTTCCGGGAGCGGTAGCGCCGCTAACGGTTTATTATCTATGATTCCGGGTATGTTTACCAGCCTTTTGGGTGGAAATAAGATGGATCCGAATCTAGTCGCGGCGTTGATGAACGGCCGTAACAACCAAGACCAGTTCGGAGGAGCCAACGGCTGGTGGTTGTGGATCATCGTCCTGTTCTGGTTGTGGGGCGGGCGTGGCTTCGGAAATGGCTTTGGTGGTAATGGCAATGAATGTTGCGCTAACGGTCTTCCGGCTCAATTGAATAATGACTATGGTCGTGAGTTACTGATGCAGGCTATCCAAGGTAACAGAAGCGCTATTGATCAGATTTCTAACGCCCTTAACTGTTCTACTTCTCAATTACAAAACGCTATCTGTAATGTACAAGGCGCTATTGATAAGGTGGCTGGTCAGGTAGGTATGACTTCTCAGGCCGTTATCAACGCTGTACAGCAACAAGGATGTGAGATCGGTAACCAAATCAGCTCTTGCTGCTGCAACTTACAAAGCGCTATGGCTAGCGGATTCAACAACATCCAACATTCGTTAGACACCGTAGGATGTAATATCCAGAACGCTATAACTCGCTAGGGATATGAGAATCAGTTGGCTATCACCGGTCAGACGAACGTATTGCAAAACAATTTGACTAACGGCTTCAATAACGTTATTCAATCCAACCAAGCCCAGACTCAGGCTTTGGCCGCTAAGATAGATCTTCAAACTCAAATCATCAATGACAAGTTCTGTCAGCTTGAGATGCGTGAGATGCAGAATACTATCCAACAGCTTCGTGAGGAGAAACAGGCTTTGGCTACTTCCGCCATCACCCAACAACAGACACAGAACATTGTTAGTCAGTTAGCTCCAAAGGCACCGATTCCGGCTTACGTCGTACAGAACCCGGGTTGTTGCTATACTCCTACCGTAAGGGTAGCTAACGAATGTGGATGCGCTTGCGGCACTACTAACGCCGTATTATAAGAAAGGGGGACAATATGGCTGATTTCAGAGGATATATGATCGGTTCATTCGCCTCCTCCCGTCTTGACAGGGGAGGCATCCCGGTAGTAGCCACTACTGGAAAGGTATCTGACGCTTCTGCGGCCGAACCTACGGTTGATTTTGGCATCAATCCGTGTCAGTGGAACTCACTACCTCCGGAAGGAATATTGTTATGGAAAGTCCGTCATCCGGTGACGGAGACAGAGGCTAGTTATCCCGCCACGATCGTTCTTCCGTCTGGCTTATCCACTACCACTCCTGTTACGGTATCCAACGCCGGGGTTATCGTCAACAAGACACCTATAGTGGATAAGGTTGGGGCACATATGACAGGGCAGGATATTACGACTCCCGTGGCTTCTGGTGATCCTATAGTAGGAGCCTACACCGAGCATCTTGTGTATTATAACAAATGCACCGGGGTATTTAGGATGTTAGGTCATACGGCTACGGCGGCTACCGCCCCTAGCGCATGAATTTACTAAGAAAGAACAGGGAGGGTAACCTCCCTCCCATTTAAAAAGATCGTTATTATGTTTAAGGATTTAAAGAAAGGATATCAGGTTTATACGTTGGACACCTCAGGGGTTCCTAAATTCTTTATGGGTACGGTGGTTAACGTCTCGGAGCCTAGGTTCGCCCAGTCCCAGTTAGGTCAGTATCAGCAGTTGCAAGATCGGGTTATGGATCTTACTATAGAGGTGGACGGGAAGTCCATGACATACGTAGTTCCAGAGAACCAGAACGTGGCTATGGCCAACGGCATTACGCTAGCCTGCTCCGTGGATCCGATAATGAACCACCTGAACGCCATGAAACGAACCAGTACGGATATCGTGAATAGCGTGGATAAGAATAAGGAGATCATAGAGGCATGCGACAGTATCTTGGAGGATATCAATCCTACTTTTAAGCAGACTAAGGATCAAGACCGAAAGATTAAGAATCTTGAGGAGAAGGTCGATAGGATGGGGTCTTCTTTCGATGAGTTAAAAGAGTTGTTAATTAAAAAATTAGGTTAAGATGAGAGTTATAGATTTAGGCAACGGCCAAGAGGAATATGATGATGAGATCTATGATCGCAGAGGCGGCCGTGGACGTAGCAGACGTTCAGATGGGACTTACATGGGTTATGGTGGTGGAATATATGACCATTATGGCAAGGAGCATGACGGTAGGATGGATGAGCTAGAACGCCGTGAGCGTGATCTCGAAAGGCGCGAGAGGGAGCTGGAACGTGATGAGCGTGAGCTTGAGAAACGTGAGAGACTCCATGAACGAGAGGATGAGATGTATCGCAGGGGATGGTTCGGTGAACGTGGCATCCGTGACGAGTACGAAGGTACCGAACCGTATATGCGCAGGGGACGTAGGAGTCGTTACTACTGAGGAGCAGACGCTGACGACCCGGATTATAAGCGGTATATAGACACCCATGGATATCACTTTTCCAAGGAGTTGGCTAGGGAGGCCGCTGATAAGATGCTTAACGCCGATGGATCCAAGAGAAGATGGACGATGGAGGACGCTAAGCAGATGTTCGATAAATGCGGGGCCAAGAAACCTGATAACGCCACTTGGGGAGATGTCCAATATCTGTTCGCTATGTTTTATAGCGACTACTTTCCTAAGGTATTGGACTGCGACCAGAAAATAGTCAAGGCTGTCTTGGCTTATCTGGAAGACCCTGATGCCCCGGAAGGGACGGCGTTCGTAAGGTATCTGGCGGTGCGGTGCTTTGTCGGTGACACAATCAAATGGAGTGAGATGATATGATTTGATACAACGTTGGAGAACCCTGTCGGCGATAGAATACCGATGGGGTTTCTTTTTTGTTAAGTATCTTATTATCGTTACATTTGTCAGGAGTAGGTCTTTTTGTTCATAGGTGGGGCGGGCGGGAATGAAAAAAGGATATCCTCACGGACACCCTTCCCCTTGGTTGAAAATCACTTAAAACATTATGAGTTACTACTACACCGCAAATATAGATAAATAAACGTGAATAGCAATGGGTAAGGGGTATTATTGGATAGAACCTGTGGATCGGACGTTAAATGATTTTCAGTTTTATAAGGCACGTATCGTGGGTGATACTGAATATGACGAAAAACATCATCGTGTTATATTGAGGACTGATAAGTATTTCCCTGTCGGGAGTATCTTCCATGTCCTTAACGATAAGGAGATGTTTGTTATTGAACGTAAATTCAAGATCTGGGGTAATAAGTATGTCATAAGACCTTGTGAGGGTGAATGGAAATGGGAGTCTGTCCAAAAACTTAAAGACAAGGCTATTGTATTCCGTACCGGATTCCTGCATGGGGACGGTAGCTTCTAACACCTACCCGCATCTACCCCCCCCCTCGATTTCTTGGTGTTTATGCATATGACTATATTTGAGCAAAAAAAATAATTATGATATGGCAGATTTTCAAGGTAAATACAATGGTGATCAGATAGAGCGGCTTTTGGATAAGGCTAACGATATTGATCTTTCCAAATACGCTCTTAAGACGGACAACGCCCCTACCGCCACGAAATTACAGGCGGCTAGGACTATAGCGCTGTCCGGTGCCGTGACCGGTAGCGCCTCATCGGACTTCGGGAGTAATATTACTATCTCCACGACATTGGCGAACTTCGACGCCTCTAAGATCACGTCCGGTACTATCGATATAGATAGGTTGCCTAAGGCGGCCTTAGAGAGAATGGTCGTGGTGGCTGATGATACGGCAAGGTTTAAGCTTACTACAGCCACGGCTCAGGTCGGGGACACGGTTAAGGTGACGGCCACGAATAAGATGTATCTGGTCAAGGATGATAGTAAGTTGAATACTGAGGCCGGTTACGAGCCTTATACGGCAAGTTCGGCGTCATCTGTGCCATGGTCTGGAGTGACCGGCAAACCTAGCACCTTCGCTCCACCTACGGCGGCGGCCTCCACCTTAGGTGGCGTAAAGGTAGGATACATGACTTCTGGCAAGAACTATAAGTTACAGGTTGACGCTTCTGGTAACGCTTTTGTTAATGTCCCATGGACAGATAATAATACGACCTATAATCAGGCCACGGCTGACACTTTAGGATTGGTTAAGATCGGTTATACCTCTAGTGGGAAGAACTACGCCGTATCCTTGGATGCTAATGGTAAGATGTATGTGAATGTTCCTTGGACTGACAATAACACGACTTATGCCCAAGCCACGAGCGACAAGTTGGGTCTTGTTAAGATCGGATACTCTGCCAATGGCAAGAACTATCCCGTTGCTCTTGACGGTAGTGGTAAGGCGTATGTGAACGTCCCGTGGACGGATACCAACACCACGTATTCCAATATGGGGGCGGCTACCTCCTCCGCCGCCGGGAAAGCCGGTCTGGTCCCTGCTCCTGCCGCTGGTAAGCAGACGTCTTTTCTTCGTGGCGATGGAACATGGGTCGTGCCTACCAACACCACGTACGGGTTGGCCTCCACTACCGCCAACGGCTTATTGAGACAGCTTGATGGTAGCACCTCTAATTTTATGCGTGGAGATGGTACATGGGCTACCCCTCCTAACACGACATACGCCGTGGCCAACGAATCCACTAACGGATTGATGGCGGCCGCAGATAAGAAGACCATGAACAGACTTATAGGGGTTAATACGGTCACGACATTAGCCAACCTGCCTATTAGCAAGAGAAGTATCACGGCTACGTTATCAGCGGCTACCACCCTATCCGTGGCGTCAGGTATGCAGATAGGAGAGGAGCTGATGATCAGGTGTGTCCCGTCTGCGGTCTTTACTCAAGCCATACCAAATTCAGGAGCTTATGTAAGCATGAGTGGTACTTCTATAACCACTACGGCTGACAAGCCTTTCGAGATAAATATCTGGTGTTACGCTTCAGGCAAGTATAGCATCGCTGTTAAAGAACAAGATTAAAGAATAGATTATGGCATATACATATATAAACAGGGAAATATATCCCAATATGTTGGTTTTAGACGAACCTCTTGATGATAATTACGCTAAGGGTAATAGTTATGATGATTATATTAATGGCAATCCGATTCCATGGATAGAGCTGAGACAAGAACAACTTTCGTTCAAGGAAGCTAATCCTAAAGCCACGGTTAAGGAGATCATTGAGGCTAGATTAGATGAGTCAAGGGTTCTTAACGAGGAGAAATCGGCTAAATATGAGGAGCTGAGATCTTATGAGACCGAAAATCTCCATGAGTTTTTCTTGGATGATCAAGATATTTATATTCCTGAATATGACAGACGTAGCGCTTTGGCTGATGGGGCTATAGTCGGTAAGATAACGATTATGGGTCTGGAGTTCGATATGACGGAAGGCAAGATCTTGATCGGGATGATGGATAAGTACGATAACGATCTGACAACGGCGTTAGGGGACAAGCAAAAGCAGATCAGTATAGCCACTACCGTAGAACAGGTGAGAGCTGTCGATGTTCAGTCCGGCTATCCTGATAAGGTAAGTGTTACCACGGCGTACATCCAGCAACAGGCGAAGGAGAAGGATGCTCTCGATCCTCAAAAAGTAGCTGTCGAGTTTTCTAGGATGTTGGTTAATGACAAATCTTTATCCTTATCATCCAACGAGAAATTGGATGTTAAGGTCCTATTTCCTATATGGGGACAAGAAGGAGCGGAGTTCGGGCTATCCGTGGATACCGGATTTTGTCTTAGGGTAGTTAAGGAGGATACGGATATCCTTTACGAGGTTATCCAGCCTCATACGTTATCGTCAGAATGGGAGCCTGGACTCAGTACGGCCTCTTTATATAAGGTTGTTGACAAGGAGCATGCAGGGACTATAGGTGATCCTATCCCTTATTTCCCTCCTATGGAGATATTTAAGGATAAATATTACATTCAGAACGCTGACGTGTATAAATGCACAAGGGATAGTGGAACTCCTCTTAGTCATAATTTAAAGGACTTAGTAGGGTTGTATGTTGAGGTTGTACAGGGCTAGTCGTTTCTATCCCCCCCCCCTATATTTGGCTTGTGATATGATATAAGTTATTTTTGGCATAATAAAATGACATTTATAAATAAATAGATTATGGCTTCACAAAAATTTGGTTTCGTAACCGTCGACCCGGTATCAGGATCAGGAGATCAGGCGGTTAATTTCTCCGGTGAGAAACACACCGGTCGTCTTCAACGCACTATCAACCTTACGGTCACCACGAACGGCGGGGCTAAGAAGGCGTTGGTAGTTAATCAGGCAGCGGCTGCTTCGATGGTAAGATCAGACAGCCCTAACGCTTCCGTACGAAAGACAGGTGGTAATGTTACCATCACCGGTAAGTCTAACAGTAATAGGCTTACATTTTCGGTCACGCCGGCTGAGGAGAACGGGCTTACGTTACAGCTCCCGGCTAACTACACGGCGGCTGGAAAGACTACGCTTAACGGAGCGGTTATCGCCGACGACCCCGGAGCCGCTGGCGAGTTCGTTTGGAGCATCACGATCTCGGACGTACCGGCCAACGTCACGATCGATGAACTGACGGCTACATTGAAAGTAACCGCCGCTGGTGGTCAGACAGCCAACGTGACGGTAACTCAAGCCACTGGAGACTCTACTATCGAGCTTGACAAGGAGACTATTAACTTGGATGTAAATGGTACTCAACAGACGGTTGACGTAACATCTAATGACAGCTGGACATGGGCGCAAGCTGCGGCTAGGACCGTATTGAAGATGATGAGACGATAATCGTATTAATATCATGTGCTAGAACCCCGATCGACTAAAGCCGGTTGGGGTTCTCTTGTTTTATTATCTTTGTGGGTAGATGATAATTAAAAGACATAATTATGAGTGATTTGAATATTAATTGGAAGGACGGGGTAGGCGAGGTAACGGACCAGCCTCTGACCGTCAGCCCGGGGTCCGGGACCGGTAACGCCGCCGTTTCTTTTGGCTCGGTAATGAACAAAGGTCTTGACCGTACCCTTGAGTTGGAGATAACAACCCCCAAAGGCGTTAAAAAGACGCTTGTGGTGAATCAGGAGGGATGTAGGCAAGCTTATATCACGAGCGACGGGAAACGGTGGCTGACTAGCGACAATCGGGTGTATGGGGTGTTGAAGAGTGACGCTCCGTGTCAGCGCAACGGTACTTGCCTTATTTCTTATGTCCGTCCTGATGGAAGCATAACGGACGCACCTTCCGATAATTGTATAGGCGTTGTCCTTAACGCTCAAGGTAAGAGATTTATGATTGAGAAATATGAGGATCTTAATGAAAGCTATGTAACAGCCGGAGCCGGGAAGGACAGCACTTCCATTTTTTATTGGGGTGGATATGGTACGGATCAGACCGGCATTACAAATTATGACAAAGTAGATGGAAGTGATATTAGAGGTTACCTAAAACCGGAGTCGGGTTCATACAATGGTACCCCTAACCTTTCGGCAAATATTACTGCCTGGACAAGCGGGGCTTTATCTGATTGGAATGGAAAATCCAATTCAGAGATATTAAAAGGAATAACTACCGGTGGTGGGTCTTATACTTCCTATGCGACAATTGGCCATGTGCTTAATACGTTCTTAGCTAGTGCTGACGCTAAAGGATATGATGATTGGTATATCCCATCATGCGCTCAACTTGCGTTAATATTTATGAACTTGACGAGTGTCAATAACGCATTATCGGCTATTGGTGGACAACAACTCAGTCCATCCAAAGCCTATTGGGTTAGCTCAGGGTTTGACTCCAACAGCGGGCATCGCGTGTACTTCAAAGATGGCAGCGTGAACGGCAGCAGTAAGGGCAGCCGTTATAGTGTGCGGTTCATCAGGGACATTTAACCATGGAACTGCTTTGTTTTTACAAAATTTGTAATTACATTTGTGGCGCATGTCCATCACCATGCTTTTCATCGCTAATTTATTATAAAGGGATACAGGTCTGTGATGGGATTGGTATCCCTCTATTTTTTAATATGGAGAAGATAAATGTTTTCGATGTTCAGATTCCTGATGGAAGACAAATCCGTTGTATGTCGTATAATAAGGTTACTTATTTTGATCTTGACGATATATTTACATGATGTGGCTGATACCAAGGTCATGAGTGAGTTCCTGCACCGTGATGGTGATCGTTATTGGGTTACGGTAGATGGCGTAAGGCAGTTGTATCGTAGGATTGAGTGCAAGATGTGTTTTGAGGTTATAGAAAAATTAAAAAAATTATGAGAGAGCAGGAATTTGATTTCGTGATATATCCGTTGGATTTGATTATCACGGTAGGATTGGATTACGAGACGTTATGTAACCGTTTCGAGAACATGGAACCGGGTCATGAGGGAGAATGGGGTGATAAGGATGATATGGATAAGGAAGCGTCTTTCGTGAATCTGGTAAGGGATAAGGACGATGACGGTCAATTCGCTATACTTTGGAACTTTTTAAGCGATGATAATATAACAATAGGAAGAGTCTGCCACGAATCATTCCATGTAGCTATGAGTGTGTGTCAGTTCTGTAATATGTCGCTTGGATTTAAGGTCGGGGAGGATGAACATGCAGCGTATATAGCCGGTTTTGCCGGTCATTGTGTCGGTAAATTCGCGGACGGGAATACTTACTGGACGGCAGATTGATATGGTATATATAAGAATATTAGCCTCTACTAACTTGTAGGGGCTTTTTTATTTATCTTTGTGAAAAACATTTGTTTATGTCAAGTTGTGTAATTAAAAGGAATAAGGAGGGTAAGATAACCCGTGTCTTGACTCCTTCCGGCGAGGTATCTACCTTGTTCGATAAGATAGCGGGTATAGCTACCGTAAGTAACCTTGATAAGGCGGCTGAGGCTTATATGACCATTTATAATGATAATTTCAGGTTCAAGTTTGGAGACTGGACTAGATCCGTGCCAAGGAATAAAGAGGCGGCCAGATCCATAAGCGCCAAACTTAACGCTAGCGAGTGGGGGCAGCTTATGTCAGCCAAGGTCTTGTCCGCCATAAGCGACATGGATGCCCCAGCGTTGGCCAGAAGCCTTGGGAATAGCGACAATGTCGTGGCTTATCTTACCTCCGGAGAGGTAGGTGATGTCAATGATATGGCTGTGGTAGATACATCCACGGTACAGGAGGTGGATCTGGATTCCATAAACGAGGATAATATTGGCGATACGATACTGAAAGAGGCGTCATGGGATGATATAAGGGCTATCAGGGAGAATATAGATATTAAGGAGACAGCCCGTATGTTATGGAAGGCCGTGGAAAGCGCTTTTACCGGGCAACGACCTAATATCAGGGTGAAGGGTGGAAATATAGATGGTGAGATCATATTTTCTGGTAATGTCTTGCCTTTAAATGATATCGAGAATTATACGCCTCCATCTTCAAGATTGGTATATGATTCCGGTGAGCCTCGCCTGTTCTTTAGATCGGATGACGGCAAGATACACGAATCTTACGCCAACGCCATAAAAGGCTCTTCCGGCGGGCGGGTCGAGGCCGGGTTCTTGGCCGGCAGTGTCGAGGAGGGCGATGTGCCGTCTGGTGCGGCTGACATCTTCTTTGGCTCTTCCTCCATAACCCTTAATAATAACGAGTCATTCATCCCGGTCCTTGGCATCAGTTCAGACTCTAATATAAGCACCCGTGGAGGGTTTATCAATTACCTTATCAAGAAAGGTATGTTAAGCGGTGAGCGTATAAGGCTGGGGGATAGGTATTATCTCACCGGAGCCGGCAATTCTGATGGTCTTAAGATCTATAACGCTATGAATGCCTTATCCAGCCTCAGGAATAGATTTGGAAGTCAGTCCTCTGAGATGAACGTATTGGGTTCTATAGGTTTTGATACGGAGGTGAGTAATGATCTTGATCTTATCACCAGATCAGGGGAGAAGGTCACGGTAAGCAGGTCTGAGATTAAAGGCATGTTAAGGCAAGGGCGGTTCGAGGAACTTAATAACAGGTATGATGGGTTCATGGAGCTAGCGCTATCGTTGATGATGGAGGATAACGCCTTATACGGAAACAATGTCCGTGGCGTTATTGAGAGCGAGAAGGCGGAAGATCTTCAAAACAGGACCGATATAACCAACATCTTATCCACATTAGGTATCCGTGTGATGGGTATGTCCGAATATATGGATAAGTATAAGATGCGTAATGGCGTAGATCCTTCCGCTAGGGCGTTATCCGATATGGCTAATGGCGTGATAGCGTTGGCTGAGGGGGCTACGGTAGAGGATCTTAATGAGGAGGTGGCTCACTTCTTGATCGATACTTATCGTAACCAGCAGGAGATTGACGAGATACTTGATTCTGTCGAGGGAACTTCATTATGGAACCAATTCGCTGGTCGTTATTATGAGGTATATGGGAAGGAGTACCAAGGAGAGGAGTTAGACCGGATGGTGAAGCGGGAGATCCTAGGCAAAACGTTGGCCCAGCGGTTCGTCCCGGGCATGGAACAGGCGGTAGAGGATCTGACCTCGTCTGAGGACGTCCAGCTCTCCTTGTTTGGCAGAATGGTACGAGCCATACGTAATTTCTTCACCAGCCAAAGATCGGATTTAAACAAGGTACTTGACAGGATAAAGGAGTCGGCGTTAGCGGATGATCCAAGCGCTTTTGACGTGCTTCTGTTGAAAGATAATGGTCATCTCATGTACTCATTATCGGATGTTGATGTGGCTAATAAGTTGATCAGGAACGGAAGATCCTTAGAAAGGCTGTACACCAGATTGCAGAGGATGAGATCAAGCCAAAGCCAGAGGATCGGCGAGAGCATCACCCTCCTTCGTGATATAGGCGAGAAGGTAAGACAAGTCGGGGGCGAGCTTAGCAAAAACAACAATCTGTTATCCACCAAGAGCGTTATAGCTACAGCCAAGGCCGAGGTAGAGTATTTGGTTACGGTCGCCAGTAGCTTACGTAAGAGCGACAAGGGATTGGATTATGAGACGATACAGGTTATTGATAACGTATATGGGGAGATCGTGCCACTTGTCAGGAACCTTCGTGGATTCGTCAATAATCAGGCGGCTGATTATTATGGTAGCAATAAGGTTGGTATGGTAGAGGATATGGATGATATATTACGTATGGCTGAGACATCCATGTCCGATATAAACGCCCTTCGAAGTGATCGTAATGAGGACTGGCTGGATGGACAGCTCAGGATGTTTAATATCCCGGAAAGATATTGGAATGGGATAAAGAAGTTGATAAATAACATCCATAAGGATATCAATGTCATGTCCCGGCTCTTTGGCACGCTGGAGCATAGTGGTAACGCTATTTTAGGTATGTTAGGCCAACGTCTAGCCAAGGCCCATAATGAAGCCCATATCGAAGGTATATCTAATATCAATAAGATGACCAAGATGATGAAAGAGCGTGGATGGGGGATAAAGGATAATGAGGATCTTATACAGAAGATAAACGGTAAGAACTCTGATTACCTTGATTCGTCCCGTGATTTCGCCAAATACGATTTACTGTGTCGGACAGAGCAGGCTAAAGCTATTATTGATATATATGATCTTAAGAATGTTATGGGTAAGACCGAGAAACAGCTTATCGACCTTCTTCTATCTGATAGAGGTCTTAAGGTGAAGACCCGTGATGACATCGTAGGATATGACGGAGATAAGCCTATCACTAAGGAGGTATATCATGTGTTCAAGCCAAGCATCCAGAATTTTGATATCTCAGCCATGACATTTGAGGATCAGCAACGATATCTGGATACGATAAATAGGTGGTTGGATGAGAATAGTGAGAAACCTATGGTGCAGGCTTATTACGATAAGATCGAGAAAGTCAATAAGAAGGTCGAGGAAAGACTGGGTCGTAGGGTATCGCAAGCTACGTCCGATTTCATGACCCGTATCCGCAGGAGCCGGTATGTGGCTATGGATAAGTTCGTGAGGAACGGGAAGGTCGATTGGAAGGCGTTTCAATCCGATCCTATAGCTTGGAGATCTTATCTGGATATTTTACGTGACAGGGCTATAGCCAAGAGCGAGTGGTATTCCGACGGGACACCAAAGGAAACGGGGTCCGAGGCGTTGATGATGTCCGAGGAGATCAAGGCATGGGACGAGGCATGGGCCGAGGAGTTCGGGAATACCAACGAGGGTCGTAAGGCTTCCGCGGAATTCAAGGAGATACTTCGCGGGATAGAGCGGTCAGAGGGCGGTAAGGCGGCGTTCGAGTTCCTGCTAGCTGGCGGTCATCTTGGTTTCTCCAAGGATATGTGGGGATCCGAGGAGGGTGATTATTACGAGAATCTTGTTGATAAGATCACGGAGCAATCTGTATCATCATCAAGAATAGAGAAGGTAGAGGAGGCGATGGCGACAATAAACGAGATCAATGACCAGCTAAGGCCTTTGCTTATCCAGTACCGGGATAGCACGAGATACGGGGAATATGATTTCGATAGGTTACGTGGATCCGCCTCATTAAGAAAGATAAACGAGTTATATGATCGTCTGGCTGAGGCTAAGAGCGTTATTAACGCCGCCGCTTCCGCTGAGGCTATTGAGATGGATATGCCTGATACGGTGGAGAGTGGAGTCACGGATTCTTACCGTAACGCTTTAAGGGATGCCATGGCATACGACAAGGGTATGGATGAGATTAAATTCGCCAAGGAACATATGTCTGCCCGCTCCCGGAGTCAGGTGGATAGGATGGCCGCTAAGCTATCTAGGAAGAACCCGTCATGGACGACCGTGGAGGTATCGTTTTTGAGAAGGAAATACGGTCCTGACTTCAATAATAAGCTAGCTAACGACATAGCGATGGGTAAGGCTAATGAGGTTCTTGTTGAGTACGCCAGAACTCGGCTATATCCTTATATGAGAAAATACTCTCCCAAGGGGTATTCTGGCTTTGTCAGGAAGATAAATAACGGTACGTATAAGGTATCCGAGTTCTTTGATGCCATGGAAAATGGTATATCAAAGGAAGAGAGCGTATCCCGTTTCGGGTTCGATATTAATATGATTGACTTATCGATCAATAACCAGTGGCTAGAAGAGGCCGATGCCGAGAGTTCTTTCCGTAATCCTAATTATAATCCCGATCTGGGTTATGGATATCATATGCCTAGGTTCGATAAGTACAAGAACGAGGCTTTCTTCAAGAAATACGGTATTACCAACGAGGGGGAGGAAGCTACGATCAATAAGGATAAGTGGGAGATGAGGAAGGAACTGCTTAACATAAGCCGTAAGGCTATGGAGGATTATGATGAGCGGTTCAGGAATATCTACCAGATACCACAGATATCCAAGGGCGGAGTGGAGAGGATGGTGCAGGCCGGGGTTGACCCGAAGGCGGCCATCGGAAACGCCGTACGTGACATCGTTGGCGAGAGGGTTGATGATCCCATACATGGTCAAGGACAAGACCTAGGAGGGCTTGATGAGAACGATAACAAATATCGCATGATCCCCAAGTACTATCTGAGCAAGCTAGAGAATGCCGATGACGTATCCCATGACTTCGCGTACTCCTATTCTATGCTATCCCTTCAGGCGGCATCTTATAAGTATAAGAGAGCTGCTTTGGATGATGTTATGGGATATAGGAATATGATGCTTGAGACACAATATGATGGGGGAAAGAATCCAGAAGCCACTCATGCCTACAGGATGTTTCAGGACTGGGTTAACGCCAGTATCTATGACGTTAGGATAAACAATAAGCGGACTGAATGGAATATAGGCAATTATAAGGTCGATCTTAATAAGCTGGCCCTTATGTTTACCAAATTTGTGTCCAAATCCAACTTAGGCTTCTCCCCGTTCGTGGCGGCTACCGGTGCCCTTACCGGGCAGGCCAACTTCCTTTTGGAAGGTATGGTAGGACAGTACATAAGCAAGGACTCCATGAAATACGCTTATGGAGAAGCCCAGAAGCAGTTAAGCACGTACGTGTCTGAGATCGGGGACATAAATCGTACCAATAAGTTATATGTTGTCGGTGAGGCCCTAGGTGTGTTTAATGTCCGCAACCGTGTACGATCGGCGGCATATAACAAGATCTGGAGAACCTTATTCCGGGATCTGCCATTTAAGATGATGGAGGTTTTGAACTCTCCTTTGGACCCGCAGGTTATTATCTCGGTAATGGATGACACTCGCCTGTATGAGGGTCAGTTCTGGTCATATTCTAATTTCAAGGAGATGATGATGAAGGACAGGAATATGTCCGCTAATGAGGCTAAACGTAATTGGGAGCGTTTAAGGGATTATTCCATATGGAACTTAGTAAATGTCAAGGACGGGAAGATCGTGGCTAAAAACGAGGCTAATAAGGATATTATAGACCGATACATACCTACATTGTCCAGCAGGGTCAGGAGTATGGTGCAGATATGCGACGGCGCCCTTAACGAACAGAACCGGGTGGGGGCTAGCCGGAACGCTATCCTTAACATGGTGCTCCCTCATCGTGGATGGTTTATACTTGCCATTCAACGGGCATACAAAAAAGCCGGGTTTAACTTCCAGACCAACCAGTTCGAGGAGGGATATATGAGAACGTTATGGAGATTCGCCGGAGATATCTATAATACGATGTCAGAAGGCAGGATGAAGGAAATACATGACGTGCTGAAAGAATATCATAGTCTTAATCCTTATGAGCAGACCAATATCAAGCGATCGCTTATCAATATGGCAGTATTCGCTACGATGATAGCCATAGGAAGGGCTTTGATGGGATATAGGGAGGATAATGAGGATAGCTGGTTCGGGCAGTTCATTACCTATATCGGGTTCAGGACGATCAATGAGATCGCTTCCCAGGCATCCCCGTTCATGGAGCTTAACGCCATAGATATGCTGCAAGATCCGCTGGTTACGGCCCGGAAGTTAGGCGATCTCACCGATCCCCGGAACTGGGACCCGTTCGCTACTGTCCAGACCGGTGTGTACAAGGGCGAGAGTAAGTTGTGGAGACAGCTCATGAAGTTCTCGTTTGGTAAGCAATGGTATAATATCAAGACGGCTAGGGATATTAAGCAGACATCCGACTACTGGCTGATGACCAACGGCATGACGATGGGATTCTTCTTAGGAGGCAGGGATAAGGATGAGTCCGGGGAGGACGCTAATTGGTACTTTGACAGGGGAAGATAGCCGATATAGTATGACAAAAAAAATAGCCAGTAGATCGCTTAAAACAATCATATTGGCTATTTTTGCATTCCCATCTATCCATCCCGGACGGATGGGAATAAACATTCTATTCATGAATGCAAATGTAGATCTTTTTCATGATTCCACGAAGAATAGTAGTGGAATTTTGACGTCCGAATCCAACGAAATGGATTTAAACATATTAATACCGGTAGTAGATAATAACAACCACAAGGTTGTAGACGCAAGATTCCTTCATGCGTTTCTTCAAGTAAGGAGGGATTTTACGTCATGGATAAAAGATCGTATATCTAAATATGATTTTATTGAAAATCAAGACTTTGTGTTGATAAAATATGATTATTTAGGTAACTTACTGAATGACAGACTCCCCGAAACGGGGGAGTCTGATACACAGATAGTTGCTAAAACGGATTATCTGCTATTAATAGATATGGCTAAAGAGCTATGCATGGTAGAAAATAATGATAAAGGAAAGATAGCCAGAAGGTATTTTATAGAGAAAGAAAAAGAACTGAGAGCCTTAAAAGAGTTAGAGGATAATCGAAAGCATTGTTTGCGCATCCCCGACTTTTCTGATCCGGCTAAAGCCGCAAGAGCATGGGCTGATGAGTATGAGGCCAAGGTGAAGGCCGAGAAGGAAGCTATGTTGGCACTAGAAGCCAAGAACAAGGTCGAGGAGGAAAAGAAGATTGTCCAAGCCGAATTAAATACGGCTATAGATACGATAAAGGAGAATGAACCGGTAATTGATATGTTTAAAAGGTCTATTCCAAGAGAAGGTGTTCTTATCCGTGAATCATCAAAATATTTTGAGCAGTTCGGATATTATATCGGGATAAAGAATATGTATCCGTTATTACAGGAATTAAAATATGTTTTTAGGAACGAGAGAGGTAGGATAGAAGCGTATCAATCCGCCCGTAATTCCGGATTGGTTATATATGGATCTGATCCCGGTGATGAATATTGGGAAGCTAAGGCCGTGACTGTTATGATAACATTAAAGGGATTTGTTAAACTGGAAGAATTGTCAAGAAAGAAAAGGAACGTTTTTGAGAAATATGGTCGGTTCACGATATGATGCCCCTCGCTGCAATCATTCTGATAAAGGCAAGGCTGTTAGAGTGCTTACTGGTGATAATAGGTTCACTAAAGATATTGATTATAAAGTTTTTACCCAAAATGGTAAAAACCCTACTGAGGGAAGATCAACAATTGTATATATGATAACTGCATTTTGCATGGGACGTTTAATAACGAGGAAAGAAAGATGAGTATAAATAGTTATACTATTGATGCTTAATGTAATCCAAAAATGGATTTACATAATAATAGAAGGATAGGCGATTATCATCCTATCCTTCTTATTTCTGTTATGGTATATAATTATCATGTATAATTACCTTTGTGATTTTATGAAGTTCTTAGGCGATGAGGTATTCTGCCTACTCCACAAAGTTCCCCATCTTCTGATTTGACAATTTTTACCCCATCAATAGAATGATAGATGTTTTTTGTAGAATCATTCAAAAATTCTTTAAAACTTTCTAGTTCTTCATCTAATAAGAAAAATTCCTTTTTGCAAAGTTCAATATCTATATGAGGGCGTTCCTCAATGAATGATTTAAGGGATATAGGGTCATTCTCCCATGTCAAGTACTTACCTGTTAATTTATGAATAGTACCTTTTGGAAGTACGATCGCTGAATTATGATCCTCAACAGAGAAATATTCCTCGTCGTGCGCTGACCTCTCGTCCGTCCATATTTCTCCTTGCCGTGTAGGAAGGTTATCAAAAATAACCTCGTCACCGTTTTTATTCACGGCTAAAAATATTATTGTTTGTTCTCCTAGTTCCATGGCAATTATGATAAATATTCCTCTATTTTCTTAGCCATATCAATAAGCATCTTGCATCTAAGATCGTTAAACTCCTTGCAAAACCTCATGTCTTCCTCATGCTTTTCCTCAGGCGATCTGTTATCAATTACGCTGTAGCATGGTGACGAATACACGGGGATAGGTCTCATGGCCTCTATAGCCAATTTAATGGCCTTTTCACTGATCTCGCTCATATAATCCTCTTTTTGCACCCATATAATACCACTGTTAAAGCAATTTGGGTTTTCTAACTTGCAATTTCCATTGTCATAAAAACAACATCCTGTACAACATTCTTTCTCTATCTCTGAGATAGCCATGAATCTCTTCTCTTCATATATCATGGTATCTCCTTTTTCTATCTTATTCCTCTTTGTTTTCATCTTATCAAATTTTTATATCCTACACGTTTTAATTCCTCTTCGGTAGCTTTCTTCTTCGGGAACCTCCCGTGCCATTTCCCGGGCACCACGACATCACGGCCGTCGGGGCTGGTAGCCAGCCTCCCGCATTCGCTGCACAGCCCCATGCCCTTGTACGGCTGTAGTTCCTTGGCATAGTCGAATTTATCCACCATATACTCGTTTGTCAACATCCAGTAACTAGACGTAGCGGTATTATCAACGCAACCGCATTTAGCGCACACAAATAAGCTCATAGTAAATTATCTAATATCATTATTCTTCTTATCATCGTCGATCCTCTCCACTTTAATTGCTCCCATATCACCTGAAGGTAACGTGATATCACTATACACATTATTCCAGCTCTCGTCAATGGCCAACTGATGTAATATCGACCTATATATCTGGTAGGTGTTGCCGATAAGTCTCTTCCTGTTTATCTTATCCTTACTGCCTCCATCATACCCTATATGCTCAAAATCCGCAAGATCTGGGAACAACCTTCTTCTTATCGCTCGTGAGTTATTGACTATAAAGCTTCTTATCCCCAGCGATTCCGTCCTATCCATATTATTTATCAATGTACTTGTCGTATGCTGTAGATTCATGTCACCCGCCGCAAATCTACTGATGTCTTCCACGCATTGTGAGATCAACATCAGTTGCTCCCTTGTCAATGTTATTTTATAAAGTTGCTTGTTGTTTATAACCATCTATTTGTTCTTTATATTAATTACCTCCATTTTATACTTCTCTGGATACTCTAGGCATGTGCATACTATTAAAATAGAATCATTCAACATGGTTGCCTTATTACCCCTATCATCTACATAAACAGTTTTAGGATAATAATCAACATTATCTTCTTTTTTATCTTTACATCCTATCATGATAAGAGATAGGATAATAATACTTGCTTTAATCTTTGTCATAGCAGTTCCATACCATTCTTGTATATCACGTCTCCTCGTTTCATATTATCTATTTTATCAATTTTATTATCAATACAGTAAAGTTAAATATTGTACATACTATGGACATCCATAATGTTATACTTACCATAAATCCTAGGCTTTTAGGTATAGGATCTATTCTTCTGAATGCCAAGATCATGCATATAAATGTTCTTATGTTCATAGTTTACGATATTTTTCTATATAGTTAACTATCAAGTCTTTAACTCCTTTTGGGACATCTACCAGTTTGAGATTACCTTGGAATATGTCCTTGCCGTACTCATCCATAATCTTTCCGAATGAAGGATTCATGACTCTTGTTGACATAGATATCGGTTGATCAATGTCAAATTTGATAACGATCTTCTTTCCGCCGTTTATCGCCTTTTTAAAAGCCACGTAAAGCTTTCGACCTTTTATTATATCACAATTCCCTTTCAGGATATTAGACATATGTATGACATGCTCTTTCTTCGCATCTCCGGGGTTGTCCATCAGCTTAAGATCTCCTCCGACATCTTTCCATTTCCTGAAGCACGAAAAACATAGACTGTGATTTGCCTTGGCATGCTTAGGTATCATCCTGCTGCTGCCGGCTGGGATCGTGTCGCCACAGCAGATACATGTCCTATCCTTGTTGGTGCGCATCGGCACATAGCTCTTTATTGGGTATTCTTTTCTTTTATACATCTTCTTCTGTTTTCAAAATTATCATCACCATACTCATAATTAGGACAAGCTTTGTTACTTGGACGCCTTACGTATGTTGTTTGTTTCCTATTATGTTTCCTGTTAGGGTTTATATAATGGTCACACACCTGCCAAATAGAACAACATACCTTGCCATATCCTTTCGCCAATTCATTATCATGCAGATGTACGCAAGTGCCGCAAGTCGGGTTCTTAAGCTTATCCCTGTTGTTATCTATAATATCTTTAATCTTATCGAGAATAACATACATATTCTCAATATCCATATCATTAAATTCATTTGGTACTGGGAGATACATTATCGAGCTTATATCTATATCTATTCCCTTTGACTTGTCGTAAGCTGATTTGTATTTCCTTATCATCAAATCTTTTAACTGATTTACCTTCTTCTCATATGTTCCCATATCCTATTCAGTTTTCCATCCCTGTTCCCTTAATAAATTCACCATCATCTCCTTTATCTTAGGGCTAATGGCTTCGGTAAGTATATCAGCGGCCAAGTTAATAGAGAAGCTGGTCATCCTAGACTCCCCTATATATTTCTCGCTGGTAACTTCTTTCACATAATCGTGAATATCCTTAATCATCTCATTTTGAGATCTTAGGAGATCCAGTATCTCATCAAGTTTATCATTCATCTTTTTTCTCAAATACACCTGACAATAACCAGACAATCACTATCAGAAAGAAACACAACCCAAGCGCCTCATCCGGGTAATCATGCATAGCCTCTAAAATTCCCCTCATAACTTAACATCCATTTTGTTGATTATCTTATAAAATATATCCCTAGTCAGCTCAATATCATAAGTAGCGTCATGGAGTTTATTCTCATCAATCTCAATACCCATGGTCTTAGCCACGGTCATCAACTTAAAGTTCTCCATATCGTTTCTTGCACCCATCAGGAATGGTGTCACCATAACATATACATCCATACAGTTAGGATAGAACCATGATCCGAAATACTCATCCCCACATTGCTGGAATAAAGCCCGTAGAAACTGGTTATCGAACCCGGCGTTGTTATATCCCACCAAATACATTTTATCCCTCTTGTCGAACTTATTCACGTACTTGGATAATATACCAACTAACTGTCTGTACCCTTCTTCCATGGGCTGATACGACTGCACTTGCTCCAAGGTAACGCCGGCCACGTCCAGCGCCTCTTGCTCTATCGTGGCGGCAGGATTCGGGGCTAGGCGGATGTCGAACCTCTCAGCCTCCTGCCCGTCGATATCCACGATCCCTCCTATTTGGTGTATCCCGTTTCTCCAAAACTTAACCCCGGTTGTCTCTAAATCGAAAAATAGTAATTTCATATCTATTGATTTTTAAAATGTTCCTTAATCTTCTCCAATGCCTAAACAATTAAACGCCAACCATCCACTTACAACTCCCATCGCAAAAATAAACAAAACCATAAGCGAGAACAGCGCCCAATCTTTTGTATTTAGTTTATTGCTCTCCTTCTTTGCTTTTATTTTTTCAAGAATATTCTTGTCAACATTGAAATCGAAATCAAATGTCGCATTATTAGCTATCTTCCCATCGATGTCTTTGTTATTAATAAATATCTGTCTCTTAACACTCATATCCCTAATATTTCTGCTACATAGACAAATCCATAACATATATAATTATTATCGTCATGCTCACCATAATCCACATGCCATACAACGGCGCATGGGAAATAAAGTGGCATATCCTCGCCCATAGGCTCCTCTTTGAAGTCATCAATGTTTATCTTCTCCCTCCACCTCCACAGGTCTTGGATATCGTTCAAAATTAATTTCTCCATAACTATGACGGATATTAGATGTTAGTAATTCTATAGCCAAGCTGATCATGGCTCCCGCTTCCGTAAGTTTATTCATTTGGGCGTACACCCTGTGCTCTGCGCTACGATAAGTCTCCTTACTGTTTATGGTATCCAGTAAATCATCTATAGCGTTTCTAAGAAGATCGGTCATCCCATGCCCTCCTATACCCTTGAAATAATAAATATCACGACCTGCATAAAACATATCCTGATATCTTTTAGCTACGTACTCTATTCCGGATAGATGGTATTTCTCGTTGTCTATCTCCACCTCCCCTTTCTCTATAGCCCTCAATAGCTGCCAATCTATCTTTACATCAGTTTGACGATCCCCTACCTTTACATAGGTATATCCGCCATAATGAGAACCCAATGTCCTCATCGTAAGTTCATTGACTTTTTGTTTGTTTTCATCCATAATAATCTGGTTTTTAATGTTGATACAAAAGTAAGATTTAAACAAAAATAAAAGCATGAATAATATAAAAATAATATTAATCATGCTTAAATGAAAATATATTCCTTCTGGTTATCACGGATATACGTACTCGTACTCATCTGGAGAATACGTCTTATATTCAACATCGCACTCCATATTGGTGTAATAGTTATCCCCCTTTCTGTATACTAACGCTACCTTGCAGTCGTATTCCAAACTGTATCCTATAAGAGGGACATTAGCCATAGGCGGATTATCCTCTGTTTTGTATCTTATTCTTGTTACTTGTTTCATATTTTCATGGATATAAATATTCATATTCTTCCGGTGGATATGTTTCAAATTCAGCATCATACTTCATGCAGGTGTAGTACTTATCCCCTCTCTTGTACATTACTTCCCACGGACAGCTATATTTTTTGTTGTATCCTAAAAGAGGAACCCCTTCTATAGGAGGCTTATCTTTCGTTTTGTACCTTAATTTTGTTATTTGCTTTATGCTCATATAATCTTATGTTTAAGTAATTCCATCATCATCGAAAACAATGTGTCTACAAGAAGTTTCTCGCTACTCCAATATATAGGAATCTCATCTATATCTCTATACGTTACAGACCATGCATGTTTTAGCTTATAACATTCTAATGTACTACCCTCTATCTCATATGGGAGCAAATTCAGTAACGTACCTACATCCCAAACAGGATTGGATACATCAGGGGTAACGGCCTCGATCAACCCTATACGACCAGCGTCATCCTCCATAGAATGCAATGAGTCAAGGTACTTGTCTCTGAAGCCGATGGCGGTGGAGATAGGGAGACCGGCCTCGACCAGCATCCTCCCCTGTTCTTTTGTGGTGAATATCCTTTCCTTCATAATTTCATTTTCCTTTCTACTGTAACTATCGTATCATTATGCCATCCCCCATGAGCCACTAGAAGAATCTCCTGCTGCTCGAAACCAAGCCCTGCCCCTATACCGCCGGAGTTCCACGCGCAGGTAATGACCACCCCGCCTTTCTTGGTGATCCTAGCTATCTCCTTCTTCTGCCTAGCCCAGTAGCTGGATTGCGTTGTTTGCATATCAACAGCACCTCCAAGTCTTTTATACGACTCAGATACCTGTCTCGCAGAATATGGTGGATCATATAATACCATATCAGCTATATTATCATCAAGATGACACAAGAAGTCCGTGGCGTCTTTATGATACATAGCCTTAGTCTCAGGATCAAGATCGTTGGTTATCGTCCCTATATCGCTGTTTCTGGCGAATGGATCTACTATAACCATTCCGTCTTTTTTATATCTATCTATAAGTTCTCTTATCGGTTTTATGCTGAATGTCTCTTTATTCGGCATCGACCATGTCTTGTTTATAATCATATCGCTGTAATTGTGTTTTAAATATGAGTTTCATGGTACTTCTAGGTATAGGATCACATATATCTTCCCACCAAATTCCAGTCCTTGTCATGCTCTAAAATATCATCCAATGATATATGCTTGTCTTTCGGCATTTCTACCGGCCAATTACACCAATAAAGACGATGCCGGGTCTGTGCCGAGACCAAGGCGCTATCGATCTCCAACGGCTCCACGCCCAGCTCTTCCGTTATCACCCGGCGATGCTCGTCCCGCATCCGGACGTTCTCGCCCAAGAACAGGATCTTACCTTTGGTCTCCTTCTTTAAATGCTTTACGATGTCCGAGAAGCAGAAGAAAAGCCTCCCACGAGCGTCCATAAATCCCTTACCCTTACCTGAGCTAGAGAAACTCTGGCAACAAAATCCTCCCATGACCAGATCTATGTCTTTCCAAGGGATATCCCATGTTCTCCAGTTATTGACATCCCCTAACTGGATGATATTCGGAAAATGTTTTTGACTTACTTTTATGCATGTCTTGTCTATCTCCGAGGCGTAATAAGCATCTATAGGTATGCCGGCCCTCTGTAACGCTAGATACCCACATGATATCCCGTCAAATAATGATAATACTTTCATATTATTTATCGTTTAGGTATATAATCACTTTAATTGTGATATTACTCTAATAGCATAGGAGGGATTGCTCTTTCTCTCATCATTTGGATAAATCTCATTCCCGTTATAAGTTACTAACCATGCTTTCTCATAATTATATTGAGTGCTAGTCCAATAACTTGTAGCGTTTTTGTCTATATCTAATCCATCGATAAGAGACATGCATTTGTTAATCTCATCTAAATTATTTATGATCTCCATCCATTCTCCCACTGATGCCAGATATCCCATTTGCCCGTTCTTGAATTGAGTAACAGTACATTCATAAGCGGCACTAGCATGCGTATATTCCGCGATACTTTGTGTGTTTTGAAATCCATTAAAATCTTTTTTTGCTTCATTACTTGATGTTATTGTAGTTACTCCTTGGATCAATCCAGTCGTATCAGACCAGCTTCGATTCTTAAGCTCAATACCTGAAATAACGAAGCTGCTGTTGTCGCTTATCAACGCCACTCCTACGGCGTCGTTTCTCCACGAATAATTCCATTTATCACTAGTATATAACTTGCCATTGGTGTGTAAGATATATATACCGTTTGAGACGGTTTGACCGCCTATCATCCTTCTTCTCATATTCTTCTACCTTGCTAATGTATGTTTATAATTCTAAGTTTATCATATTCTTCAGTAAGAATCCCATGATCAAACAATTTGCTAGCGTCTATTTCAAAGTCCCTATATTTGTCAGTTATATTGATATCAGCCCACATGTTCAATCTCCCCTTATCATCCAACTGCATATGGATAAAGCCTTTTGTCACCTTCTTCCCGGCTTTAAGAGCCTCTACGTCTTTATCGGTAATCTTTTTCATGCTTTCAATATTTTATCGATACAATTAAATTCATCTTTCATCCTGATCTTTATGCCCCCATATGATAATTCCTTATGAGCTGTGACAAAATAATCAACCGCATCTTCATCTAATAAACTATGCGGACACCTTTCCCATACAGGACTTTGATCTAGATGATCCCATGTAGCTACAAGTAACCTATTCTTGTCATTATCAATAGCTATTTTATATGTCCCTATAGTAGCCTTACGTTTAATGATCGCTCCATTTAACATCTGCTTCTTAGCCCAGCTCCATGAACCTCTCAACCCAAATGTCCTTATAACCCAGTCATTTATCTTCTTCATTTCAAGTTATTTGTTAAAAGCGTAATATAAATATAAATACATAAATTGGATAGGGCTATTCACCATACCCTTATCAGTAGGCTCGTCATACTTGTCAAGCCAAAGACGAAGCGCTTCCCAATCGATATCCCGCCGGTCACAGACCATGCAGGCTAGGTTAGCCCCGAACAGATCCCCTCCGCCACGTAAAGACTCGTTAAATCTCTTGGCTAGCCTTTTCTTGAATCCTTTATTGTACCAAATACCGGAGGTAGCGGCATAACAGTAATAAGCGTTGTATTTCATTTTCACACCCATCTTCTCAAATAAAGGCGTATGCCATATCCGGTCAAGGAAGAATACTATTCCACGATAGATAAAGGTTCGCAGGTTCTTTCTGTATCTTTTCCCCATGAAGTTATCCACACAAGATATAGTTCCGCCTGAATAGTACCAGTTATTGGCGCCTCTCTTAACCTTATCCGTCATCTTGAACTTATTTTCCCTATCCTCTACCCTATCCCAAGGCTTTAATTTATCCTCGTTAAATGTCGGGCAATAATGATAGTAATGATTGATCCATGAAAGGTATGGGTTGTATATCGTATATCCATTATCACTTACATATGAGTTTATCTCATACCCAAGCTTCTTAGCTAATGGCGATCCCTCATCAGCTAATACCTTCAATATCGGGTTCAAGTTCCATATCTGGTCTTGGCTGACGAACATCGAATAACAAGGATCCTCATCCTCGCCATACCATCCTCCCATGCCGCTTACGATCTTATCCAGATCAAGAGCATAATCTTTACCCCTAGAGAAATCATCCCTTATGAAGAAACCTTTGTAAGTAGGCATATCCTGCACTCCTGGTTGATCCTTAAATATCTCTTTAGCTCCTTCTACTAGTCTTTCCAGTGTCTGTAAGACAAAGAATATCTCTAGAGGATTATAGTCATGCCCATACACCTTATTGTGTATCCGAAGATATTGAAGAAGCTCGGCTATATTAATAGTCCCGTCCTCCACATATCCCGTATTGTTATCGAAGTTTATTTTGGCCAGAGGGATGTTACTCCCCGGCGGTTGATCTATGTCGTCATAACAATGAACAAACCGGTCGAAGAACAGATCCTTCCAGCCAAGATATTTATCCTCAATCGTCATGAGCTTATTTTTTATCGTACATAGACATGACGTTGATAAGATCAGCCTTTCTGGTCATCCCTTCAAGCTTCTCGAAACCATCCATATTATCACCGCTGACGATGATAGTAGGGTATACCTCAATACCGTATCTGGATATCTCCTCCTCCGTAGCCTTGTTCTCCGGGATCTGGTTCAACGTAACCTCACCCTCATACTCCTGTAACGTGTTGGCGATAATATATCGCATGTAATCGCTGTACTCAGCGTCTTTCTTCGTGAAAAAATCGATTCTTACCATTTTAAACAGTTTTTAATCTATTAATAATTAAATCCGCTGTAAATATAGCGTTATCTATCTCATCCATACTTATTTTCCTTCCATCAAAATCGTTAGATAATAAATCTTTCACGATTTGATATCTGCGCTGCTCCCAATTTATGTCTATATCAAAATTCAGATACCTTACATAATCATAATTCAATTCATCATAATTATAATTGAGATACTTAACTATCGGAAATGGAGTATCATCATAAATAGTGCGCTTGATTAAATCAACGTATTTACCGGTTTTTTTATTGATAGCTCTTAATCTCTCATCTACTACTCTTTCTCCTGACTCTTCCATTCTATTAACCCTTTGTTATGTTTATCGTAATATAATAACGCTATGGCATTCCAGCACACTGCCGCCAGATGCATGAATCCCTCCTTGTCATATCTCTCTCCCTTTACATAAGCGACCAGATGCCTGTGGAGCGCCCCAAAGTAACGATTAAAACCATTAGGTATATCTTGCCATGAATTATCGGCGTACTTCTTGGCGCCTTTCGTATATACCTCTACGATGTTTTCTATCTCAGCCAAAGGAAGGAGGTCCCACCTAAGCTTACCGTCGGCCCGGTCGTCCTTGCCGCTGCCGTCTTTCCCTACGCGCGGCCCGCTTTCCCCCACTGCGTCTCCTATTTTTGGCTTCCCGAAATTCATCGCCTCATCTGCCGTCTCATCATCAACAAGCCTTAATTTGATAGCCCTGCTTAACGAGACAACCATCTCCTCATCAACCCAAATGAATTTATATGTATCATCAAATAACGGTTCTATTTTCATCATCCCCGTATTGTCTGCGGTCTCAAGTACCTCAAATATCTCACCACCATAAACGACCTTGTCGTATTTGCTAAATTCCTCTTTCATTTTAAATTTCTTTATATTAATAAAACTCACTTAAATCCCTACATTCTGGTGTCTCGCCTGTCATAGAGTAAAGCTCACCAGATGATAGATATACGCAATTCGAGGTCTTCCCGTCCCTCCACTCGCTTTGCTTCGTAATTCCACAAATAGCGCAGCGTTGGACCCCCGGGCCTGCCTTTACCCACGAGTGCCGTACGCTCCTTTTCCTTGTCCTGTTGGTGTCATTAAGCTTTCTCATGATCAATCCTCCAAGGCCGTTACAATTTTATCTTTCCCGATAATAACCTCATTCCCGCTCCTTGCATCAAAGCATTTCCCTTCATCTGCCTCCTTGAAATAAAGAGCGCCATTGTACTCGAACAAACCGAAGCCGTAATCGTCTAGCTTCATTTCGTTAAGTCTCTTGAATTTGTATATTTTCCCCATATTTTCTGTATTTTTTATATTTTGTATTACTAAACACATCAAAAAGATAGATAAGATCGTTGCTATTATCCCTCCATAAAATTCAGTAGAATCATCCTTCTTATTCCCTTCTATTATCAAATAGATAGAACCTGCCATTATTATAAAGGCAAAGACTAACCCTATCATAACATTTTTCTGTTTTTTAGAAACTCCATCATATCCTCCACGCTAAGTTGGAAGCCGGCAGCCGCCTTATGGCCTCCTCCCCCGGGATAGGCCTTACGTGCCAGCGCCGAGACATCCACCTCCTCTTTGGTGGTATAGAATGAACATCTAAAGAATCTTCCGTTCCAGCAAAATGGCATCATCAGATCATGTCTCTTAGGGTTATACATAGATTCAAATGTAGTAGAGTTAAACTCCGTGGTATTCATACATATAGCCTTGTACCCAAATACATCAGCCTCGAATGAGAACATATTCATCTCCCCTCTGTTTTTCTCTACTATATACTCTATTATAGCCTCCCCGTTATTTATCATATCATTCACTAAGTTGCTATCGGCTTTATCTAGTACATCCTTAACAATGTTTACATCAAGACCGCAATATCCCCTCATCCCGTACTGGAACGCCATGACATCACTCCACTCGAACCGGTCGTGATCCCATACATCATAAGCACTCAATAATTCTACCACATTAGGAGTTTTGATGTCATCGAAAAGATATTCCCACGTAAGCTCACAGGCCGCCGCCCCTATACGCCTCTTGCCCTTTACCTCGTAATCCCTCATATCGTCTATGGCTGTCTTATGATGGTCTATCCATACGACATCTATACCTTTCTCTTCCCACTCATCGAAAAGGAATCTCGTTCTGCTCCCAAATGACACGTCAACTACAAATACCTTATCATATTTATTCACGTCAGGTATTTCCTTGCCGTAATTGTAAGGAAGAAGATCAATGTCCCCTTTGAAATACTTTTTCACTATAGCCGCTGACATTACTCCGTCAAGATCAGCCTCATGATATATACACCCAATCATAATAATTTTTTTATTTGTTTCAATTCATATTCTATCACACTGATACGACCCATGATAATATTTTTATCATCGTCATTATCATGATCACCATCTTCCTTCTTAGATAAGATATTATCTATTTGGGCTGACGCTAATACCATCATCATGCAATGATTTGATTTAATTTTTTTTTAATATATCTACGCCATTTATCGTAATTAGAACACCAATATTTTTTATCCCATCTATACCCATATTTATAATCTATTGTTTTTAATTAAAAAATCTATGTACTCTTTTATCTCCTTGTTTCGACCGTTATCCCAATCAAATGTCTCGTTTATGAATTTGAAGTACGATACCGGAATTGAATGCAACATCCATCCACAATACTTGCCGAATGCCATTAACGTAGAGCCAAGGGGATGATCCGGTCTCCCGGGAACAGGGGCGGCGGTTACGCCCTGCGCCAGCCCCCTCCTACGATCTTTCTTGGCGGCTTTGATATCCAGATCTGTTTTCGTTACCTTATCCCCCATCGGGATATTGGTAATTAGTTTATCGCCGATAAACATCCCCCATCCATATCCTTTGTAGTTCTCTATACTAAGTTCTCTTATATCACCGAACCTTGACGAGTTATTGCAACAATCAACGACCAATGCGCTATCCTTACCGTCCTTTATCCTGACAGCTCTCCCAAGCCACTGATAAAACGACGAGAATGAGAATGTTGGTCTTCCTACTATCACACAATCCAGACCCGGATGATCGAATCCCGTACCGAGGGCGGAATAGTTGAACACTACCTTCGTCTTACCCGACTTGAACCTCTCAACTATAGCCTCCCGCTGCTTCTTTGGCGTGCCTCCGTGAACCACCTCCGCAATGCCGGCACATATCTTGGCGTTCATCCATTCGGCGGCAGTATTGCAGCTCTCAACAGAATCCATAAACACCAGTATAGATCTACAGATGTCTTTTAATACCATCAACCGACGTAAAATAAGGTTGTTTAAGCCATTTTTTCTCACCGCCTCACTAATAGACTCAGCCGTATATTCGGAGCCGTTAGAATTGAGTTTAAGGGCATCTCCATTGAAATCCCATGTCTCATATTTAAGAGGTGTCCAAAATTCTTGCCTTATCATCTCCTCTACCTGTATCACGTGAATCAGGTTCTTGAAATATACCGGTCTCATACGAGTGATGAAATTAAGTTGGGAATATGATGTCTGTCCTATCGACATGTTTTTAAGTCTACATGGCGTGGCTGTAAACCCTATCACCTTTCTCGGCTTCAGCTCATTCATGAATGTCATGAACTCACTGCCGTCTTCAGGACTATATCCGGCATGAGCCTCATCTATCAATACATTTCTGATTCCCATCTCCTTAAGCTGACCAACAACCTTCTTGATAGACCCTAACGTGGCGTATATCATGTTAGATAGCTCTTTCTTGCCACAGGAGGCGGAGTAGATGGTCGCCGGTATGCCATATGATGTAAGCTTGCAGTAGTTTTGTATTAGTAATTCGCGAGACGGCTGGAGAACCAGCGTCTTATCTCCCATCAATCTTGCCGCTTCTGCTATGAGGATCGATTTACCGCAACCTACCGGTCCGATGACTAACACTGGATCATGCCTATCAGAGTTTATGTAATCGGAGATACTTTTAACGCATTCCTCTTGATATGGTCTTAATTTGTAAATCATTTGGATCTGTAGTTATCAAAAACGTCTTTCACGTACTCTAATCTTATCGCACACTCCCGACCATCGTCCATTTTCACCATTAAAGTTTCCTTGGTCTTGCTTATGGCTATCACCTCTCCTGTTCCTATCTGGGTATGGACTATATCGCCTAGCTTTATATTACATTTGATCATGGTCAAGTTTTTTATTAAATTCCTCTATCTTACTCCTGTCTGTCTCATTCACCATCTCAGCCTCTTCCTTGAACATGTCGTACCCTTCCCGGATATTATTCCCAACCATATTCTCTATCATCTCCCTCATCTCATCGCTCCTTACGGCAAAAGATATCTGGAATGATTTACTTGTGCCTTTCATCAGGTAATCAATCTCTTTCTTACATTCTGTCATCAATCTATCCAGATTATCGAACTTAACGAACTTAGAGTTGCCATTGGCTTTCCTTACCCCATCCTTGAAATCCTCCAATATCCCGTTAAATACATCCGCCATGCACATCATGGAATGTAGCCATACCAACATCTTGAACTTATACTCATCGCCAGAGCCGTTCATTAGCTCAATAAGCGACTCGCTTCTTGTTAGCATGATCCTGGACTCCTTGTCAATAATATCCTTTATCTGTTTCCGGTATTTCATGGCTCCCACGAAATCCATTTTAGAATAACATTCATTCGATTTCTCTACCAATTTTCTGATATCTTTTCTCGACATTAATAAATTTAATACATCTTTCTCTTCCATGATCTGATCTTTTTGTATTGCAAATATAATTAAAGCCTAGATATTTACCTAGGCTTTTTAATGAAGTTAATCTTTTTTATTCTTTCTTTTAGACTCGTCCCAATCTGATGAGTATCTGCATGTCCCTTGCTTGTGGGTCGAGAAATCACACCAAAAACACAAGGGTTTGGGGCGGGGTTCAAGGCAGGCCGGCTGGCGTCCCATGAGGTAGCGTGTCTCGTACTTATACCCTTGCTTGGCGTCGTTCCAAACGTGAGCTTGATAGCTATCTATTTTATTTGTCTCGAAATCATACATATCAAGGAGAATATCGTTAAGTTCCTTGACCGATCTCTCCACTTTTTCCTTATCTACCTTCACGTTTTGATTGTCCAGCATGCGGGTAAAGAAATAGCTACACATATCCGGTAATACCTTATACTTCCTGTATATGTAAAAGGCGTATATCGGATGCTGGAGATTGTGAAGCAATTTATCCTTATCGAATAATTTTCTCCCAGACTTCCAGTCTATCGTATACATAGCTATCCGGTCTTTTGTCTTATACTCTCCACGCCAGTCCACCGATCCTATGATATGTACCTTATCGTACGTCACGCCATCCAAAGTAAGGGGCTTGGGTAGCTTATAGGGCAGGACGAAGCTCTCCTCCACGCCGGCCGGTCTCGACCCCCGGATCACCTTCTCCATTGGCGTAAGATCCGACCACGTCTTCTTATAGTTGCCAGCAGCATCCTTCTCAAACAACCCCACAATCCATCTTATTAACCTAGCCGCATGTTGCATAGACTCGATCTGGGATTTTACGCTATCAAAAGGAATCTGTTCTATATCGGCGTAGTAATTGAAAGCCTTACTCATATCCTCATAAGAAGGTCCGCATCCGTTCTTGAAGAAGTACTCCATTGTCTGGTGGATAACCGTACCATATGACGTAGCCTCGTGCTTCTCCGTGGATCTGTGACCCTCCACGTAAGTCTTATACCACTTATACGGACATTGGACAAACGTGTCTATCTGTGAGTAGGATGCGGCAAGCACCTTCTCGCCGCCTATGGTCTTACATAGCAAGTTATTCTCCGGAACGATCATAAAGCCTCTCCGTATTTATGTCACGCTCATATAAATCCATCGAAATATTCTGTAGGTTATGCAAATACCTTATCTGGATAAGCTCGCTCAGGTCATCCTCCATATCCCTAAGTCCGAGATAATACTCGTCGCCAAAAACCTCCATGGTCATCCCGTGTCCACGATATACGTCCCTATTCTTGTCACTCTTAAAACCGATAGCATCAAGAAGGTTATCGTCTATCTCAATAGGCATGACATCATCTTCCCCTGAATACCATTTCATTATCCCATCATCAACCTTACGTTCAAGGATTAATGATCCACTTTCATTACACATACCGGTAACGCACCCTACTCTCCATATATCGCCAGCTTTGTCTTTTACAAGATTGCCCGGCCTTAACTCCTTAACTGAAATCATATTCTTCCTCCTCATGATCGTCATCACAATCATCGACAAGAGGGGTCTCTAGCCCCTCTTCCCAATCATCATATCCGAAATCCATTTATTTGTCTTTTAGATAATCATACAACATACCCATAAGCTCTCCTACCGTCAATTCGTGATAAGGCTTGACGTTAAGTGCCTCATCGGGTATACATTTACCCGTTTTCTTTTCCACTTCCATTATGACTTCTACAAAATCAAGGGAATCCATAGCCATATCCGTATCCAGCTTATCCTCGTTCATTATCTGAACGGCATGATCAAGGCCATTAAATTCACCCATCTTCTCGAATATCGCCTCCTTGACTACTTTTTCAACTTCTTTTCTTTCCATACTAAATCGACATTTTCAATCTTCTACCTAATTCTTTTTTTATATCCGATATCCTTTCGATATCCATCTTAACATCGCCTGTGATAGCGTATTCCTTATCCATTCTCTTTGGGGGATCCGGAAGCTGGCTTATGGCGAACAACCATGCCAGCTCCTTGTTCTTGTTCTCCCTAAGATACAAGTCAGACGTCATGCCATACATTTTTATGATCGTATCGAATAACGTTGATTCCGATAAACTCATATGCGCGCTATACACATTTGATGGTTTCCAGATCAAGTTATCCAATCTCATCGTATACTCACGTTTAAGATCTATGTGGGATATTACGGCTCTTACTATAGGTTCTTCCTTGAAGTTGGTGTTAGCCACGAACCATACGAGCCGTTTCTCTACCTCCTTGATAGCTCCTGTATCCTTACCCATATCGTTATATACCCCAACGATACGGTCCCGGATCCCCTCGACCTCCGGTGTCAGGCCGGGTGTCTCTATCAGCATCAGCAGCGACCCTCCCCTTGGCGTTATCTTCCACTTCCCATTCTTCTGAAGCTCGATATAACCAGATGCTTTATAACTATCTATTTTCTCCTTTGGAATGACGCTAGCCATCTCCTCTTTCTGCCGGATCATCAAAAGATACCCGACATCAGACATCGTTAATCCTGATGTCATCATCTGTTCAAAATTAATATACATAGGTTATTATATACTACTTTACACCATATATGTTGTAAAACATACACATGTTATTTAATTTCACATTCTTCTTTTCTAATTTTGTCTCACTCAATCGAATCATATAGTCCCCTGTCTCGGACAAGACGGTTGAGCAAAAGAGGTCTTTGATATAAGGTTTTACCCTAAAACATTCGTTGGGTAAGTAAAATCAAAAACGTTTAGTTCAGTAAAAGAATCCGGCGATCTCACTCTTGTGCAACCGGTAGAGGGTATTGGTGATACCCAGTATGATGTTTCGTACAAATGCATATCATTTCTCATTTTTTTTGTGTAAAATGGTATATAATCACCTATACATAAGCTAATGAGTTAAAATATTGACCTTATCTTTCTGGCTACCCTCTCGACTATATCGGGATGATCATTTCCGTTATATATATCTATTAGCGTATCTATTATATGTAACCTTATGTTTTCCTTTGATGGATGAAACCAAGAATCTCCATTTTTTCTGTTTACAGGTTTGAACATCTTCAGTTCTGGTATAAGATAACACGCCACACATGATCTTTCAGCAAGTGATAATTCAACCGCTGCCTTTTCTATTGCTCCGCACATAAACGTATAATTATCATTCTTTATTAGATTGTAAGCCCTTGTCAACACCCTAAGGGCGTCTGCTTTCGATAATCTCTTTCCCTTTTTCATATTGTTTAACTGTATAAGACTCGTTAGCCATACTAACCCTACCAACTGATATAGATTGATTTATTGATTGATTAAGATGCCCTATGACAGACATCTTAGCCCTAACCGTATTAGCGCATCTTAGAAGGATTCGATAATCCTCTAAAGCCCGCTCGTACCTTACATCCACCCTAGCTCTTTTATCGGCGTCGGTCATACTCTTGCATGTCCCGTCTTCTCTCAGGCTTATAGCGATCTTATCCCGTATGATCCTGATATCATCCTCGGCTATCACCAGCTCAGCGTCAAGAACGCCTTTGTAGGAGCTAAGAAGATCCTCTACCGCTACAACCTCCCGCTTTAGATTCTCCAATTCCAATACCATAGAGTTGTCGTTCATCCTCTTATACTCCTGAACTTTTTTGGATACCTCCTCGCAGATGTTAATGATCTCCTTTTCCCGTTCCCGGTTGATGATATACCTGATGCTGTATTCAGACATCTCCTTTAAATAGGATATAATCTCCCGTATGCCCATCTTATTCTCGGTGGAGAAGTTGGCTTTTAACAACATCTCCATGCCTTTCATAATAACAAGCAAATAATTCCTTCTAAGTCTCATGATTAATATGGTGTTTCGTCATGTACTACATTGAAATCATCGCTAGGCGGTATATATTGTTGCTCCAATGGAACACCGGGAGGTGGGGGCGGAAGCGTCACTACGGTCGTGTCCGGCTTGCCGCTACCCACGGGGGCATCCGAGCCTCCCGGTCTTTCTTGGCGCACCACCCCTCCATCAGGATAATATCGCTCATATCCTTTCATGATATCTACATGTATCGCGTCAATCTCCTCCAATGATCTTTGACGGACCTTTACGATATGATGGAATAATAACCCATCCACACGGAAGGATCGTCTTGACTCGCTCTTGAAACGCTCCAGATTAGGATACCATCCTTGCGGAAATTGCATGTATGAGGAGTACCCGTATCTCCTTGGAATATTCAACACTACCATGGCCGTACATAACTGCCCCAATGAGTCAGACTGATAGAAATCAGACTGCCTTGGCATATGATCCTTCGGATCACGTCTGCCCTCTATTTCTCGATTGAGTTGCGATACGATAAGGAAGAAGATGTTTGGGAACGTTCTTTTGGCTATATTGCACATATTCATCAAACTATCTATATTCCTCTTGGCATCACCCGAACCTTGTATAAGAGCTGTATGGTCTATGGACACAAATACAATTTTCTTATCCTTATTCGCCGGCATATATACATTCCATAAAAAATCTTTAAGCTCATCAACTGTTGTAGGTATGGGTATATACGTTATTCTGTTTGAATTTTCTTGTTTAAGACATTTTTGCATTTCCAGCATCTCTTCTTCATCCATTTTACGAAGGAGGATATCTTCTATGTCTTTGTTCATTTTTTTTGATAGTGAACGTAATACCAAGTCTTCCGGATTCATCTCGAACTCACATCTTAACCATACATAATCATCCGCTTGTGGGTTGATATTAACATTCATCACATTGTTCATGATTTTCTGTGCCAAATAGGATTTGCCAACCCCTGGTCTAGCTCCTATGGCTATCGCATGTTGAGGGTAAAATCCACCCAGCAAAGCTTTATCTAGATAAGGATATCCAGTACGAGCCGGGAGAAGTTCTCCCGACTGGTATTTCATTATCCTCTCATAGGCATCCATGATAATTTCCTTGGACGTCTTCCATATCCTGTTATCGTTCATCCTCGTGCGTTTCTATCGCCAGCCGTATCGGATTTAGATCCTCTGTTAGCTGATCTTGATTTATATCTTAACCCCTTAGCCGTATGGCATAGGTCCTTCCCTTTCCGATAAGTCTTACCCTTCAGCTTATCGGTCTTGTAATTCTTACGACCCAACTCCCGTCTCTTGGCTTTTTGCTCAGGTCTGGCGTTGATCTTCTTGTCCGTCTCAGCCTTCTTCTTTCTGGCCTCCGGATGTGTCCTATAGTATTCAGTCGATCTCCCCATTCTCGCCCTCCTCGTCATAATCATAATCTTCTACGATAATATCCTCTCCATCTAAATATGAGGCTTTATCTCCGAGTCTGCTTCTCATGCTCTCGTAAGGATCATCCCCATCTTTTATTTCCCACACACATAAGTACGGACCTATTATATCAATAAGCATGTTGGCCTTATCCTCGCTTATGCCTTTTTCTATCATCTTATCTCTGCATTTGTAAAAACCACATGTCTTGTTAAACACTGATCCTCCTACATAAAATCCTGTTGGCTTATGAATAAAAATTACTTTCATCTTTTATATAATTAATATTGTCTATCAAATTTATTTATTTCTCTTTTTTATACAGTCGCCATAGCTCATATCCATATCACACACCACCGTATCGGTCGTGTTGTTTGTCACATGGAACAGGAACTCTGGACACCCGTGGCAGGCGTTGCTCCCGATCACCACCGCTCCGTGCCTAGGGCAAGCCTTCTTTACCATGGTTCTATCATATACCCGTATATGATTATCGCTATACTTTTCAATATATCTCATGGTATTAAGTAGTGATGGCAAAGACATCTTATATGGAGATACATGTTCTATTGGTATATCCAATTCACCAGATAGGCTTTTGTAAATATCCTGTACATCCCGTTTTGTCCTATACGCAAATATATTAATCTCAGTCATTACCATATCCATACTTCTAAGAAGATCCGGCCTAGCCAGCCTCCCCATCGGCTTTCCAAAAGGATCGGATCTCATCCAAGCCCCACACTTCTCGCACCCTACTTGCTCCCCCTCTACCGTATTTATCATAGTGGATGGGTTCTTGCAATACGGGCATATGGATCCGTTTAACATAGCTTTCTGGGCTAAAGACAGTTCTCTCATACCGTTTCTTCTATCTTAACATTAAATAGATTGCAGAATCTATTAAAATTCTTGTTTTCTATTTTCATGTCCTCCTCATACCTGTCAATTGACTTGATGAAATCATTGTAACAGTCCTTGCATATCCATTGATTGATCACCGCCACGTAATAACCTACGGATGTAGGTCTGTTACACATATCACAAATGCCTAAGCACCCGTATCTGGTAAGCTTATCCATCATCTCCTGTCTTGTTATTTCAAGCACCTTGAATCCCTTGTAATTATCAACTACCTTTGCCATTATTATAAATTTGTTTAATTATAAAATAATCCGCTATATCCATCCCCTCATCTATATTGGGTTTTGATTCTAGAAAATCACTTATCTCTATATTCATCCCCCTCATCTCCTTGTCTACCTTCTTTCTCCATTCGTTGAAAGCGTCGCCCTTATCCGGGTACAGGACTATCCGCCTCCTACCCAATGTCTCTATCATCTCCCTCTTCAACATATGGATACCGCCACAGGCCATGAACAACCTGCTAGGGTACATGATGTTGCAGATAACAGCCGTCTTCTCTGACTCTACTATATACACCGGAGCGTCATTGGGATAGAAGTTGATAAGGAACTCCCCGAACAGGCATTGCCTAAGCAGGTAATCCTGACCGTCCAGTATATGCACCCAACATACGTGATCCATGGGAACCTTTACCCTCTTCCCGTCAGGCCCGTAGTCCATTATCTTCCCGGTCCGCACCACCCAATTCTTATCCAGTTGCCAGAACACACAGCACTTACCCCAGTCCCCGAATCTCATCATCCCCACCTTATACAAGCTAAATGCCCTATTGGTATGATACGATCCGAATATATTGGATAGATAATCCTGAAGATCAGATGTCTCGAAAGGATTAAGCGTCTCAAACATCTTGCTTACCGGAATGCAGTTGGCTATATCCGGATCCACGGGAGGCCTATACCTCCTTAATACTTTGTTTGAATCGGTAAAAAGATCATTGCTCCCAAGCTCATTGCCTGTTGGATATTTAAAATAACCACATTTATTTTTGTGATCACATACCCCAAACTGCTCCCCTACTATCTGTCCGGTGGTTACATCTACGTACGGCGTAAAGCATCTATCCCTGCCGCATTGCGGGCACGTCAGCTTTCTTCTTGGCTTACTATGATCCAATTCATATCTGTGAACGCTCTTGTCAAATTCCCTAAACTCCATTATCCTATCCTCTCACTCATGATTCGATAAATATAATCTCTCAGTGATTCTTTTCTTATCAAGTTATTCAATTCAAAATCACTTTCTATATCCAAAGATCCTATTCTTGATGTAACCGTATAATTGGTTTTCTCGAACTTATACTTACCTTGGAGATATACGACTGTAGCCATGTTAAGTATAGGATTATCAGTTTGTCTCTTCAGTTTATATTGGCTTGTCTTGGCGGTAGGATCACCCGGAGCGAAGTTATATATCTCCTCTATCTCCAATATCTTTCCGTAGTTCTCCATTATCATTCTTCTATACAACTCAAGTTGAAAAGCATACTCATCATAGAAATCGCCTTTCCTGTTTGATTTGAAGTCCAATATAGCGAATATCCTCCTGCATCTCTTTATCTTCTTTTTCTCTGTCTTAGGTTGACCCTTCTTGGCTCCAGTCTTATAGAACTCTCCTGTCTCGACCTCTATCTCCACTGTCTCCGGCTCGCTGTCCATCTCCACCACGGCGTCCACCGAAGAAGCTACCTTTAACCTGCTTGACCTCAACATCTTCTCGATCAATACAGGTTTTACATGTCTTTCCTTGCAGAATATGGCAAATGATATTAGATCCTCTATTAGCTCATCAATGTTATCCACTAATATCCGCTCCATCCTATACTTGTCTATTCTCAACTTAGCTTCCTTAACAGCTTTTCTTATCCATGTTGGAATCAGTTTTATCTTAACTCCCGTCAGATATAACCCAAACAGATAATGCATGATAGTTCCTAAGTCAGCCCGGTAGTTGGCATACTCGTCTGGGTCCTTACCCTTGAGTCTCATCTCATTTTTCCATTTTTCTAATGCCCCGGAAGTATCACAATACCCATTCGCAATATTATTGGTAGCCCCATCATATATGATAGGGTATCCATCAGCTCCCATTTCATAATAAACACGCTTGCCAGCCACGGTCATTCTGTATAAGACTGGTGTCGGGATATCCTTGATCCATTCAGCGGCATAATACTGTTGCTCAGTCTCCAGATCATACTCAATTTCTATCTCCTCATCAGGTTCTTTTTTAGGCTCGTCAACAGGCTTTTCTTCCTCATAGATATCTTCCTTCGGAACCGTTGATAAAACGTCTAATATGCCAAAGAATGCGGTAAATTTAGGATCTGTATGATATGCTCTTAATATTGGAAGTGATGATCTCCAGTAGTATGATGGACACACGTCCTTTATCTTGCCTAACCCCGATCCTCCTATCTCTCCATTATCCTCGATAACCACATTGTGTCTCTCGGATAAACGGACTCTCATGTCATCAAACAGTTCTTGATCGCTTATGACCTCCATGATCGTCCCATAACTATATATCGTGTCACTTATAGCCTTATATCCTAGGCCTAAAAGTAATCTTTGTTTTCTTCTATCCATGATAATAATCTGTTTTTTAATTTACCATCCTCCTCGACTCTAGGTGCGAGATCCCTCATCCTTCTGGCCGCCAACAGCCATACGTTACCAAACTCATCCAAGAGCCGGCTAAAATCCATCGTATCTAATAGATAATCGAATCTTGTATGCTCATCAGCCGTCAAGTAGATAATGTTATCATTATCCTCGGCGACCGATTTATATTTCCGTTTAGGGTATAAGTGACAGATGTTACTTACCCCAGGACATGGTATATATGCGCCGGTAGCAGATCTCCTTGTCATACTCAATCTAGTCACATGGGCGCCAAAGAACACGGCTAGGCTCCTACCCCTGGGCTTGGCCTTCGCCCGTATCGCCGTCCTTCCCTTTGGCGGTAGCTCCTTGGCCCTGCATACTTGGCATAACCCTTTGCTTCTGACAGCTACCATCCTCCCGCATCTCTCACACGGCAACATCCTACCTCTCATGCTTTCTTTCGTTTATAATTCTTATTGAACTCCATAAGGCTTATGGCCCTATATCTTTTAAGCCTATCTATCTTACTCTCCGCCCAATCCTGTTCCTTGAAATTGATGATCGTGTCGAATATCTGAGCTAGTTCCCGGATATTAAAACTCCTGTTTTGTATCTTCTTATAGAACCCCGATCTGCTATATCCTAATTTAGAAGCTAGATAAGTTTTGTTAGACAATGTGAGGATACGATAAATCGTACCCTCCATCTTGCTTATCTCCATCAACTTCTCGGCGACGGATGATGTGGTCTCATAGCTAGCTTTATTGCTTACTATTCTCATGTTTCTCCGGATTCCTGATCTTACCATCAAACTCGTAAAAGTCCATCAGTTTCTTCTCTTCTTTGATACAAGTGACAACGAAATCCGATATGGTTCCTTTCATGCCTTCCTCGAAATTCTTTTTGGCATGATCAAGGTCATTGGCCCGAACGATGTAGTTAAACGCCTTGCGTTTCTCATTCCCCGATTTCTCGTCTATCGTAATATAATCAGCCGTGACCTTATAGAACCGGTCTCCATCCATGGCGAATAATTCCGCTATCCGGAATCGTTTGATATCAACACTAAACTCACCGGAGATAAACGGTTTCATCTCCTCTATGATTCTAGCTTCACACTCGGTATAAGAAAGAGCATCTACTAAATATTCTTCCTTAACCTTCTTCTTCATGCCATTCTCGGCATCGGTCTCATAAGAAACCGTACATTTAAACCAATTGTGCATCTTATTAATCTATGTTGTTGTTAAACAATGGGTAATCCTTTATCCCTTCACGAATATATCTTTCCGTATCATCATCCACGTCATAAGCTTTCTTAAAAAACGTCATAGCCGTATTCGTATCATGATCCACCAACGGAAGATATTCCTTTACAAAAAGGAATCTAAGATGATTCATATGATCAATCTTATTTCTTACATCGATTACCTTCGACCAGATCTCGGCATGGATTTCACTCATTCTTTTTATATCCTTCTTGTATTTATCTACCTGATCTTTATACTCCTCCTCAATCTTATTATTCTTGTCCTTTATAGATTTGTAGGATTCCTCATCTTTCGTATCAAACATTGGAATATGTTTGATATTGATTATATCCAACTTATTATATATCTTATCATTGGATATAGTGAAATCGTATGTAGTCTTGTATAAATCAAACTTACTTAAGAACTTAGCTATTTTAATAGCATCATCCTGATTAAAAACAGCTATGCTCAATCCTTCTAAAAGGTAGAAGAAATTAGATGGAGAAATAGGTTTGTAGTCGTATGTCTTCATAACTGGAGGTTCGTCCACAAACCTAACACCCTCCTTAGCGCATCTTGTTATGATCAATCTATCTATCTGCTCGTCAGTAAGATCATATATCTCCTGATCGGTCATCTCATTAATTGTCTTCATCGTCATCCTTCTCCATCATTATAGCCTTTGCCGCCTTTTGTTTATAAACCTCACTCATAAGGCAGGTAAAATCCATATCATCCATACCAGCCATAACATTGGCTTCTACTTCCAAATTCATCTCAATGTTCATTACCGAGACTTCATAGTTACTATCATCTTCTTTATAGAAAATGACTTTGCCACCATACTCGAAACCATCATCTTCGGTCTTAACCATATCGATGATCTTCTCCAATTTCTTTACAAACTCACTCTTTTCCATATATATAATTTTTATGTGTCTACAAAAGTAGACATTTTGTTTTTGAATTAAATTAAATAAACATTATTAATAGTTAATACTACCCTTTCTCCTATCATTCATATTTATTCTTTGGTAATTATACCCTAACATCTGCTCCATCTTCTTTAACCCAATTAACCGTATCGCAATGCCAGCAATACCCTGTCTCAGAATCCTTTTTATGAGAATGGGAACCACATGTAGCGCACCAATAATTATCATCTATATTGTATGTGTAACTTTTATCCTCATGCATCTTATCTATTCTAGCTACCCTATCTTCCAATAGATCCTTTAGATAATGGCATTCATAAGGCCTATCTTCTTCCCTTAATATATAAACATCTATGTCCATCATATTCCCCATCCTGTCCGTGCACATCAGCTCGGCGGCATGACGTACATTCCCTTCCGGCATCCCCGGGACTATCTTCCGGATCACTGCCTCCATCTTCTCTTGGTATTCGGTGTCTACCTTAGCCACCAAATCCTCTAATTTATCTATTAAACTCATGATCTTTTTACCTTTTTATATATAACGTCTATATCATCTTTCCTATCTACATCAATACAATGGGTATCCTTACAGTAATAATTCTTACTATTATTAAATGCGCATCCTTCACAACTAGCGTCACTGGATTCAACCACCTCCTATATTACCATTTCCCATTCCCTGGCGTAAACAGGATCTCCCCTGTCCTCACCCAATGATTCCAGTTATTTTTAAGCTCATCAATATCATACGCCTCAGCCGAATGACCATTATCAGACCTTTTTACTACTGACATAACGCTTTCCGCCTGCACGCTCCAATGACTATAACAGTCTGTCCCGCACCCGCACGCCGTGGATCTCCCGTTATCGAACTCCCAGACCAGAGGCCGGAGGCCGCATCGTGGACACGGCAACCATTCCATTGGATTCTCCGGCTTCTTGTAAGCATCAATACACTTATATTCTTCTGCTATCATAACCAATCCTACGGAATTGATTTGAGTTTTTGCTCTCTCATCTCATTCTTGTCCTTAAACATCATTATTCTATTAACAATCCCCTCCGATTCCATGTACGTCGAGAATCCATGTATTCTTAGATATTGGATGGCTGATAATGATTTTTCTAGCACATCTTTATATCCTACATCTATCTTAACTTCTTTACCCATAGTCCTCCTCCATTTCTCATATCCAACTTCTACTCATAACACTATTATAATCTATTCCATTATTCATAACCACTTTATTAAAGGCCTCCTCGGTATACGCCAAAGACTCGCCCCTATTAGCTCTCTCGATATTTTCGCTCATCATCCCCATAGCCTCGATCAAGGCCGCTGATGAGTTGGCTATTAACTTAGCCGCTTCCATTATCTTATTATCATCCATAATCATATTACTTTAACTTCCTCGTTCCACAAATGTCTTTCATATACCATGGTTATTCCTATCAAAATCCCGGTATCTTCTCCCCAATATTCAAGTATTTGATTCCTGAATTTGTGACGCAAATCTTGCGTCTTTCCCTTATTCCTATTATAAGGCGAGAAGTCAGATAATCTTACTGTCTTCATATTCTATTTAAACTTTTTAAGTTTAGATCACTTAATGTCAATACTTTTTTATCCAATAGATCAATAAGCAGCATCGCCCTCGACTCCACCTCTGTACTTCCAAATCCACTATACACTTCTGTTTGTGGATTGTAAGCATCGTATCGAACATAAGCAGCTTCGTAGTATTCGATATCCTTATTCGGGAAATATTGTGTCAACTGCAACCAGTCATCCCATATTTTTGATTTACTGATATTTATCATACTTGGTAGTATCTCTCCAAGTTCATGACTCATATAAGCCGGTATGAGGTCGCCTTCTTTTCTATATGAATACCTCATTGTATTTTGCGTAACTGAATCTATCTGGGTTCCCCCTCCTTTCATCTCTTTCACAAAATAAAATTCCGACTCCGAATTTACACCCAACTCATGCAACTTTAGCGCAAGCTCATAAGGGCACATAAAATTTTGATATTTCATGTTATTCTATATTTTCGTTTCTGTAATCCCCGGCATAGTCCAACCATACCCTGTAATCATTTCTGTACTTGGTCGCCTTTATTTTCATACTCCGGCATATATTCTTATTTACATTTTCACCAAGTACTTTCCTTACCTCCTTCTGTAAGACCGCCCCAATAAGAGGATAGACGTCCAAATAATTGCCTTCACACTTCTCGAAATCTATTACCCTGTTCCCTATTGCCCGTTCCAATGCCTTGTCCATTGCCTTCACGATGGATCACATACATAAAATCTATCGTTATCCAGACACCCAAACACCCGATCTATGTTAGTTCCGTTACAGTTAGTACCACTCAGTACAATTAAATTACACCCGGCCTTTCTGGTTCCAAGGATAAATGTCTTATTCTTATTTTCTGGCTGCATAAACATTTTCCTGTCGATTTCAAACCAGTCATCCTGGCAGCTCTCTACATCCCGACGAACGATCTCATCAATCTTACGAGCATATTCTTCTTGTGTTTTCATGCTATTTCATTTAATGGTTCAACATATACATCACCATTCTCATAATAAAGTCGATCTTCATACTGATTATGATGAAGCTCCTCACGTATCGCATCTTCATTATCAGCCCAATACTCGTACTCCTCATGCCATGACTTGAAGAAGTTATCATAACATTGCCTCATCAGATCCTCTAAAGAAAAATCCTCCGGATAAGTACACCATGCATTGTAATAATCAATTATAGGTTTCAGGAGATAATAATCATAACACATCCCTGTCAATGGGCAATTATCTCCATAGTCAAACATCACCCTACTATACTTGTGCCTGTATTTGTATTTCCCATCAATATATTTACCTGACGTGGAGAAATACTTGCCCTTGATAATATATGGCATAATATTGTTGTTGATATATCTGAACAGTAATTTACCGCATAGATTCTCAGGGAATATATCACGATGATAATCTGTAGGGTGTTCATAAATAGGATCCTTGTATTTAAACTCATAACTAAAATCATATCTCTCGTATCCAACCTCCCAACCATAAACCTTAGTATCTGTCATATCCTCAAAGGCTTTCATTGACTTTTTATAGTCTATGCCATAAGCATCCATACATTGCTCCATTACATTCCAGCGCTCACGCTCTATGATCCTTTCTTGTGAGTCTTTTGACAGCTCATCAGACTCATACAGTTTTAATACAATCTTTTTCATAATCCCTCCTCTTTTAATATAACTAGATCCCTAACGTCAATCGAATGACATACGTACCTCCTTATGTTCACGCTTAGGGATGATCGTGGCTATTCTCACGAACCACCACAATCCAGATTCAGATATCATTCATCCTTTATCTTTACGAATGGGTTTTCTACATAAAACTCCACTACATCCTTAGATTTTATAGATGTCACTATACCGGTGGTATCCACAAATCCATCCGTTTCATCCATTGTCAAATCTTCTATTTTATCTCCCGGCAGAAAACAAAGATTATAGTCTTGATCAATATACATAATCATCTTTAACCTAACCATGTCATCAATGATGCCTTTCATTCTCTCCACAACATCTAATTGATCATTAGTAAGCATTAATTTACTTTTTGAAGATTTCACTAATCTCATATCTCCATTCTTGTCAACTACAGTTAAGTCATTGAATTTATACACATCTTAACATGTTCTGTAATATGTTTCACTACAATAAATTTTTCCTTTATTATCTATTTCAACATCAAAATATTCCAACTCACCCTTGACAGCTCTTCCGTTTTTGTATTTCCACACATCACCTATTGGAGCGAATCCATATAATGACTTAAAAACATCATATATTGATAGTTTTGTCTTAGGGATGCTCTTACCCTTTTTTAAAACATCCTTCGGACGAATAAAATAATTTCCCATCTAATGTCTTCTCAGTCCTACATCCTCCCCATGTTCCTACATATCTAACTACTCCATATGTAAAACTGATCAAGATTTTATCAATCTCAAACCACTTTAATCTTTCTGACATATCGTCAAAAAGATATCCACTCTCTAAATAAACTGACAAATACTTTTTCCATTTCCATAACAATTTATTTTTTAAAATTAAATAACATCATTTGCCTTGATCACTGTCAATCTCAATACTCCTCTAAGTATCATGGTTTTCATGATACAACTCATAATATTACATTGAACTTCTCATTTAAACAATCTAAAGCTCTTTGATACTCCTCTTCCTTGTCGAACTTAATTTGAGCACTGTTCTCCAAGCCAAAAGACAGGTAAAAGGATATGACCCAGCCCGACCCGTCCACGGCCTGCCCCTTGGGTGCCCACGACATCACCTGCTTCTTGGATATATACCAATTCCCTATCTGCACGAAGTCAGGATAGTTGTTAATCAAATACCTTATCTGAATATTCAGATAATCCATATTATCAAAATAAATTATGTGATATTTGTTTCTTATCCTTATCTTCAAAAAGGGATTATCCCCGTAATACGCAGCGAAGGCTGACACCACGGAGATAGGGTATCTAACGCCTTTTATTATCACCCATTTCATATACAATACCTCCTTATATTAAACTATTTAATATAAATCCATCTTCCTCCGTTCTCTCATTCATAGGCTTATTTTGTACCGTTTTGACAAGATCAAGCACTTCATCCCAAGTCCTTTCTGATAGCGTCCCATTATTTATGCCACAACATCTACATCCACTAGAAAATACCGGTATCATACTTCCATCACACATCCTAACGAATTTATATCCTACATATTCATCGCATAAGAAACATCTTCTTACTGGGATAAACCTTATTCTACCTCTATTAATGATATTTATTAATACCTCACGATTCATATTATTCCCCTAATTTACGTTTAACCTCTTTGACATACATAGGAGAATGCAATCCCCTATGCAACTTTATAGCCCGATCTATATCCTTTTTAGGATTGTGGTGAGATTGATATATCTCGAACATTTCCCTAGCCTTGACAGGATTCGTTCGATCTTCGTACCTATATCTCCTTTTCTCTCTTTTAAGGCGTAATATCCTATTAACCTCATCAACGTATATCCTTTTCATTTGCCACCTCCCTAAGGCCCCGGATGAGGCGTTATACGCCCGATCGTCGTTCCTTGACTCCACGAAAGATAGGGCGGCCGCCAGCTTATCCCATACCCTTGCCTCTACCACGGCAGGCCTTGGGGCGTGGGGCAAGCCACCGCTCCCTTTTGGCGGTGTCAGTATCACCATAGCCATCATAAGCAAGTATCTTGTCATATCTTATCCATATCAAAATTATTACTCACGATTTTATCACCTATGTTAATCTCCCCCATATCCAAGATATTTATATTATTTATTATACTCCTTACCCAAAAAGAGGATATAATAGCAGAATATTATGATATTAAGACATAAGCCTGTCTATTACCATACCACCATATTTATCCTCCGTCCAATATCATTCGTATCAGTACGCAACTTTTATTATTATGGTTATAAATACACTCAATCATCCCTTTTTCAAGCCGCTATCGCCATTAAGATTATCAGCTATACCCAATATCTTCGAAATAAGAGCCTTTTTAGGCTTATACTCGTCGTTTATGCTTATAACCGAGTAGTTGTATACCACGCCTTCTTTCGAGACCTCCACGCCTACGTATTTAGGCGCAACGGCATCCCTATGCAACACGATAAACGGGTTTTTACCGTCCAGATCATTTATCAACTGGTTAAACTGCCGTCTCGTCATCTGATAGTGATATTATTTCCATGTTATAAATGCGATCTCCCTTCCCATTATCACATAATACTCTTGCCTCTTTCCCGTTACGGAGATATACCTTATCGTAATCTCCGTTTTTGTATATCTCAAAATCAAACTCTATCACCATATCATTTCCTCCTATTGATATATTGTTGTGTACGACCTTCTTTTATTTTTTCGAAATAAAACTTATTCCCATATAACCGGGTGAAGCAGATATTATACCCGAAATGTTCCGCGCGTCTGATCTGTGCGTAACCTCTACTGATGTCATTATTATCAATCAGCGTAACAAAACAATGTGATCCTACCTCTGTGTTTAAAACCAGATTTTCCCAATCTTTTACCTCCATATCAAATCTCCTTAAATAATTTTTTGTTATGATTATCTCTATTATACCATTTATCAATATTATCGTACCGCTTTGGATAAAACCCATAGGCCTTACACCACCTAGGTAACGGCCCGTTCAACGCATCTAACGCCGTCGCAAGGTCGAACGTAGCCTCCTCCTTGATACAACACCCCGATCCACTCCCACGGCTCGGTATATAAGCTCTACTATATGCTACGCTCATCCCATATTCCCCACGACTCAGATACCCGATGTTGGGTGAATCAGGGAAGGCGTAATACAACATTATATAATCACCCTTACTCCAACCTCTATTATAAGTATCATCCTGCCATGCGAAAACCCTGCAACCGGCTTCTTTTAATTCCGCTGCCGCTCTTTTTAAAATATTATCTTCCATACTACTTACATTTAAGTTATGCCAAGGTGCCGGGAACCGACCCCGGATCATATCCGCACACGTACGATCATGATATATCCTTCCACCTCGCCAAGGTCTTGGTCGCAATATTAACAAACTAAAATCTAATGTTCATATCATTACACATATTAAATATGTCGTATCTTAACATGCCTCTTCCTCCTGTTTTTGATATTTAATGACTCTTTTCTCCCCATACGCCTTCGCTAACTGAATAAGCTGGCCGGTAAACACCTTGGTACGGTGTCTTACAATCTTACCCACTAACTCCGGACATCTGGTTTTCCATCTATAATTAACCTCGCCCTTAGCTTTCTTCTTGTAATACCTGTAGAATGTTACGGCTACTACCACTTCTTCATCCTGATCGAAAGCAACCAAATCGTAATTGTTGTAAACTATTTCATTCATGTTGTTGTTACCCATTTTATGTATCTAATCACTTCTTTAGGCAAAGACATTATATCCTTCACTCTTCTCCCTAAGTTGTACATACCTCCCTTATGAGGATAATAGTCCCCTACATACATCCCTATTCCTTGCGGATGCGACGGGTTTTCGTTACAAGTGAACATCGGATAAAATAAGATTCCTCTTGAATCTTTATTCCTGTCACTTACGCATACAATAGTATATCTATCAGCGACCTTCTCGCCGAAATCATATACCCTTACCTTTCTTTTTACCCCATCATTGTTCTCTATGATATTATTCATGATGTTATTTATATTAATTAATTTTCTTTCCATCAGCGGTATAGGTGCCATGCCATTCCCTATCCATATTTACCACCTCAATATGATGTATATGATAACAACCATTAGCTATTCTACCGCAATCGGCTATCACCATAGCTATACTCCTATACCCAGAATCAATGAAAACACGAACCAACCTACACCCGTTAAATATAGATACCTTGATATCGTCTTTCTCTTTTATAATCCTTCTCATATCATATCCTCCTATCGAGCTAATCTATCATTTTACCATAATTAGTATATGATCCACACCATCCACGGGCCTCATTCGATACCCTAATATGATCTACAGGCTTATCTCCTGCCATACAATTAGCGTAAGATAATACCTCCGACATGTTTCTGAACCCGGAATCCGCCGCCCGTTCCCCTTGGTGTTATTCTGCCACCTCTAATTTCCCGTAATAAGGATAGAAACAACCGTCTCGATAAACCGAATATCTGAGCGTTTTATCCTTTGCTTCATAGATGGAAACACAACCGCTGTTATAAGCGTTGGATAGTTCTTTTGCTACAAATCCGCCTATTCGTTTATAGGTTTTAGGCGTATCCCTCAACGGCCTGCCTACATATATTTTTACTCCCTTGAACTTCTTGTCGCCTACGTATATATCCTTTCCACCGATTTTAAATCCAACATCCCTCTATCTCTATCTCCATATGATCCGCCCAATCACATCTATCAACTCCTCGCCATCCTCAAAGTAATAGTAAGCCCATACCTGTACGCCTCCTACCTCTATATATCCATCACTTTTCCATTCTATCAACCCGTCTTGCCTTACCACGTTGGTAGGCTCAGCCCCTAGCGACAGCAGATTATTTACTATACTACCGCCAAATACGTTCCTTGCTTCTTCTTTCGTCATATCACTATCAGATTTTTAATATTACACTAACGCCAAAGGGGAACAGGGACGGACGACTAGCGGGACCTACCCCACGCCATCGCCGCCCCCGTTTCCCCTTGGTTTCCTCCGCATCACCCCATACTAATAACACAATATCTACCCACCAATAACACCATACCCACCATCACTCACAACCGCCTTGCCTTGACCGGAAACTCCTACCACTTGCAAACTTTTACATTTGATCGGAAGATACCCCTTGCTTGAAAGGCGTTTCCCTTGCTCGAAAGGTGTTTCCCTTGTTTGTTGGTGTTTTTTCTTGTTTGGAAAGGTTTCTCCTTGTTGGAAAGGTTTTTCCTCTTTGGAAAGGTTTTTCCCTCTTTGTTGGTATTTTTCCCTGTTTGGAAAGGTTTTTCCCTGTTTGGAAAGGTTTTCCCTGTTTGTTGGTGTTTTTCCCTCTTTGGAGGTGTCTTTCCCTCTTTGGAGGTGTCTTTCCCTCTTTGTTGGTGTTTTTCCCTGTTTGGAAAGGTTTTTCCCTGTTTGGAAAGGTTTTTCCCTCTTTGGAGGTGTCCCATCACGCAAATCCCAAATCTCCCTCGAAATCCCCACGAAAACCCAAGACCTTCCGATACTTTGTTCCACGTGGAACGCTGATTCAGTCTAGGATATCGAGGTCTTTGTTCTTGATTGCCTTATACACTTGCCTAATGCAATGTATTGATAATAAAGCCAATAAAATAACTATGATTAAAGGGAGGGCGTCGCCCGTAGCTATAACATACCGCCCTAACTCAAACGCCATATACCCACAAAACAAGATAAGTACGAAATATATAAATATACCCATAAAAAATATACAATAAGTAAACACGATTTTAAAACAACACTCAAATAATACAACAAATTGAGTATCAACAACATAATATATATCAATCCCTAGAGCTACCTCTAAGAGAAGACAAGCCTAGATATAGATAAAAAATATACAATAAGTACCGCCTATTATATACCTTTTAGGATCGATTCAAGCGCAAATCCATACATAAGGACGCAATTCACCCGTCCGTATGGATATAGATATATACAAAATGATACATAATAAAGTATTTTACTTACACATTTATAATTAAGGCTTAAAATTTACCGCCTCATCACTTTTATGTGTAAGAAAAATATATACATATGCTATCATTTTGTAAAATACAGGCACAAAAAAGCCCTTTCGTCCTATATCACTACAGTACGAAAGGGCACAAACTTTAAAATCAAATAAAAACAAACGATCTATTGCCGCAATTTGTTTGCCATGTAACTAACACGTTTCCGCCTACATTTATCAGATTCCCTACTACAATCTAATTTATTAGATTTGTATAGCTCTTTGGTAAGCTCAACGTAGAACTCAATTTGAGACTTTCTTGCAGCGTCTAAAGCCTTTTCCTTTTTAAGTGCTAGCTTTCTATTCAGATTGTCAAATTTTCTCCTATACATAATTTATTCGTTTTAAATGGCACCAATAAGAAACGGTAAGCCGGGGGACAATACGGCCGGCGTTATCGATACAGCCAGCCGAACGCCCGCACGCCCGCTAATTAATTTGTATTTGTCCCTTTGCCGACAACGAAGCCGGCCAAATACGCACATACGTTTCCCGTGATACGTACCGACAAGGCGCACTTTGTCCGTCAATTTAACCGCACAAAATACCCTTGTAAGGGCCGTTATTTTGCTATTACATATAACGCATAAGTACTTAAGCAACCTTAAACGTTATTGCCTTGATATATTGGCACGGTTATAACACCGTTATGCACTCCATACGTGCTACTCTAGCAACGTATAGACATACGCCCTATATATGCGTATATACACCAATGTACCCCGTGTTTTTACACGGCCTACTAGGTTGACCTAGCGTATTTACCAGATTGATATAAACCAAAAGATAATAGCACTATTCTGGACTAGAATAGCGCTTAAACCACATTGTTAAGCGGCGGCCTATCTACACAGGCTATCGTAACACTACCCACCTGTGTATGCTCATATCAATAAATTAAAGATCATACCTGTTTAGTCTAGTCCAGTGGCACGACGGGGACGTACAGGCGTTACCACCATAACGCCCCTATATATAGAGATATAGGGGCAAATGATACTATCTATCATTTTTAGGGTGAGTTAGATAATATGTGATACATTTCGCTATAAGACTAAATGTGTACCGCTTTATTGGCACGGCGCATTTTACAATACGTTTGTCGGCGCCATTAAACGTTTCGTAATATATACCAAAATCAAACTCTATAGGCTCATTGTATCCAAAACGTTTATGTGAAGAACCTAGTATTGCTATATCCTCGATTTCGTTCATTTTAAGCTTCTTGTTTTTGTCCTGATCGTTTTTATCATAGTATTCGCGTTCAACTTCTTTGTAGGAGCAGAAGGTACTGTTAACTCGTGGTAATATTTCTTTGCAAAGTTGTATTACTACTTCTTTGTCTTTAGCTAAAGCAACCAAAGCAGGAACGACTTCCTTTGATACTTTAATATCATTTTCTTTTAGTATGTCGTTTATTTCTTTACCAGATTTAAACAGGTTGCACCAAGCTTTTACTGCACCTGTTAATGTCTTTTCGTTTGATTTTTTAACTTCATTCTGGACTTTGTTTAATTCTTTATTTGTCATTAGATTTGCCCATACCCTTGGGACTTGTAATGGCCTCTGGTGCGCCTGTTTGTTAATGTTATTTTTACATAGACAAATATACTACATGTTTTATTTTCAAACAAATATTTTGCAATAAAAATTCGACTATTATATGTAATAAATCTAATCAAATGTAAACATATATTAAAATATTGATTTATATTATTGACAATCAACAATTTGAATACAAAATAAGCACTCTTTTTTGGCTTGCAGATCGTTTGCCGTTCCTGTTTCCCGTTCTTCGTGGATTGGGGGGGGCTGGTTCAAAAAACGGCAGCCCGGCCGGGCCTATTTCGGGGAGGTGGTCCGTCCCGCATATCCCCCATCCTCACCACCTATCCCGCATATCCCAATATATCCGGCGTCCCGACATATCCCATCCCTCATCCCTTCACGACTTTCTCATTAATTTTATTATATTTGCGATATAATAAAAACATAATATATTATGAATAAACAAGTTAAATACATGAGGGGGGGGGTATTTTAACCCTCAGATAAGGAGGGGGTATGTTTAGGCGCAGGACTTCTTCTTCCGGTAAGATCCACTACCGTATTAATATAGACAAGAGCATGTGTCCTAATCCTGTAGATATATATATTGATGGAGATACATACCAACATAGTTTTGACGGATCTTATCTTGATATATATCATAAGAAGATAGAATTTATAAGAATAGGTGGACAGATAGTTTCAAAGGATCAACAATATGAGTACAACGTTTTATTAGGCATAACTGGAGGTGTTTCAAAAGGGACTCTTACGTATCTATATGATTCTGGTGTGCATTGTGATTTAGCTGATACGGAGTTATACGGGCATAGGATAACTAAATTTACTCCTATAACGGAGATAACCGATCCTGAGGAGATCATCAATTTTACTTACATGTCTGAATTTTATAATCAGATTACAAGTAACAATCGTATAACCTGGCAAGGTGATCTTATAACAAGTGATCATTGTATAACAGCCAATGCCTGTGAGGGATGCCAATCTGTTGCCGTTGGAACTGGCATTTACAATAACACCTATAATGTAAATATAGTAATTGTAGTACCATCATGATATATTGTGAGGAGGATGTAGTACCAAAGGGAGGTAGGCCTCCCTTCATCCCTCCGGGCCTACCCATCGGGGCTTCCGCCGGCTACTTCCCTTGGTATATATCTTTATTATGGAATAATAGATAGGTAGTGGCACGACCACCACCTTAATATCGTATGATCAAGTATCCGGCACGAATTTATCCAAGTCAAAGTTCTTAGCATAATTCCAGATCCTTACATACCTAAACATTTCCGGGAGTCCCATGTCGTAGGCTGATGGATATCCTCCTATATTAAAATAATATGTTTGATAGTTTCGTGTATACATCACATTAGTCGCATCCTCATAATTCAGTACTCCTCCAATATATTCCCTTAAATACCCATTTCTCCACGACGCCATTACATGTATCCACTGATATGGTTGTATAGCCACAGATCGTCCTTGGGTATAAAAAAAGGGAAGTCCCATATGATGAGACATTAACACCGATACATAAATAGCTTTGTGTAGTAGATTGGGTTCCATATGGAGCGAAGAGATAATATCTTCCTTCCTGTTGTGTATTTAAATAGAGCAACGCTTCTATGGATATTTCGTTATCTGGTTGAGGGCATGGTAATATATTCGAGTCATTATCAAATTTGATATAGGAATTGTAGGTTCCTACTCTTCCCATGGAAAATACATATTTACCATTATATTTATCAATATCCATATACATAGATCCATCCACATTCATATTATATTTTGATAGATCTTTTATCCATGGAGCTTCCACGTAAATATATGATTTATTCTCGAATCATGTCGCTGAATCCAAGGGAACGGGCTGGCTTCCATCCTTCCGGGCATCCCCCGCCCTCCCTCCGCCTCCCGTTATTTTTGGCTTCCTTCTGGTTTTATCCTCAAAATTTCATATCTTTGGGACAAAACTATATCTATGTTTAGATACATATTTCATAAGCTTAAGATCTTCTTCTGCGACGATGACGTTGAGAAGATATATGTAAGGGACAGTACGGTCATCCGCGACAACGAGATCCATAGGATGTATAATGAGATACACCAGTATGATATATGATTCTTCCATTATCAAGTTCTATATCCTTAACGAACAAATCCATACAAGCATCCTGTTTATGAGCGTATTCAGGTAGCTTAGCCCCCTCTTCTAGCCATATCTTGACCTTACACGTATCTATACCATCAAGTAACTCAACTGCCTCTTTATAGCTCATAGGTTGTTCTGAGGCTAATGAAATGGCTCTTGCCAATACATCTTTAATCTTGCTCATCGTATTTTATTTTTAAATTCTTTCCCCTTCGGGCATTGTAATTTACATTCCTCACCACAAGCGGAACAGTTGGGTCTCATTCCGGGCACCCCTCTTCCCCCGTACGGCCAGTAGGCGTAATCGCAGACGCTCCAGAACGCCTCCATCGCCTTGATCTTGGCATCGACGGTTATCTTCTCCCTCACCTTTTTCATGCTTTTCCTGAACTCGTCTTTCATATCCTTCCCCTCTATCTGTCTAGCCTTACGTCTCTCATTCCACCAATTATAGTAGAATTTGTCAGCCATCTTATAGGCTTCCGGATCAAATTTATCACGGTGCAGGATAGGGGCGTCCTTGACCTTTCTCAAATTCCTGCCACAAACATAAGCAAGCCCGGCGTACGGAGGTATGTCCTTAGGATCCACCAACCCATCCGGCACGCAGTAGTAGAAGTAGTTGGGCCGGCCGTACCTGACCCAGTCCCCGGTCTCGTATAGGGCTTGCTTCCGGACCTCGAACCAGCCTTGCATTACTTGGTGCTTTTCCTGTTTCTCGAAATCCTTGTTATAGTCAGCTAACGAGATCTTCACCTCAACCTCATAAGCGTACATAGATCTGGTTATAGCCAGATAATCGGACTCCCAGTTATATACATACAGGTTATTTATCACCCATTTAGGAGATACCAAGAACTGTCTGTTAAGGATATCCAATATCCCTCTTTCAGTGTATTCAGCACCTTTATTTGATCGCCGTGTTCCCATCTCCAGTAAGAGGATTATTCCTATATCCTACCGCCATTATAGCGTTACCTATAAACATCCTCAACTTCTCTATATCCTTATCATGGAACGAGAAAGTGGTTAAGATATGACCATTGGTCTTATCATAAGACTTTATCATCAACACAGCCACATATTCCCCCATCATCTTCCCGTTCATAATATCAAGATCGATTATACCGTGATCTATTAGATCAACCACATCCCATCCTGCTGGTAGATACTTTTTTATTTGATTTATATCCATATGATTAAATTATTAAATTTTGTATAAATATACTTTATACATTTATTATCGCTCATTCATATATGAGCGATTTATTAAATACAATATTCATTGTGATAAAAATAAATTCGTTTTAACAGATACCAGGCCATGGCTGACATATTTTAATTTCTTGCAAGATACATCTTTCTTATTCTCTCCATTAATATCCCGAATATTAAATTGCCCAGAAAGCCTTCTTGCGTAAATAAAATGCTCTTCTCCTTGAAACATCACTTTATCAAATAACTTAAATCCAAAAACTTTAAAAGGAGCCTGGTTTCGCTTTCTAATTCCTCCTTTCAATATTTTCATCTTATGAATCTGACGGTTATGGCGACGAACTAATTTACGTTTGTAATAATATCCAAGCCTACATGAATTAAAATTCCTTGAAATCACAAAAGCGTCGGATACATGGGATTTTTCAATTCCATGGTTTATACGATTATATTTTGTTATGTATCCGAACGTCATCGAAACGTTATCGTATCTGGATTTTAACTCCTCGTACAACTTCCATTTCATGATTCCCATGACGGCTGCGTCACGAAGTGACTTGCCTCTGCTTACTTTCAATTTGATATTTCCTTTATGAAATTCCTTATGACAAGTCTCACAAAGAGTAATTAAATTGGATGGTGAATCTCCTCCTATCTTCCTTGACTCAATATGATGGATATTAAGGATAGGATCTTTTGACTTACCCTTACAATGCTGGCATTTATGCCCGTCTCTTGCTAAGACATACTCCCTAACATTCCAAAATCCTAATTGCTCACCTTCCTGATACTCTTTACCTGATATCTCTGGATTCTTGATCTTTTGAGTATCAAATTGGGCTACCTCAACAATCAATTTTGAGACAGGTAGTATAGAATATACAAAACTGATAATTCTAATATGAGAATCAATCTTATGGCGGACAGATGGAGCAATCCATCCATCCTTCTTGGATTTTACCCTATTATTGAATCTTTGCTTTCTATACCTAAGCCTGCTTCTTCTAGTCCTCCTTAATCCCCTTCTTGTTGATAGAAGATCAACAACATCACTCCTTAGAATAACCTCACTTGCGTAAAGCTCCTTGCTTTTCGTCGTAGCTGACAAACCAACATGCTTGGTTCCCGAGTCGACGCCTAACACAATCTCTTGTTTGTAATCGGATGTCTTGTACGTTAATTTGATGGTAAAAGGACATGTGTTCACAACGACCGCTTTGTTGTCTTTTAGCAATCGCCTAACCTTTCCATGCCTTGTCGTAGGCATCATCGGTTTTCCATCTATGTCCTGTACATACACCATTTTACAAACTAATTCAATGTTTATTCAACATAAGTCAGGGCAAAACCCTGTTAGTACCCATCGCCAATGTTATTGAAGGTTTTATATAGGCAACACTGGAACCCAAATACAATCCCTGTTTAATCACCTACCTTAGAGCTACGGACTTGGATAAACATCCGTAGGTAACTATATATTCTCCAATAACGTAGTCTTTATTTCAAGACTTAAGCTAATAACCTGATCCTATATAGATATATATAAAATATTAAATGAATTTCAACACCTTATATATTATTTGAGGTTATTAATTACCGACCTACAGGAATATGTTTAAGAAAACACCATGTGGGGAGTGGGGGAATCGAACCCTTATCCACGCTACGATTAGGAATCGTAAATTCTATCCATTAAATTAACTCCCCTTTAAGCGTCCTGATCCTCCCGGACAAGGACACCACATAAATATAAACTCTAAACCTAATGACAAATTATATTAATCCAACTGTGGACCCGGCCGGACTTGAACCGACAACCTGCTGGTTATGAGCCAGATGATCCAACCAATTGATCTACGGGTCCTAAATATACCACATCGGCTTTCACAAGAGGATGTGGAACGGAATTTCTCGAAGTTTATATAGTAACTTTATGAAACTATTGTCCAACATTCTAGCATATAGCACCAATCCTCGAACGGGAATGTCTCTACACCAGACCTCCCCCATCCCGTCCCCCAACTGTTCTGTAGGACGAAGCCGGCCTTGTCCCAGCCGGTGAGGATAACGGCATGACCTCCCAAGTTCTGTCCTTGGCCTTGCCAGAATCGATTACCATAATTATAGCAATACAGACCTATAACCAGAGGCCCATTCAGCATCAAAGCCACCTTAGCTGATACCGGATCTATGATCCTAGCGTAACTGTTTATTTTCTCCCCATCTACGCCTACGTTCTTGATAGACTTGATAGCGTCACGAAGAACCATCCCGTCCTGGTCCTTATCCTCTCTCAGATCATATATATCGTAAGGAGATATTTTAGCTGGTCTTTTGATATCCTTTATAGCTTTTCTCCAGTTAAGGATCTCAGCCAGGCTTACGGCTGCGCAAATAGGGGAAGAACCTTGATCTACCACGCTATCAACGTTATTGATCTTATACTCATCAGGAACAGCCTCATGTTGCATATTCATGATAGCATCTCTGTCATCTACTGGAGATGGTATATATCCTAATCCGTATTTCATTACTTATCCTTTTTATGATAATCTATTATCTTGATATTAAACGTATCGGATCTTTGCCTAACCTGTATTGACCCTCTAGCTTTTCCCTTGGCGTCGTACAGGGCGGTGAAACCAAAGTTATCGACCCGGCCGTCGTCCAGCGTAAACCGCCACTCTTTCCATTGGCCCATCACGGTCCCGGAAGACACTATGGAATCCACTACATAAGATATATCAGTAGTATCGTACTCCGTATAGTAGGTTCTTGACGTACTGCATCCGACAGCCGCTAAGGTAAATAACGTTAACAAGAAAAACAAGACCTTATTCATTTTTCTTAGTCTTTTTACGTTTCTTAGATTTCTTCTTCTCTTCAGTTTTATTCTCGACATTTACGTCATTGCCAGCATCGACACTAGTAACCTCAGAGATATTATTTTCAGGTATATCAATATGACCTGAATTAGGATCCATCTTATCCTCATCAACAACAACCTCATCAGAAACATCGTTATCTAAAGCCTCTGGATCGACATGATTCTCCAGATACTTGATACGATCGGACATGATCTTGATCTGATCCTCAAGTTCAATGTATCTTCTTCTGGCTTCGCTTAGTAATTTGGATGATAGTTTATGTTTCTTCTCGATATCCATATAAGCCCGTTTAAGAGCCTCTTTCTCTTTTACCGACTCATTATATAGATCTCTTGATTTACTAAGCTCATTCCCCATCTTAACGATATGAGAATCCTTGGATTCTATATCCTTATCAAGAGAATCCACAAGCGTATTAAGATATCTTTCTTTTTCCTCCAATTCCGTTATCTTACTACGAGCATCCTCATAATTTCTTTTTAATCTACTTGAATAACTAATAGCTTCATCAAGATCCTGTTTTAGAGTATTTATATAACTACTCTTTACTATCTTCAATCCGAACATCCTCATTACTTTTATAAGTTCTACGAATATCGGCATTTATCTTACCGACTATAATTAACTCAGCTATATGTTTATCTTTCTCGACTATAACCATATCCTTACGGACATTAGTGACCCTGATCATGATATTCCCGTTATTAGACGAGACGAACGGTGATCCTACCAAAGTAAGTCCCGTATCGCCGGTAAACGACGGCAGCATCATCAACACCCCTATGGTATTATCCGGGAACGATGCCCATACCCCTGTGTCTATATCAAGGACATCACCCTGTCCTAATGGGAAGGCATTGCCCTGCTTAATAGGAATATCCTTACCCAACGAGTTCCATGCTTTCGAGAATCTTACGGAGTTAAGGAAGATCTTTCCCTCTTTCTCCACCATCCCTACCATAGGTTCGCAATTCAATCTAACCTCGTTTTGTTTATCATCCGGCTTCTCCTCAAGCTCATCAAGGTCTCTAGCTGATGTAAATGACTTACTCTCCAGAAGTTTTTTGATATCTTCAATCGTAGCCATACTATAATTTTATTATTAAATAAACGATCTTCAATCCTAACTTCAAATCAGATGTCTTTTCGAACATCTCCCTAAGAGGTAAGATAGTAGCGTCAAGATCTGACGCTACCCATTCTCCATCCTTATAATACATATCCTTTTCCTCGGAATACGCTACACAAGGTCGATGCCCTAAGTTCTTCATAACCGTATCTACCTTATTTTGGGTAGGCATCGAGACACGGTTCACTTTAGTAGATATATTAAAATTACTTTCCATTAAACTATTCATTTTCAATTAGTTAATCAAAAAGGAAGATCATCCTCATCTCCAAAAGGAGGATATTGAGGAGGTTGTTGCTGACCTCCAAAAGAAGGCGCTTGGGCTGTCTGAGGCGGAGTCTGCTGGGATGATGGAGGTGGAGGCGTCTGCCGCCGCGCCTGCTCCTGATATGAAGGCGTGGGCGTTTGCGTTGTAGCCTCACCAGCATTGTTTTGGCTTGCCGACTGAGCAGGTTTCACACCATCTGTTTTAATGCTTTGAATATACTTATTAAGTACCTGATAGGCGAAAGCGTCTTGGGCGGTATAATCAAACTTCTTGTTACCCATAATATCCGTGCTCTCAACCCTGTCAGGCCATCCATTCTGACCATTCTTATAATATTGCTGGATAAGCTCATCATTTCCGTCTGGAGTCTCCCTAGCGTATGAGATAAAGAAATTACCGGGAGCATATTGTTCTCCCTTTTTAGTATGCGCAGGATTGATAACAATCTTCCGTTTCAGGTCGATATTAGGCAAGTATCTTACAAGAGACTTGACATAGCTGTTAATCCCGCCTCTTGAGGTCATCAACGGAACTTTTATAACATAATTACCTTCCTCGTCGCTTATTTTTATAAATAAGAAATTTGTCTTAGCGCCATTCATCTCCTGCTCTAATACAAAAATATCGGAAAGATATCCTTCTATACCATTCCAGAAAACCCTCCAGTATGATACGGCTCCTGTCTTATCATTTATATGCTCCTCGAAACCTTCCTTAGGATCTCTTGACGATTGATATAATACACCACCTCCACTTATATTAAAGTATTGTGTATTAAACGATAATGAATTTTCACGAACTCCCATATTATATATATTTAAACGTTAAACAATAATTGATGATGATAAGAAATACTCGTTCTTATTATCCTCCCCATAAATCTTGTTGAAATGAGATTTATGGTCATGCTCGATAACGATCCTATTACATGATATGCTTTTCACGATACCAAGATACCTACCACATAGCACATCGCATATAATATCATTACCGTTATGCGATAAAGCCGTAAGCCGTTCCTTACAAGATCTTCCAGACATAGGGTTCTCTGACATAATACCGCATCCTTTTTCCGTAAATATCAATTTACAATGATCAAATTCATTTATTTTGATATTATTCTGGAGGGCATGGACGAGTAGATCCTTATCAAAGACATAGGTACTTGTTTTGACAAAATGCTCGTCCACGAACCTCCAGTTAGGATAATTACCGTCAAAGTGAATCTCATACATATCCATATCAGGGGTAGAGAAGTAAGTCCTAGTATCATCTACTTTGATAGACAACGTATCTAATGACTTATCTATATGTTTATCAAGTAATATAGAGGAGGCGTTTGATACCGGGATGAATACCTTCTCTACCTTATCCTGATTAGGAACAAAATACCTGTAAATAGTATTCCTGTCAGTACTTACTATATTAATATTAATCTCATCAATATCAATGACCACATTTTCTATGCAAGGATAAAGCTCGTTGAGCTCCGTATAGTTACTGGCCTTGTTAAGTATCGATACATAATCATTCATCTTAACATTAATACCTCCTTCAGGAATATTATATACCATAGGGAAGGTATTTACGTCAAACGCCGGACAACTATACTCACCAGAGGCGTAGTATATGGTAATACTGTCCTTCTTATCGGAAAGAGCGATCTTAATCTCACCATTTTTCTGCTTTTTTATAAACCTGATAAAAGAGCTTGCCTCGACCAAGAAGGAGAAGTTAGAGTCAGCCTCAACCTCCAATCGCTCTATAACACATACCTTTGCGTTTACGGAAGTGATATAAGCCAGATTATTGACAATATCTATCTTAATATTCTTATAAAGTGAATTAGATCCGGCATTTTTAACAACCAGCTCCAATTTACTCAACTTCTCATTTAATGATTTCGACAAGCATCTTATAAGCATAACGAACTACTTTTTATTACATCGCAAATGTAATCATAATTATATTAACTCAAATACAATAAACGCTTAATAGTATTAAAATAACTTAAACTTACGTCTAATATATTCGGCTATAAGCGTAGCGTCACACATCCCATCTTGTATCTTGGTAGGTTGAACTCCTTTACCTGACCATGGTTTTACGAAAGACACCAAAGGGAAAAGGCGGATAGCGCATCGGATAGATGTAGCCTTCGTGTCTAACTTATCCGCCGAATACACCCGATCGGCTGTCGTATGAAGCTCCTTCTGCCAGGTCTTTGGTTGTACTTCCTCGAACATGAACCTGACGTCCGGATGCGAGTGGTATCGTTCCATCATCTCCACCATCATAGCGAAGAGCGCGTTTGGTTCCCGGCGCCGTCCGCCGAAGGTGAAGTTGCTGGCGGCTGAGCTGTTGTGGATGCTGTGGACGTCCTCTACGGCGATCGCCAGCGTCCCCCCACCTCCTTCTTGGATTTTATCTGCGGCATCGAGGAAGAAACCTGATATAGCCCTAAGGTCGATATCTCCCTTAGCAGATATCCTTGGAGTCATGATTACCTTAATCTCCCCGTTCTCCGGGATCATAGCCAATCCTCCGGTATCTATACCCGGATCTATCCCTATCGCTACATTCATATTCTCAAGGTATATAATGAGTGAAAATCCTCCGGTCTAAACACCTGTATAGAGTTATCTGGATACATACCTATATAATAACCGTAAAAAGCCCGTAGAATGCCATTTTCTAGCCTTATATCCAATGCCTTTACCTTATTACCATCAACCATAACATCAACCTCATCAGTCTTGTTAGATATCTTATCGAACCATTCAGGTACAGGATCAATACCGTACCTAAATGCGTTTACCGTTGATTTTATCGAGATATATGTTCCCATATTAGATAAGATTACAATCGTCTCGTTTAACAACCTTAAAATCGCCATTTCTAAGTAATATCGCTACATCAGATCTCGTATATGTGAGAGGCGTATACGATACCAAATGATAAGAAGCCTGTCCTGTCGCTGGTCGAACCGGTCTTAATACGGCTATGGCTATATCGCCGCCAAGTTCCGTACCACCGGTGACACCCTGTAGGCACATGTATATGAATCCCTCATACTCATATCTCTTCCCGATAAATTCACTCATGGGAATACCTACGAACAGATAGTTCTTTACATCCCCCTTCTTAACCTCGACAGCGTTCTCTACGCTGGATGGTATTACGTCTACAAATTTAGCTCCTATTGCCATAATCAGATATTTAATTTAGTTCTTAATTCTTGACATAGTTCATAATTATCTCTCATGATAGTTGTAATTAAATAATGATGAATTATTATTTAATTATAGACGCTTCACAGGGACTCGTAACCTCATCCCTCAGCGTCCGATTATAGAGGATATCAAATCCTACCCTCTTAATATTTAATGCTGCGTTAAGATCTCTGTCAAGTATCAATCCGCAACTATCACAAACAAAAGTCCTGTCCGACAAAGTCAAGTCATTCTTCTTCCAGCCACATCTTATAAGATCAGACTTCTGAATGATATTAGGTTTAGGGTTATCTTCCTTGTCATAGGAATTAAAAGAAGCGACATTGGCGTTCCAAATAAGACGCACGCATCCGAAGGTCTTGGAAAGAAGTATTTCCTGAGACTTATTAGGATATATACGATATTTAAACGCTTTAACCATTTTATATATTTATATCTTTCTTCAATTCTTCACATAGTTCAGGATTATCTCTTAATACAGTAAGAGAATTGTCTACTCCGTTACCTATCCTAGTATCTTTATACCAGTACCATGATCCTTTACGGGTAAAGATACCGGTTTCCTCGCATAACTTCAAAAGTTCAAGTTCCTTGTCGAACCCAACTCCATAATACAAGGCCGTCTCGGCTATCTGGAACGGTACGGCTGTCTTGTTCTTCAGAACCTTTATCCTAACCTCATGACCTATTGAAGATCCGTCCTCCCCTAATATAACCTTCTTTCTCGCCATTTCCATACGGATAGAGGCATAGAACTTAAGGGCGTTACCTCCGGTCGTTACCTTAGGATCGCCGTATATAACACCGATCTTCTCACGATACTGGTTGATGAATACCAGAACGCAATCGCTTTTGTTAACGATACCGGTAAGGACTCTCATGGCCTTTGACATCAACCTAGCTTGTAGTCCCATGTTGCTGTCTTCCATATCGCCCTCTATCTCCTTCTTCGGTACCAGATTGGCTACAGAATCTACGACAATAAATCCGACCTTCCCGGACTCGACTAACTTAGCCGTGATGTCAATAGCCAGCTCCCCGTAGCTTGGTTGGGAGATCAAAAACCGGTTTATATCCAACCCCATTTTCCTAGCGTACTCAATATCGAAAGCGTTCTCCACGTCTATTATAGCTACCAACTTATCGGGATGCTTTTTCTGGAATTCAATCATACTTAACGTACACATCATGGTCTTGCCACAAGATTCCATCCCGACCAGCTCATGGATCCGGCCTACCGCCCATCCGCCGCCTAGGGCCTTATCCACCACCAGCGATCCGGTGCTTTCCCTTGGTATGGATATTATAGGCTTATCGTCACCGAAGTTCATTATCGAGCCTTCTCCAAGCTCTTTATTTAAAGATGATACTAACTCATCTACGTCTGAAAAAAGTTCTTTCTTAGCCATTATAATCCGTATTCCTCGAAGTTAAATAAATCCTGTTGTTTCTTAATCATATCCTTCCCGATATCAGATATCTTTTCCGGATTCAATACACCCTCATTCTCATCCACCTTCTCTATAAAGTCAGATATCTTATCGCTTAGCAGTACCATATCTTCCTTAGGCACTGATTTTAGATAAAGCCCGTCTATAGACCTACATCTTGAAAGAGCGGTATATATCTGTCCTATCTCGAAGGCTCTGCTGATGTCTACAAATATATTATCTAAAGTCATTCCCTGGGATTTATGGACAGTTATGGCGTATCCTAACCTCAATGGATATTGTATTATATAGCCGCAAGAAATGCCTTCAAGGGAATCATCTACCTGCTTATACTTCATCTTCTCCCATTTCTCTTTAGTTATCTCCACCTCAGTATCGTTATCTAGATGAACATATATCGTCTCATCAACAGTATCTATGCTGGTTATGATACCCATCGAGCCATTGACATACCCGTTGCCGTTTCTGGTTATTATGACCTTAGCTCCTACCTTTACTATAAGCTCATCCTCACAGGGCGCTACAGGTTTCTCCCCGAATACGGTAGCATCGAACTTAAATACCTTATTATTGATCTTATCAAGATTAGTCTTATTTATCTCATAAGCCTCTTTGTTAGTTGAGCATATAATTATAGTATTATCCATATTGTCCGGATACTTGACCCTACTATCCAATATCTGTCTTGACTCATCGGTAATAACCCCACATCTTATATCCTCAAGCACGGAAAGAAGCTGAGGATCTTTTTGACGGAATACGTTCTCGAATGTAATGACCGAGAATCCTGAGGCCCTTAATGCCTTTGATGAGAAAAAGAACCGGCTCTCATAATATCTGTCGATAAAATCATCTGCTGTCACCACAGGAGGTAGTTGTGATAGATCTCCAAACATAATCAATCTAACTCCACCGAAAGGTTCCTTGCTACGCCTGCATTGTCTAAGTACGTCAGCTACCTCATCAAGTAAATCAGGCCTTACCATACTGATCTCGTCGATAACGATAGTATCAAGATTCTTGATCTTCTTCTTCATAAACGGACTTACATCCACCTTATTCGATAACATACCTCTCTCGATAGAAGGAATGTAAGGATCGTTCTTTATAGAGAAGAACGAATGAATGGTCTGTCCTCCGGCATTCAACGCCGCTACTCCAGTTGGGGCTACGATAACGCACTTACCCAAGAACTTTACAATACGTCTCATGAACGTACTTTTACCACTACCGGCTCTACCGGTAATAAACAGATTCTCCCTAGTGGTGAAAATATTCTTCAAGGCACGACCCTGCTCTACGTTTTTATCCACCGTCATAATATGACGAAGGAGGTCGTTTTCGTTTCTAAAATCCTCTTGTACCATGTCTTTTTAAGTTTATGGTACAAAGATACGAATAGTTATAATTAACTATTAAAAATAAATGTGAATAATATGTAAATATTAAATTTTATATCTGATACTCAAATCATCCAGCTTTACTCATCTCGGAAGATTTTTCTCCTAAAAATACATCTCTTATGTATTCTGTCGATATAAGGATATGCATATATTTCCCCTTGTATGATAGTCTTAAGCATCCGATAGTTACATTCTTTCTGTCTTTGGTATTCGCCACTCCATTGTGTTTTTTTACCTCATCATACAAATCGGATATACTCTTCTTACACATGTCTAAGAACATACTTATATATCTGTATATAGTGGATTTAGATATCTCATGCATACCTATGCCTATGAGCTTCTTGTTCAACTCATTAAGAAGGTATGCTATATTGAACTTAACTGTCTTTCTTTTAGTTACTTTGTATATATGATGCACGTTTCTGGTTCTGGCTCTGAATATTATTTTTGAAAGGATTCTTACCCGATCAAGTTTCCGGCTTTTGTTAGCCATATTCCGTCTTTCGTCTGAGCTTAAATTCTTATCCAGACATTTGTATACGGATGTTTTCTTGCCTACGAATATGTCTTTCGTATCCTCATTCTTCTTAGCCTTATACGAGTAGATCATGATATCAGGTAAAGCTATTCTTATCTCGCCCTCGGCGTAAGCCTTAAGCGTCTTTAGCTGATAGTCTATATCCTCATGGCAGTTCTCTATAACATGTCTGTAGCAGAAATAAGCTATGCCGTCAGATAGGATGTCTATAAAATCATCGGTATTAATCTCAATACGGTCACGGTATCCTTCTCTCATCCTATTTCTTAGAAATACATGCTTCTGGACGTTTATGATAGTAAGATAGGCTACTACCTGCTTACACTTCTTTTCCATGACCATACCGGAACCTCTTATATTATCTTTCTTGTTTGAGTATTTTACAGCCGTAACCTTCTTCCCGTCCTTATTAGTTACAGGTTTGTAATCTACTGGGCAGACAAGTGATCCTGCCGGAAGCCTTAGGCATCCAAGCTCATCTTTTCTTGCTTGTATATCTTTTGGGATATATGCTTCGGTAAGAATCTTATCGAAGTTTGATTTCATTTTCCGTAAAAGTACTATCTTTGTTTCCATAGTTTTTATCTTTGTTGCGAATATACGAGTTTTATCAATACGAAACAAGTTATTCAGATGGATGGGTAGCCTGTGAAGGTCGCCCATTTGTTGTTTAAGGAAGGTAGGTGATGTCTGTAAAACGCTGTGCGCGTGAACGATGGTTTTTCTCAACCTACTTGTTACGCGCGCGTTAATAGGTATATTTATTAAATATAATTAACTCTATAAATATATACTACTTTCTAATATCTCTATCCGTACACAGAACCTCTCCTGGCGTCGAGTTCCTGTGTACTCCACTTAAAGTCTCTATTTAATAAAACATTGCTTTTTACCGCCAAGGTATGGTGCCGTCAGGTAGCATACCGCAGGCTAAACCTGGTAGAAGCCGTATCCTATACCGGAAGCCGGTACCCCGGTAGGGGGATCGGGTGGAGCAGAAGCCAAAGAAGAAAAAGCGAGGTCATGTGCGGTCGCTCACGCTCCGGCCGTCCGTATCTTCTACGGCAGGCCCCATGCCCCAAGGCCTCCCATTTTCCCCTTGGCTTTATATCCCATAACATGGCAGGAAGGAATCCAAGGGGAAAAAGGTAAGGTCGTATGCGGTCGCTCACGCTCCGGCAGGCTAACATAACTCTACCGCCGTCCATGTCAATAGCGAACCTCTGGCGGCATTGTCCGGTATGACGGCGGTAGCCTTACCTTGGGTGTCCCTGCGTGTCCCACACTAACCTTTTCCCCTTTGGATGCCTTGGCTATGTCATGGGACGATAAGAAGCCAAAAAGAAAAAAGGAGTGGTCGCATCCCGTGAGGCAGGATAAGGCTGTCCCCCTCCGTCCACGCGCGTAGCGTACGTTAACTTCACTGTCCTCGCTATTGTAGCCAGACGTAGACATGCATGGCTTCGTTTGCCCTACCCCACTATCCTTTTCCCTTTGGATTCTCGTAAATACATGTTAGTCAGCATATATTACACTGATTATATCATATTTTGTTGACAATAATTTTTTTTTAAAGTATTTTTGTCGAAAACTAATTTTGTATGGCCGAGCAGAGAAAAGCTTTCGTATTCGCATTACCTTATGATACTAGACTGGGTATGATCCAGCAGTTCTTAAGGATATACAACGGCTATCTGGATTCTAAGGGTAGAAGCTTGATCACCGAAAGGACGATAAACTTACTTTCTTTCTACATCAACTACGGATACTCGGATGATACCAGGGCTAAGTACATGGATTGTCATGGGCAGAAGGAGTCTTATATCGCTGTCCTTAACAATGAGTTGAAGCGTGGTGGTTTTCTGGTGGACAAGAAGAACGGGAATTTCCGTACCCGTGAGTTGTCTATTGAGATGAGAAGCCTACGTAACTATTTCGTGCTTGACGGGGAGGGTGATGATACCCGTGTAATGGGATTCGTATTCAAGAGAAACAAATTGGATATTGATGGGTAGGAATCTTATTTCATTCGATAGGGATATCGTGGATGAGGTGGTAAGAAGATCTGATGGGAAGTTCACCAAACAACAGGTAGAGTGGTGCATGAAAGCATCCGTATCTTACATCCATCATCTAGCTAGGTATACTGACAATATATCTATCAGAATACCGTTTATCGGATACGTTGTATGCAATCTTCGTGAGATGCGTGTAAGGCGTGATAAGATACGCCGGATATTTGTCAAGGAAGGTAATCGTTATCCGGATGAAAGGATGCCTATTGAGCTTGATTGTCTGGATAAGAAGATTAAGGCAATAGAGGATATGGAGGGGTTAAAGAACGGAGATCCTCTTATACGTGATAACCATGAGGCCATGTATCAATGTCGGTATGGAATGACATGGGAACAATTACAGGATTTTCAACAAAAACAATTTAAGAAATAATATGCAAACAATCGGTAAAGCCCAAGTAATAGCCCAAGCTTGGGAAGACAGTTTATTGGGTAGGATTCCTAAGGATGAGAAGGATTATCCGGAGTGGTACAAGAATCGTCTTGATTTATGCAAGAAATGTCCTAAGAACTCTTCTAATATAGCTTTCTTTAAGTTACCAGCTAAGGTATTGCTTCAAAGATTGATGGGAAGACAGGCATGTTCGTTGTGTGGTTGTTTTATCAAGGAGAAGGCTTGGATGAAGACCGAGGTATGCCCGTTGAAGTTCGTGGAAGGAGAGAAAGCTAAATGGAATGCTATGGAGGTGATAACAGCCGATCATAACGATTTTAATATCGAGTGCCCTAACGATTCCTTTGATATAGGACTGACGGATGATGAGAGCGAGTTTTATCTAAATATTTTTGATCAAAAAATAGGTGATAAGATAGAAATCGTGTTATTTATTACCCATAAAGATGGTTTCCATGTCAAGGAGCATCATCTTGGATGTGGATGTATGGGAGACGTGTCATATAACAAACATCCTGACAATGAGAATAGAACTATATTTAGGATGACGTTGGATACCTCAAAATACACGGAAGGTCATTTTGAGAAACATCTATCTCTTATGGGTTATACTAAGGATGATCCTGAACGTAATTTCAAACATTTCCCGCTACGTATTATAGGGGAAGCTTATAAGTAAATACTATGCGAAGTCCCGTAAGAAGTAAGATAGATGATCGTATCCATGCCCTTATTGTCATGGAAGTCGGATGCCGTGAGTTGCCTGAATATTCGTTGGGTGATATACTTTACTCCGCTTTAAGGAGGATAGCTAGGGCTAATGGTGGTAATGTCCGCTTCTTGCGGGATGTTAGTACCAGGGATTTATTGAGGTCTATAGACCAAAGCATCAGTGATGAGATTGAATTAAATAATAATGATTATAACGTGTGATTATAATGGAAGAGGATAAGGATATCAAAAAAGAGATCAGGGATTATCTTAAAGAAGAGGCGGATACTCATATAAGGCATTGGATAGCCATAAAGCGTGAGAGCAAGCGTCTGTATAGCGATATTGAAGATAGGACTAAGAAGATAGCCCTTAAATCATCTTCGTTGATAAAAGAGGAGGATTTTGTCGTTCTTCATGAGATGACCCATAAGATACAGATGTTGAATATAGAGGCTGTAAAAGTCAATTCTAGGTTGATGTTCATAATCCAGTTGGCTACCAGCTTCGGTATGGATCTGGATTTAGATACGACATATGCGTCCACCGCCAAGAGCATTATAGAAGACAGAACGTCTGGATTCGTGTTTTATGATGACAAGGAACGTCTGAAATATGCTGATAAGGAGCTTGAGGATATGTTCCATGATATGAGCGTGACGGAAGTAAGTAAGATAGGGGTTGTTCAATCTTATGAGCTTCTTATGAAACAGTATAACGAATTTAAGGATATGAAAGCCAATGCCACAGGGAAGACGAAAGCCGACGAGTAAGGACGCTGATCGGGTGAACGACAATCTTGAGGTCATAGCTAAAGCCATAAACGACGCTAAGACTTATATTGATAAACATCCTTGGGATAAGGAGAAGCCGGAGGATATGGCAAGGGCATTTGACTTCATATCAAAATTAATCGATAAGATGAATACATGGAATGATTCTTATATGGAAAAAAGCGGAATCATGGATGTATATAGGTCTGTAAGCAATGTCCAGAAAAAGGAACGTAAGGGTCAGGTTTCTGGTGGGATTGAGTCTGTTTTAAAGGATATTATAAAATGAGTCTAAGTACGAGTCCAGAATTTTATGTAAACATGAAAAATCCTCCTGTATGGAACGATCTGTTCGGTTGGGAGGATCAGGATGACGATGTTAAGCAGTTCTTTAAAGAAGAGGCTTATAAGGTCAAGTACGGGGTGACTATCAACGGTACGTTCATCCCTCCATGGCTTTATTGGCATGTTAATTTCTTTCCCGTATTCCAGGATCTTCCAAACGGGGAACGTGTGCCAGCGATCAGTCGTTTGCGTGATAACGAATGGTTTTTCGCCGAGATGTACCAACGTGCCCGTATGGAGAAGAAAGGGTTGGGAATGTTTGGTACTCGTCGTTTTGGCAAGGCTCTTCTGGACTCGGAGCTGATATATACTCCTCATGGATCTAAGAAAATAGGATTCGCCGATATCGGGGATATCATATATGGTGATGATGGTAAGCTTACGACTATAGTGGGCGTATATCCTCAGGGATTCGTTGATACGTACAAAGTGACCTTTGAGGACGGTCGCAGCGTGGTGTGTTGCGGGCAGCACCAGTGGAAAGTCAAGTATCATGGTGATTATAAGGTTATGAGCACTATGGGTATCATCCATTCTGACTTCTCCAAAATGACTATAGATATTGGGGAAGCGGTAGATTTCCCTGAGCGGAGGTGGCTGATATCGCCCCAGCTCATGGGGTCTCTGGCCGCCTCCTTCCTTTGTGGAGCTACCGACAGGATCTTTGAACTAAGCAAGAAGGAGATGGATGATGTCATTTATTCATCCAAAAAACAGAAAGAGTTGTTCATAGGATCGTTTATGAAGATCGCTTGCGGTATAAATACCGGTGACGATCGTTTTAAGGTCGTTTATAAAAGCGAGTATATTATATCCTTTGTAAGGAAAATATTTTGGTCTATGGGGTATTATTGTGTCATGGATGGTGATGATATGTATATATCTAAGACCCACGATAGGCTTAGGATATCTGATATAGATTATTACGGTAGATATAAGGCTACTTGTATTGAGATTGATAATAAATCGCATCAGTTTCTTACTACTAATTTTGTCGTATCCCATAATACGACCATCATGTCATCACTTCTCCAGATGAACGCTACGATGACTATCGGTCTTAGTCATTCTGTAGTAGGATTCAGCGACAGTGACTTATCCAATATCGGCGAGTATTGTGAGTATGGTCTTGATCATGTGCATCCTTTTTTCAGGATCAACAGAACCAAGACCGACTGGAGTTCGGGCGTTACATTAGGCAAGAGGATGTCCAATGGCGTACGTGATATCCATGCCATTATCTCTATAGCCAACATCAACATGGGTAGGAAGACCTCCACGCAGAAGACGGCTGGTCTGACACCGGCTACGGCTATTTTCGACGAGGTAGGTAAAGGCCCGATAAAGAAGCCTTACACGGCTGCCATGCCATCCTACGACACGCCTTATGGCTGGCGTCTTAGTCCTATCTTGGCCGGTACCGGTGGTGAGGTGGAGTTGTCTAAGGACGCTCAAGAGATGTTCTCCGATCCCGAGACATATAACCTTCTGGTCATGGACTGGGATATCCTAAACCGTAGAGCCATGAAAGGAAAAACATGGAAAGAACGGAAATGGGCGATGTTTGTTCCGGGACAAATGGCTAACTCCGGTGTCAAGGTAACTATAGGTTTGGGTGATTATTTAGGAAAACCTGATGATAAGAAGCTTAATAAGATCAAGATTGACGCCACAGACTTCGAGGCTAGCACCAATAAACTTAATGAGGAACGGAAGAAGCTTTCTACAAAGGACAGGGTAGCCTATACCTCTCATACTATGTTCTATCCTTTTACGATTGATGACTGTTTTTTAAGTTCTTCTCAAAATCTGTTCCCGGTTGAGTACGCTATCAAGCATAAGAACGATCTTCTTGAGTCGGGTCAATATAGTGGCATGCTGTGTGATGTTTTTCTTGAATCGGGCAATAAGCTTGGTACTACGAAATCTAATAAACAGCTAGCTGGTTTTCCGTTTAGTGGAGGTGTTATCGACGCTCCTGTCCAGATATTCGAGATGCCTCAATCTAATAGGTTTGATGATTTTATTTATGTCGCTGGATGTATGCCTCCAGGAGAAGTTGTTCTTACGGATAGCGGATGGAAGAAGGTAGAAGACGTAAAGATGGGAGATAGGCTAGTTTGTATGGATGGAGGCTATCATGATATAGAGTGTATTATGATCCTTGATAAGGAGGATTATGATGTATATACGTTCAAGCTTAGTAATACGTTCAGAGAATTGACATTTACGAAGGAACATCCGTTATGGGTGTCTAAGGGTGTATCTAGGCATGGATATGCCATAGATGAGGATAGATTTGAGTTCGAGTTCGTGGAGGCACGAGATGTTAGAGAGGGATATTGGACAGCCATCCCTAACGTATATAGGAAAGAGATAAGAAACGATGATAAATGCTTCCATGGATTATACGATAATATTGATTTTTGGTGGATGATTGGTTTATGGATTGGAGATGGATGTCTTGATGACTACCATGTGATATTCTCCGTAAACAAGTTTGAGAAGGGTATAGTAGATAGGCTTGATCGTATATTTACGGATATTATTCCTTGCGTCCATAGTTATAGCTATGGAGACGGGTGCTACCGTTATAGTGCGAACAATGTAGATTTGATGAAATGGATAAGATCTAATCTAGGATCAGGTAGTCTTGGAAAACGGATACCGGAGTGGATAAAATATATGCCACAAGCGAACAAATGGGCGCTCGTACATGGTTATCTGGATTCAGACGGATCCATTACCAGAGATAAGAGAGGATATTACACGATGGAGTTTGTAAGTGTGAATCTTGGTCTTATGGAGGGTTTTCAGCATATCCTTTTCTCGCTTGGAGTAGTATCAGGTATATCGAAGATGAGAGAATCCATGGTGATGAGTATAGCCGGAAGGGACGTGAATACGCATGATACTTATCATCTTCGTCTTGGTAACATGGATACAATACTGGCAAAGGATTCTATCCTTAAGTGTGATATATCATCCTTTAAGCTGGAAAAGATAATCAATGGGATAAGAAGTAGAAGAAAGAACACAGGCTGCTTTATATCGAAGGACGGTGATAAGATATACTTGAAGATAAAGAGGGTAACGGATAAAAAATATACAGGTCAGGTATACAATTTTACTGATGATTGTCATAACTATATGTGTATGAATATGTTAGTATCAAATTGTGACCCTTATAAACAGGCTAAGTCCGACACCCCTTCATTAGGTGCTTTTTATGTATTCAAGAGACGTGTTGGTATTCGAGATCCTTATGCCTATAGAATAGTGGCTTCATACGTATCCCGCCCATCATCCATAGATCAGTTTTGCCGTACGTGCGAGGTGCTTCAGAAGGGATATGGTGCTATATGTCTTATGGAGAACGCTGACCAGATGTATGAGCAGTATCTTAACCGAAAAAGCGGTATGCCAGCGTCTTTCTTCCTGTTTGCTGGTGAGGCAATAGCCAATAAGTATGTGAAGGCCGGCTCCCGGCAGAACAGCAAGCTAGGGTTGTACCCTACCCCCGGTAACCAGAACCTGCTATTCTCGTGTGTCGTGGATTACTGCTGGCAGGATTTCGTTATTGGCTATGATGATAGTACCGGTCTTGATATAACGGTTAAAGGCATTGAGTTGATTGATGATATAGCTCTTTTGGATGAGATAATACAGTATAAGCCCGGATTGAACGTCGATAGGATAATATCCTTCGGGCATGCGTTGGTTCTAGCTAGGTATTTTGATGATAACAATTACATGCCTAAATCGAAGATTGAGGAGATGAATAACGCCCGTAAGGAAGATGCTTATAAACATCATGAGATATATGCCTCTGCCTTTGGATCGGTATCTATAGGAGCTTTTAGGTAAATGAATGTCAATTAAACGCCTATCTTTGTTGTAAATAAAATTGAATAATCATGGAAGTGTTTAATAGAGATCATTCGTTTCCAGCAAAAGGAGCGTTATTAGGATTACCTCCTCAGGCTATTTCCACGAAGAAAAAGAACAGGAAATGGAAGGAGGATTGTATGGACGCTCTTGAGACGATAGGGTTGAAACAGTATGATCGTAACCAGATGTACCGTGACTATTATCTGATGGCGGATGGTAAGTTATCTTTTATGGAGATGGCGGATGTTATCCCTCAGTTAAGGAACGTGCAGAAGCTAAGGAGCGATATAAGGATACCTTCTTTCTTGAAGCATTATGATATCATAGGTGGTATCGTAAACGCCTTTGAGGGATGGCTGACAAACCTACAGGATAAGTATACGGTTAATGAGGTAGGGGATATGGCTATAAGTGAGTATGAGGATACGATGTCAAATCTTCTTCATCGCCATATTCAAGAGCAATGGGATATTATCGTTAACCAACGCCTTGTAGAGGCTGGTCTTGATCCTACGTACAATGAGTTTAACTCTGAGGAGGAGCGTCAGGCTTATGTTCAGCAAATCCAACAGGCCAAGACGTCTATGACCCCTGATGATATCCAGAGGTTCATGAGTACCAGATGGAAGACGCAGGCGGCGGTATGGGGGGATCATACGATCGAGGCTGACCGTAGCCGGTTTTATATGGATGAGCTTGACAGGGAGAATTACCGGGATCGTCTTCTTAGCGGAAAGATGTTCCGGAACCATTTCGTTGGCTTCGACTATTATCGTCCGGAGGTATGGAGTCCGATGGAGGTTTTCCATCCTGATGTGAAATACCCGCAATATGGATCTTATGTAGGCCGTCTTCATTATTACGAGGGTGTTGAGTTGATATCAAGATACGGCCATAAGATGACGGCCAAAGACAAGCGTCGGATTATGGGAGGTGACGATGATTATGAGGGATGGGTATCTAATGACGGTGCTAGGTATGATTGGAAGAAAAAGAAACCGTCTATTACCGGTATGTATGAGAATGAGGTTATTCCATGGAAAGGATACCATGACTATGAGTCTATAGTCGCCGCTGAGGACTATTATGGTGTTCCGATGGGAGAGTACCATACCTTCGGACCTGACGGGGAGGAACACACCCAACCCCGCTTCTTGCCCCGCTTCCATCCCTTTGGATATTTCAACTCCGGTATGGCCGATGGTAAGAGATATGAGATAGACTCTCGCCTTTTTAGGGTTATGGAAGGATATTGGGTATCCATGAAACCGGTATTCTTAATAACTTATATGACAGAGACCGGGATGGTTGATCAGGAACTTGTAACCGATGAGTTGCTCCCGGAATTCTTGGAGAAGAATGGCATAAAGAAAGTAAAGAGGGTTATGGCCGATGCTGTTGGTGATCCTGAGGTGAACACCTATATCTTGGAGTATGTCCCTGAGGTTAGGTTTGGCGTTAAGATCACCGGAGGTAATTTAATGGATAAGCCTATATATATTGGTGGGGATCCAATACCTCATCAGATACATGGTGATAGCAGTCTGTATGATTATGTCATTCCGGTTTCTGGATTTATAGGGGCTAGTCTCGCTGATCGCATACAGCCGTTCCAGATGATGTATAACCTTGCTATGAACCAGCTATACAATAACGCCGAGAAGGAGATCGGTAAGTTCTTCTTAGGCGACTTAGGATTCCTGCCTACGGAATATAAGGATATGATGGACAAGAATGGAGCTTTGGCTACTTTTATGCAGATCGTTAAGTCCGTCTCATTTATGGGTGTAGGTGGTAATGACACAAACAATCCTTACCAGAATCCGCAGATGAGCAGCATATATAATCAGTTCGGTGTATATGATCTTACTAATACGGATCAGATAAGATCCCGTATGGAAATGGCGTCTTACGCCTATATGATGGCTTATAGGATGATAGGTATATCCGAGCAAGCGATGGGTCAGTCAACTAGATACGAGAGTTCTACGGGCGTAAAACAGGGAGTTAACGCTACTATGCTACAGACCCAGACTTACTTTAATGATTTCGATGACTTCAAGAAACGGACATTGGATATTCATCTAGCCGTGGCTCAAGTATGCCAGAAGGAAGGATACGATTGGACCGTGATGTACAGGAACAGCGATCTGTCCTTGGCTTACGTCAGTCTTACGGATAATAGCTTGTCGTTACGTCATCTTAATGTTATGGCTGTCTCTAATTCCAAGAAACGTCTGGAATTGGAGAATTTGAAGCAATATATATTACAGACGAATACTTTGGGCAATGACTTGCTTGATATCACTAGAATGATGAATGCCAACTCGACGGCTGAGATGAATCAGATAGGAAGGGATGCCAGATCTTACGCGGATCGTGTAAGACAGGAGGAGTACCAGAATCAACAACGACTTGTACAGCAAAAAGCCGAGGCCGATCAACAGGCCCGTAATGACGAGCATGAGAAGGAGAAGGAGCTGGCTTATATCAAGGGTAACTTCGATTTACGGGGTAAGAGCATAATGGCCGCCGGTCAAGCGGCTAGGACACAAGATAACGCAGAGGGTATGGATTATGTGGAAGCTATAGCGGATCGAGCCTTGAAGGAAAGGGATCTGGATATCCGTGAGGAGGATATGAGAACCAGACAGGCTAATGCCGAGGCTGAGCGAAGATCTCGTGAGGAGATAGAGAAAAGGAAGTTGGAATTAAAGGAAAAGGGGATAGATGCTAGGAATAAACGTTCTGATACAGATAGGTTTACGTCAATAATAAACAAGAATTGATTACAAGTTTTGTAAATATTTTTTACAAAATCTGTAATCATTTTGGCGTAAAATTCTGTCATATACTATAATGGGTTTGATTTAATTGGTAATTAGATTAATGATAATTTTGTAAAAAGCAAAAAAGGAAATTGTATGAATGACATGGGTGATTTCGCTAAGGGTTTTAAGACCATGAGTGTCGAGGAACTTTTTTACCGTGGTGACGGTGATGGCGATAAGAATAATATCGAGGGTAAATATGATAAGGATGGTAATCCTATAGGTGATGCCAAGAAAGAGCCTGCCGACGGCGGAGCGGCTGACGGTGGCGGGGATAAGGGCGGCGATGCGGCCAACCCGGACCCTGATTCCCTTGGCGAAGGCGGTACTGATAATAATAATGCGGTATCAGGATTTAACGGAAAATCTTTCTTGGAGAAGATGGCTGCCAGAGGTATCATAGACAGTATCGAGAACCTAGATATTATGGTAGATGATAAACCGGTTGATCTTTCTACTATCACGAAAGAGGATGATTTACTCGATATAGTGGAGGGATTGATCAAGGACAAGGCTGATGAGTTGTTGAAAGACAAGGTTGATACCGGGTCGATGTCTGATTTCATGAAGAAGATGATAGAGGTGGATAAGGCCGGTGGTAACGTTGGCCAACTATTAAGCCAATATCAGAGTATTCAGGCTCCGTTGGATAACCTTGATATGAGTAATAAAAATGATCAGCTTGCGGTTATCCAGCATTATTATAAGATGCTGGGTATGCCGGAAGATGAGATAAAGGATAATATGGAAATGATGATTGGTAAAGGCGATGAGTTTATCGAGTCTAAGGCCAATAAGTTTCATGATATCCTGAAAAAGGAGATGGATAACCTTATCGAGGAGGAGAAAAAGAAGTCCGAGAAAAGGAGACAGGAGTTAGTTGAGCAGATGAAAGTCTATAAGAAAGGTCTAAAGACATCTATAAGCTCAGGATTTCAGTTGACTGACACGATGATAGGTAAGGCTGTCGATTTCGTTACAAAGCCGATAGACAATCAAGGTCATACGGCTATAGATAAAGCCTATTCCGAGGCTATTAAAAATCCGGATATGGCCGCTGATTTGGCCTTGTTCTTGATGAATAAGGACGAGTTCCTTAAACAGAAAACCAACAAGGCTAAGATGGAGGTTAATAAGAAGACCATCACTCTTCTTTCTGGCAATAAGGGAGGAAAGCAGAATAAGACTAATATCGATAACGATACTATAGAAGCTAACTTCCTTGATCTGAGTGGATCAAAGAGTGTATAACATTAAAAGATAGATAATTATGAACCCTTTTTTGACAAAAAGTTTCCCGGCTACCGTGAATGGTGATAACGTTATTGCCTTCACCGACGCCAAGAACTATAAGACTTCGCTCGTAGAGCATAACTTAGGCTCATTGGCGAGCTGGTATTATGAGGATCCGGATAAGAATCATTTGGGTCTTTTGAATCTGTTCTCTAATATCGCTAATTACCCTGTACCGATGTATATGGGTATGATTAATAACGGCGCTACGATCTCTGTTAACGGTATTGGAGCTTCTTTCCGTTATGATCTTCCTGTTACAAAGACATTCGCTGTCGTTACGGCTGAGGATACTTCAGGTCATCACCTGAAACCTGGTATTGATGGTAGCTTATTTGATATCGTTTTGAATACATCTGAGTTTACGGCTTATGATGTTATTACCTACGATGCTGCTAACGGTTGTAATATCCTTATCTCAGGTGAGATCCCGTCTAAGACCGAAGGTGATTTGACACGTTATTGGTGTCGTGTTATCGGTGGTAAGGCTAAATACTTCCCTAAAGAGAAATTACGTCCTGGTATCCGTTATTGGAAGATCGGTCATGCTCTTGGTGAGTACAGTACTCAGTTCTCTAAAGTATCTGGAGCTGACAAGGCCGGTTCTATGACTTGTGAGTTCCGTTTAGGTAACCACCGTGGTGTTGAGGGCGAGACAACTATGTACGCTGGTATGAAGTCCATGCAGGCCGCCCAGAACAGCACTTCGGAGTTCGTGGAGACCGCTCTTCGTCGTATGAATGCCATGAGAAGTGAGTATGAGGGTAATATTCCTGATCTGGCTATTATCGGTAAGACTGTTAATGGTAGACTTGATTTGCGTACAGCCAAAGTAGCCTCTACGTTGGAGGTATTCTGTATGGCTGAGTTGGTTAAGCTGGAAGCTAGACAGTTGATGTGGCAAGAAGGTGGTATTATCATGGATCAAAATGGCCCTATCCATTTGAATGAAGGTATCTACCGTCAGCTTCGCCGTGGTTACACTATCTACTATAGCCGTCCGATGGGTATTACTAAGGACACGCTTATGGCTGCCGCAGCTTATATTTTCCGTGGCCGTCAGGATCTTCCTATTACGGAACGTAAGATTAAGTTCAAGGTAGGAGCTATGGCTATGATTAACTTAGAGAAGTTGATTAGGGAATCGTTCTTCACTACCTTGCAGAATTTAAGCTGGGGTATGGGAAGCGATAGGATGTTGCCTTCTAATCCTATCTCTGGTACTAATGACGCCATGATCTTAGGCCCGGTTCAGGTTAAGGGAGCTTTCATCCCTGGAATCGGTAATGTTGAGTTCGAGCATGATCCTTCTTTGGATTACGCTGACATGACAGATCGTAGTGAGTTAGTGAATGGTATGTATTCTAGATCCTCTTATTCTTGTATTATTGAGAATATCACTGACGCTGGATCAACTAACGCGTATTCCGCTATTCCTAATACGGCTAACGCTAAGTTAGGTAATATGAATAACAACGTATTCTATATCAAGCCAGAAGGCGTAAGCATGTGGTGGGGTTATGAGTACGGTCGTTGGGCGCACAAAGCTAACGGTAATGAGATCGTATCATCCTTGCCGGGCATGAAAGAGCAATTCTGGTGCCACTCCGCTTCCGCGGCTTGGGTTATGGATAACAGCAAGTTCTTGATTATCGAGCTTCAACCGAACTACTTCGGCTAAGTTTTTTATAAAATAGGTTCGATTCTTCCTATAAGTCTTTATCCTTATGGAGGAATTGAACCACTGTTCCTTCTTTAATCAATAATGTTTATTTCAAACATTTAATGATTCTATATTTTTAGTATATTTACTGTATGAAATTAACATTACAGATCAAATTGCTCCCAACATACGAGCAGGTCGAAATATTGAAAGATACATTTGGTGTTTTCAACGAGGCCTGCAACGTTATTTCTCAGATAGCGTGGGAACGATGTGTGTTTAAATAGTTTGATCTACATAAGGAGGTTTATTGTTTAATAAAGGAGACGTATCATTTATCTTCTCAACTTGTAGCACATGCTATCAGTAAGGTCGCAAATGCGTATAAGTCATATAGAAATAAGAAAAGATATTTTCGTAAGTTAGGATCTATCACATATGATAGGCGTGTTTTATCTTACAAAATTTCCAAATCTATATGTTCTATATCGCTTATTAAAGGACGTGAGAAAATAGCATATATATGTTATCGTCCTCATCTTATGCAATTTGCGAAAGGAGAAGCTGACTTAGTTTTTATTAGGGGTAAGTTTTATATCTATCAAACGATAGAAATACCAGATGAGAGAGAAAATGATGTAGATGATTTTATTGGTGTTGATATGGGGATTACAGATATTGTTTCTATATCTGACGGAACCAATATTTCTTCTAATGAGGTCAAGAATATACGAGACAAATATAATAAGGTGAGAGCTTCCATCCAGTCCAAAGGCACTCGCAACTGTCATAAGTTGCTGAAACGGTTGAGAGGACGTGAGGGAGGATTTGCTACCATTGTGAATCATAGTATCAGCAAATGGCTTGTCGCGAAGGCTAAGAAAGAAAATAAGGGTATCGCTATTGAGGATCTTAAGAATATTCGATTTGGTATGAACTCTAAGAAACGAAACAAAACATTCCGAAGGAGAAGTAACTCGTGGAGTTTTTATCAGCTTCGTTCCTTTCTTGAATATAAATGTAAGATGAATGGAGTTAAGATCATTGCCGTCCCTCCGGCTTATACCTCGCAAACATGCCATGAATGCAAACATATAGGTATTCGAAATGGGAAGCGATTTCACTGTAAATATTGTGGCAATATTGCGGATGCGGATATTAATGCCGCTATGAATATTGCTACATGGGGGTATGTAAACACCCATGAAAGATGGGAATTGTTATCGTGTTCTATACATGATGATGTTTCTACGTCTAAAACCCATAAATCTTTAGTTTATGGGTAGTTTACATATGTAATTTGGTTTTTATAGAAGAGAATATTCTTATTCTTTTTTTTAGGAAAGTAACGCAAAAAAATAAGGAAATGAAAGAAATTTTAAAATCAAGGAAGGTATTGGCCGAGGTAAACGGTTTCAATATCATGTCAGATACCTTATATGAGGTTGTAGGCAAACATGATGGAAGTGCTCCTCAGGCCTTTCAAGACGCTAATATAGCTAAAGCTCCGTTCCCGGAGAACGCCACTCACGTATGTTGCCCTTGGGATGATTTCTCCAAGGCCTATAACACCGGTTTTTATCCAAGATCAAGATGTTATAACGGACTTGACAAGAATGAGATCGATAAGCTTGTTAAGCAGAGGGTAGATAATATTATGAAGCCTTTCGAGGAAATGTCACAGATGGATCTATCTCAAACCAATTTAGAATTTTGGGATGACGCTAAGGATAAGATCTTCATGGGTAAGGTTTATAATACGGCTAATACAGTTGAGTTATTTTATTTATATCTGGCTGTATTTTCCGGCATGTTGACTCCTCAGGAAATGGATGGTGACCCTATTTTCATGAACTCCATGTTCTGTTTCGTAGAGAAAGACAATATGAAGGATTTCGCTCAGCAGCGTGAGATCAATAAGATGAACATCAGCTATAAGTTTATCAGCGCCCTTAAGAAAGGCGGCGACGATCGTCAGGCTGTCATCGATCTTCTTCTTTACATCGGTATCGTAACTCGCCCGGATTTCACGGAGGATGAGTATTATACAGGATCTCTATCAAACTGGATGAATGAGAAGAAGACCAATGTTGATTATCTGCTTGATATCTGGGATCGGTCATTGGAAGGTGATTTCAAGGAAGTTCTTGAGTTTTACCGTATCGTAAACGTCCTTCAACGTAACGGTCGTATCAATATGACTCCATCCGGATTACAATATAATGGCCAGATCATAGGTCCTGACGTTCGGACATCCGCCGAGTTCTTGGCTACCAAGAAAGACTTTATTAACATAAAGGCTAATGTATTGGATGAGTATGAGGAGATCATATCTATGTCTAATATCGATGATAAGTCCAAGACCAAGAAGGTTAAGGATATTAAGAAGAAGGATGACGTAGAGGAAGGTGATAAGGTTAAGGAGGAATAATTATGACGATCCAAGAAGCGTATCTAAGGTCTTTGCAGAAGAACGAGCAGAATCTTGCCAATGGCGGGATTAAGCTGGATCCGGGAAGGTTCGTGCTGTTGTTCAACGAGGCCCAAGACCGGTTGGTTAAGTACTATCTAAATAGGAAGGATGACGAGACTATACGCTCCATCCAAAACCTTCTTGTTTATTGGATGTCGTTGGATAATGCGGGTAGGATGGATGACCCTGAGTCTACGTCCTTTAACTTACCTGACGACTATCTATGGTTCTCTAACATAAAAGGAGTTTTCTCATACAAAGGGTGTGAGGCCACTGATTTCGTTATGTGGGAGGCTAAGAACGAGAATATCCATGAGCTTCTTGGAGACGAGAATAACCGTCCTTCTTACGACTACCGTGAGACATTCTACTCCATAGGGAACGGGAAGGTCGTGGTCTACGAGTCAGGCTTCCGTACCGAGGAGGTTAAAATGACGTACTACCGCCGTCCTGTCAGGGTGGACCTGTCGGGGTATATCAACGCCGCCGGTATCCAATCTACGGACATCGACCCGGAGCTGCCCGATTATCTTGTGGAGGAGATCCTGGATATGGTCGCCAAGCAATTCAACCTTAACGAGAATGAATTGAATAGATATAGAATGGATAAGGATAATGTGGCTTCTTTTAAATAAACAACGTTAGTTTTGATTGATAAGCCTGCTCAGAAATGGGTAGGCTTATTTTTTTTATCATCCTATACATATTTTCTGGAATCGGAGATTTCTCCGACTCCAGAAATCGTAAGTATGATTTTTGTGTTTTGTAAAATATTTAATATAATGATTTTATATTGGAATATTTTTTATCTATATATTTTTACGGTAAAACTTTTATTTGTATATTTACATCGTATTAAATAATTAAATATATATAATATGAAAACTAATGTTGTTATGATCTCCAAGGATAGGGATCTTTTTGGTGTTACTATCAAGCAAGACACTAAAACATCTTTCATGTCGCTGACTGATTTACAGGAAGCCTATACCAGGAAAAGGATTCAGGAAGGATGGAATGATAAGAGGATAGAGAATATCCTTTCTAACAAGGAGAGTGCTGAGCGAATATACTATATTCTTGAAAAACAGGGATATATGATAGAAACAGGATTTACTGTTTTTATGGAAATGGTTGAAAAAGAGTCTCTTATAAAAGTAATGAAAAAGTTTGGTGCTTATAAGACGGTTGGTAGGGGCGAGAACAGGAGAACTATGTGTAATCCTTATATATGGGTTCTTGTAGCTATGGAATTGAATCCTATGTTGTATGCCGAGGTTGTTACGTGGTTAACCGATAAGCTTATTCTTAATCGAATAGAGGCTGGTGATAGGTATAATGCTTTGTCTAGAGCAGCTTCTAGATTTAAGGATGTAGATTATGTTAAGATCGCTAAGGGTCTTAATTATATTGTTTTTAATATCTATGAAAGTATGATCAGGAATAAGGCCACGGAAGCTGAGCTGAAGGAATTGGAGCAAACACAAGGCAATCTTATATGGGCTATAGATATGGGTTATATAAAAAGTTTCGATGAACTTATTGATATGATGAGGAAGATGTATAAGAAAAAGTGGCTTAAATAATGTTTTTACAAAAAACGTAATTTGCTTGTATATCTATATACTCATGACCGTACTTTATTGTCGTGATCGTCTTTATTATTATGTTTGCGTTAGGTAAATGATTTTTAAACTAAAATATTGATAATATGTTGCACAGACCGCAAGACCGGGTACTTTTCGTATCCCCACACGCTAAGATGGTGGATGTTGATTCCATCTTCTTGAAGGAAGGACAGATCGGTATTTACGATACTAAAGATACTTCCGAGAACGGTTGTAAGGCCGTGATTGATTTTACCGGTAAGCCTCGTAACGACAAGCGTTATGAGATCCGTATCGGTCGTAATGAACAAGCGGCTTCCCGCTCTATCTATGATAAGGATTTTTCCACGCCGTTATTCTCCTTGAACGAGATCACGGAGATCTACGCTTCTTGGCCGAAGAAAGATCATGCTTATGTCGATGATGTTATCTTAGGATACAATGGTGTTTCGGATGACACGGCATTCTCAGTTTCCAAGGGCGACCGTATCGCTATCCGCTTGGTTCTCGCCGGCAGGGCTTTCGAGCTTCTTGGCTATGAGGAAGGTCGTGTTGAGATCAATGACGCCATTCTTTTGGATGATTGTGATAATACGCCAAATCAATGCGAGGAGTGCGATCCTTGCGAGGAGGTTGATTTGTTGCCCGCCGTCCTGAAGTGTATTGAGCGGATGAAGAACCAGCCTATCGCTGGTGGTGGTAAGGTATCTGATTATATCGATATCACTCCGGTTACAAGATGCACCAACGAGGCTACGGAGCCTGAGACGGAGGACGTGAACTTCTATTGTATGGAGGTTTGCGATACTGGTGATGACCTGGCCTTGGCTGAGGTTCGTGCCCAGTATCCGGGATTGAAGATCGTTCGTGAGAGCATCAACGGCAGCATGTCACGTTATAAGGTTATGAAGAAAGGGGCTAAACCTGCTGACTATACTCAACGTCTGATCTCTATCATGAAAGGATGCGAGGAATGCCCGCCTAGCTATACTGAGGTTAAGGGCGGATACCTGTATTCCGTTTCATTGGAGGATGATGGCGTTGATATGTCTTCTACTATCGAGTCTCTTCCTAACGTAGTTTCAGATACGGTTAATAAGATGAGCCAGATCAAGGGCACTGGTCTTTATATCGCCGCTACGTCAAAGAAATTGACCGATAATGAGATCAAGACATTCGTAGACGCTAATCCTACTACGGTTATTTATTATGTCGCTAAGACTTCTGATATGTGTGAGAATCCTACGGTTCGTACCGCTTCCTGGTCAGCTTGCGGATCTTGCAAGGTATCTAAGGAGAAGTATTATATCACGATCCCGGACAACGAGTGTGGTGAAAGTGCTTTGGAGGAAATCAAGCAGGCGTTCCCGGAACTGGAGATCACTGATTACGGCACTCCTGCTGCTTGCCAGCATAGCTTCCAGACAGAGGTATATACCAATATGTTGTGCGATGAGTGCGACAAGGTGTTCGAGGGATTCTTTACCAGCGAGGCTCCGGCGTCTTACCGTAACCGGATGTGGAAGAAATTGGAATCAGCACAAGAGCTTGGTAGTAACTGCAAGTGCGGTATCCGTTTCCGTGGCAAGGAAATGTTATTATCTCCGTCAGAGTGCTTGATGGATCAAATGACTTATATCGAGGATAGCGTTGAGATCGTAGGTGCTAGTGGCGGTTACCCCGATTCTTTGGATGAGGGTTCTCCTATCTGGTGGGATCAACTTCATTTTGAGAGACTGTCCAGCAAAGCCCCGCGCACTCACGTAGGTGGCAATATGATGGATGATGAGCTTAAGGGGTACGCTCACTTCAACGGCTTCCCGAAACATCAGGATTTCATGGGGCGGACATTCATGAACGAATATAGTCGTGTAGAGCAAACGGCTCAGTACGTTGACTTCCAGATTACGCTCAATCCTCATAGATACGCTCAGGGATTCGGAAAGGTTATCGCCGATGATCCGGTTAACCTGATCTTACGTGTACGCTATGGCGCTCATGAGGGTGTTCAGGAGATGATCAATATGATCGGTGCTGCCGCTGGTCTTGGTCCGGCCATCGTAACCGAACCGGAATAATTTGACCTTTTTTGCGTTCATATAGTTGTAAATCCCATAGCGTTTCATATAAATGCTATGGGATTTTAGACGTTTCAACGCGACTTGTGGACTTATCGCTCGACGTCCGATTATAGAGGATGTCAACTCCCATCCTCTTGATATTAATAGCGGCGTTAAGATCTCTATCGATCTTATTACCACGATTCTCACACACAAAAATCCTGTCGGATAACGTAAGATCCTCCTTCTTCCAGCCACATGATGAACATGTTTTTGACGAAGGATAGAATCTATCTATTACAACTATCTCTTTTCCGTACCAATCACATTTATATTCCAATTGTGAACGGAACATGGAAAAAGAAGCGTCAGATATATATTTGGCCAATCTGTTATTTTTAAGCATACCCGATGTGTTAAGATCCTCAATGCAAATGATATCATAATTATTTACCAACATTGTGGTTATATTATGAATGAGCCATGATCTTTTGTTTGCTATCTTCTGGTGAAGTCTAGCTACTTTAAGCCTACATTTATCACGTCTTTTGCTCCCTTTCTTCTTTCTTGACAGATTTTGTTGCATCCTCTTTAACTTTGCTTGGCTTTCACGAAGATAATGAGGATTATCAATAATTGTATTATCAGATAAAGTTACTAATGTTTTTATTCCAAGATCAATACCTATTGTTTTACCTGTTTTTAGTTTGTTATATTGTTCGGTTTCTACAAGAATTGAAATAAAGAACTGACCAGAACGGTTCATGGAAACAGTGCATGATATTAATCTTGAGTTATCTGGGATATTTCTGTCTATGGAAATCTTAATCCATCCTATTTTTCTAATCGAACTTTATTTTCTGAAATCTTGAATTTAGGGGATGGAAGTCTGAATGACTGGTTTCCATGCTTGTTTTTAAAATTAGGTCTACCAAGTTTTTTAGATCTCTCTTTATTAAAATATTGTTTTGAAAATTCAATGAAATCACGTTGTTTCTGTTGCAGAGTTGCCGCTGAAACCTCATCCAGCCATGGTTTATTTTCAATTAAATCTGATTTCGATATGATTTTCGGATTAGGGTTTGTTTCTTTATCATATGAATTAAACGAACTAACGCATGCGTTCCATATAACCCTTGTACAGCCAAAGGTTTTCAATAACATCTTTTCTTGGGAAGATGTTGGATACGCTCTGTATTTATATGCTCGTTTAATCATTATCTAAATCTAATTCCCTTATTAGTTTTTCGGTATTCCTTTTGCTTCTTCTTTGTCCATATAACCTAGTAGTAAAAGATGTTATTATGGATACAAAATCCTGCATCAGGTCATCTCTGTCGCTGTTTTGTGTATTTATTACCTCTATAGTCCTATCGTCAAGTTCCAATAACTTTTTAATATAATTCATACCGAATCTACTGAATCTATCAGAATGCTCTATAACGATCCTTGTTATAGACCTATCTACTAATAACGATTCTAATTTCTTCCTATTGTCATTCAATCCGCTCCCTATTTCACAAACTACTTTATCAACCCTATATCCTTTCGCTGCACAATAGGATAAAAGTCTTTCTTTCTGTCTTTCGAGATTAGATTTGTTTTCAGAAGAAGACACCCTGCAATAGACAGCTACTCTTTGACTTTTGTTTTCATCGACAATAACCAATATATGACCATTCGGTGTTGTCTCTGTTTTTAATAATCCTTTCTTGACTCTATTCCATATAGTCCTATATGTAACATTTTCTAATTTAGCGTATTGACTTATTTTGTATTTCATGATACAAATATAGAAAATATTCTACATATATAGTATGTTTTACTATAAAATTTATATTGTTTTATTATACTAGTGAATGGATAGAATTTATATCTCTTCTTTTTTTTGTTATCTTTGAGGCATAAGAACTTAAATATTGTAGTATGTCCGCGATTAATGAGTATTTAAAGAGACTTGCTTCCATATTCGGTAGCATGGGTTTCTCCGTTCCGCCAGATGACTTCTCAGGGGTTGTAATAGACGGAAAGACGTATCCGGTCATGATGAGGAATGACGGGTGTTACGTGTACTTCGATGATAAAGGAGTAAAGAGACTTGTAAGCGAGGTTCCTAAAAAGGACTATCAGTTCATTAACATCAAGGACGCCCGTGTGTCGATCGTCAGCCAATGTTATCGTACTCCGGGAGGTCAGGTAGAGGCTCGTATCCATACCTATATGAATAATAAGGGTGAGATATTGGCCGAGAAGATATTTATCATCAACTCTTCAGATGTTGATACGCCTATTGGTACGGAATTGGATAAGATTCCTGCCGAGTGGGTAGCTATAGATTGCAGCATAGCGGAGATGACCGATCGGGAGTTGATATTCGTAAGTAAATGTTACGCCACGGAAGGGGGCAAGGTCCAGATCGAGGGCGTTGAGTCGGTAGACCCCCGCCTGAACCCGGAGGTATCCCATTATGAGGTGGTAAATACGACTGACGATAGCAATCCTATCGGTACGGAGTATGATAAGATACCCGATACATGGAGTCGTATAGTATGTGATTTCCCGGACATGACCCAAAGGGAGATAATACCGGTGCTTAAATGCTTTGATACCGGAACCGGAAGGGTGCAGATAGAGGGATATAAGATATTTGATTACGAGATGGGTACCAGAAAGGAATGGTATCGCGTCAAGCAAAGTACCGATCCTGAGAATCCGGTAGGTAAGTTTATCACCAGCATAAGCGATGACTGGGTTGAGGTCGTTTGTGACTTCACGGATATGGAGGACCGGGATATTGAGGTAACTGTAGAATGTTATAAGACACCGGCCGGTAAGGTGAAGCTGGAGGTTCTCACGTCATGGGACGGGAATATAGGAGTTAGGGATAAGAACTATAAAGTCCTGGAGACTACCGACCCGTCACAACCTGAGGGCGCCAGCTTCAGTTCCTTGCCAGATACGTGGGTAAGGACTGTCTGTGATTTCGACGATATGGAGGAGCGTGACATCAGGTCTTATGTCGAGTGTTATGACGGAGGCAATGGCAATGTCAAGCTTCGTAGGTTGGTTTCTTATGACTCCAAGATAAAGGCAAGATACGTCCGCTTCGAGGTGCTTGAATCGGATGACGCCGGCTTCGTTCCGGGGGCCGAACTGACTACCCTCCCGGACGGATTCTCTTTGGTGTCTTGTGATTTTACGGATATGGAAGATAGGATGCCTATTGATATCGAGGAGTGTTACAAGACATCAGCCGGAAGCGTGCGTATGAGACATGTGGTGTCTTATGACGGTGATCTTGGGAAAAGAAACCAGTTCTGGGAGATTGTGGACTCGTCTGATAATAAGTATGGGCTAGGAAATAGGATAAATAATATCCCTGCGGATTTTATCCGTGAAAGGTGTGCTCTAGAAAGGTTGGATGATCGTATTACCAGAAATGCGATAGAATGTTACTCGACACCGGGAGGATCGGTAAGGATTAAATCCACTTACGTTATCAACCCTTTAAATCATGTTAGGTCGTATAATCATCATGTATTGAGTTCTACAGACAATGATATCCATGTTGGTACTCAATATACCTCTTTGCCATCTAATTTCACTCGTATCGAATGCGAGGAGCCGGATTATATGGATCGACTTATAGATACCACTGAGACTTGTTATGATACCGGAAAGGGTACGGTGAAGATCAGGAGACAGGAGTCGTTGAACGGAAATCTGGATGTAAAGACTTTCGACTATAAGATCGTTGAGTCTACCGACCCCGATCATCCTATCAATACTACCCCTACGCAGACGGTTATTAACGGCTGGACGGTTATCAGTTGTGATCTTAATATCATGGACGTGGATGATTGTTATGAGATCGGTGGTCATAAGATACATTTAAAGGGATTCAGGACAGTCAATCCGGCGTTACAGGACATTAAGTCCATATTGTATGTCGTGTATTCCGATCACCCTGATTATCATGCTGGAGATGAGCTTAGTTCTATCCCTGAAGGGGCTAAGGTCACGATCTGCGATTACGCGGATAAAAGCCAAAGGCATATGGTCCCGGTGCGCGAGTGCTATGAGGTAGATGATGGCCGGTTCTATGTAGAGGGAAGCAGGTTGGTGGATAACAATATGGTCGTTGAGCGGATGTCGGTGATGGTGCTGGAGTCATCCTCCCCGACCTACCCGGTAGGTACGACACTGACCTCTATTCCTGTTGGCGCTACTATCGTGGCTTGTTTATGTCAAACCTGTTAATTCTCTAGCTATGGTAAAAGTATGTAATGATTATTTTATGATTGACGCTTTAGCCGGAGGTCAGGTCATAAGAAAGAGAAAATATCGTCGTGAGAATACGATGATCGGATATAAGTGGTATGATTATAATGGGGTTGAGGTTATCGACCCCATTGAGATATCACGTCTTGATAGTCTGGCTACCAAACATCAGCGTGTGGATCAGGCTTACGATGACCATGCTGTTTTCATGTCATCAACCAACTACGTTAATAGCGTATCTGGCATACCTATGGACAAACATATGGTTGTGGTCGAATGGAGGCCGGAAAGCGAACAGGGGTTTGTTACGATGGCTCATGAGCAAGGTCTGGAAGGTGATAGCTATTATATCGTTGTCATCAATACAGGTGATAAGCAAGCCACGATCTATACTCCGGTAGACCCGGAGGAGCCAAAGGAAGGCGCTACCCGTGCCGAAGATGACGCCAGCGTCTCTGTTGGAGGATCATACGTATCCATATCTCCAAGGCAAGTGGAGAGAATAAGAGTCACGTTTAGGGGCGGAAAGTGGTATTATGAGCTGGTGACTAAAACATATCCTAGCAATACCGGCGGTATTAAGATCGGTGATGTGGATTTCGTTACGTTCAGATATTTGTGGGACGAAAGTTCCGGAAGGGACTTGGATACCATGACAGAGGCTCTTAACTCGAATGTTCCTACCATAGATAATTTAGGCGTAGGATTCGCTGGTCCCGGTAATAATGACGATCATGTAAGAAGCGTACTTAAATGGGGAGGAGACAATACCGGATCAGGCAAGGAATGTGTATGGATGTCGGTAAAGGATCTTCGTGCTCAATATTATGATATATTACCTGAAGAGACTCAGTTTATAGCCTACTCCACATGGTTTGGATCCAAAGGTACTGGTAAGTGTTCTTTTGAGTTTGTAGGGTATAAGGGCGGTACGATGAGACAGGATGGGTATAACTTTATCAATACCGGAGGATCTGTCGTATATCAAAACACATATGATTTTATCTGCAATACTAGTAAGGGGGCGAGTACATATAAGACTTCTTATCAGAAAGTAGCCCGTATTACTTATAATAAGCTCACCAATGAGGTCTATATGTCTATAGGCGATGCTATAGATCAGGAGGATAATTATGATAAGCTGGAGCGGGAGATCAATAATATAAAGGAAAGACTTAGCGATGTCGAGAGCGAGTTGGCTGTCGTAAGACGTATAGCCGAGGGCAAGAACACGGCGTATATATTTGATACGGTCGATGCCATGAATGAGTGGCTGGCGGTCCCGGAGAACACGGCTAAGCTCCGTGTGGGGGACAGCTTCTGGATCAGGGAGCAGGATGTGCCTGATTATTGGTGGGATGGAACTCAGGCTTTAGAGCAGGAAGGTCCGAAGGTTGATTTATCTCCTTATTATACGAAAGACGAGATTAATAATATTGTCAATGATATCAATCAGAAGATAGAGGATAAGAGTACGTCTATTATCTTCGATACTTATATCCAGATGAAGTCTTTCGTGGATGATCCAACTAACGCCGATAAGCTTAAGGAAGGTACTATCTTGTTGATACGAGAAAAAAATGTACCTGATTATTATTACGATGGTGCTGGGATAGTTAAGATGGAAGCCGACGTAGAGCAATGCCTTTATGTTACTTTGACTAATAAGCCTACGGAAAGCACTGTAAGTTATACCCAAGATCGGGAGGTGACTAATTTCGCTCCTGGAGCTATAGCTAGATGGGTTGACGCTGATGGTAATAACGTTTTTTATAAGCTTGTAGAGATAGTAGGTGGTAAGGCTAAGTGGATTACTCTTATCGATACTAAATACGGTAATGTGACGCTACAGAGCACTTATGACAAGAACTATGAGATCGTGAATATCGTATCTGGATCACGTTTACAAGCTATAAATAGCGATAAGGATGAGATCAAGTTCGTTAATAGCGCTACCGGTAATGTTACTGTCGTGTTTAACGCCACGGTATCAGGAGGAGCAAAGAAACTTACGAGCCTGTTGGCCGTGAACGAGGTGATCCTTACGCCTGGGGCGGCGGCGTCCTTCACCCGTACCGGCGAGACCTTCACCCTCTCCGATCTTTTTGGTGTTACGATCTTCCCGGATCTGGCCGATTCCAACCGTGAGGGAGAATGGGTGATGAGCGTAGGCGTAACCGGAAAACCGATCCTTATGGAGGTCAAGGAGATGCGTAAGTGGGATGAGAGTATAACCAAGGAGCTTACGATAGATGAGCTTAACGAGAAGTTCCCTAACGTGGATATCGGATTCGCTGTCGTATGCAAGACCATCAACAAAGTATATGAGATGGTTAACGGGTATAAGGAATGGGTGTCTTATGATATAACCTCAATTAATTAATATTATGGCTTTTTTAGTAGGATACGACACGGTAGCGTCCTATGTCACGTTTATAGTGAATGAGGACAGGTTCCCTTGTTATGATGGTAAGGGCGCTGATTATATACCCGATCCGATAATATCAGCGAGTGCTTTTAATAGAAGTCTTAGGTTCTCGACAGGAAAGCCAGGATTCGTGGACGTTGATTGGGGAGACGGGACAAAGGATCAATATCCTTTAGTTAAGATATCTGATGGTAGTTATAGGATTGTATTCAGGTCTCTTGACATTGAGTATAAGAAGAATCCGGATGATACCGTATGGTGGTATAAGAAAGAGGATGGCTCACAATACATACCGGTTCCCCCACATAAGTATAGCGATATCAGGCGTAGGGAGGTTACGATGAGGTTCTCTAACGTAATTGATGGGGAATTTAATATGGATGGTATTGTCCTTCATGAGTTCCCTATAACTAATCTTCCCGATATAACTTATTTTGCTATGGTTAGATCCGTTTTAAAAAATGGAGATATTCCATATGACAGGATAAGCAAGAGCGTTAATCTTCATAATATACAGATGGGAGCTTCTTCTCATTCTGGTGTATGGAGTAATTGGCCAGAAGGTTTTTTGAACATGAAAAACCTGAGGTATTTCGGATGCAATAGCGTTTTTAATTTCGGGGATGATCCTGATTCTAATTGGAGAAGGTTCTCTGAATGGAAGAATCTTACCTTGTTTAATTTCAATTGGTGTAACATCCCTTCTTATGATCCGGCTTTTAATTCTATTCCGGCTGTGGATATAAATATTATAAGCGATAGGAATAATATACCTGTATTTGATGAGGTGGATAAGGTGGGGGATGATAAGGAAGGCATTGATTTTATGGGTCATGGTAGCTCATGGAAACAAGATCTGGTAGGAGGGAAGTTGAACAAGATTCAGCAGACATATTGTTCTTTAAGTACGGTGCCGGTAGACGATCTTCCGGATTACTTGTATGAGATAAGGGAATTTAGGGTATGGATTTTGCGTGATGAAAGTAGATTTATAAATACGCAGGAGAGGGCTGATACGTTCGTTAACACGTTTTATGATAAGATGATGTCCTGGGATTATATAACGATGTCACAGACGGCTTCTGACGGTAACAGGAATCAGTTTTATAAACTTACCTTAGATTTATATACTGCCGCAAATCCTACTAATAAGAGACCGTCTGGCGTTTATCAGGCTCCTGATGGATTTGTCAAGGGCGTTAGTAATGGTAATCCTACGACACCTATGGAGAAGGTGTATGTGCTTACCAACAACTACGGGCAGACGTGGATCTTGGCGCCTGCCCCGGCTTCTAAGGCCGCCCTTACGAGGGCACGGCGGGCTGGGAAGGCCAGGATCACCCCGTTCCTTCTTGGCGTAAAGGACGGGCATGTATCCGTGTTCAGCGGAGATGTGTTAGATGAAAGCATGTCCAAGTACAGTTTTGCCGATAAATACGAGGCTATAGATATATGTAGTAATCTAGGGCTTGATAGTTCACCTGTTGTCGAGTATTTTAGAAGAATAGAGGAGGGAGAGGTATGAAGTTGATATGTATGGATACGAATAAAGGGTCTATAACCTTTTTTACTAAAGGCAAATATGCTTTTAGGGGCGTTGACAGGAATGATACTACTGATGACGTGCCTGATCCTATATTGGATGTTAATAATTACAATGAGAGTATACAGTTTTATTCCAAGACCCCAGGAATGTGTGAGGTCGATTGGGGTGACGGGAATAAAGAGCAATTTCCTTTCGTGAAGGATAGGAGCGAATCCATATACGGGCGATATAGGTTGATGTTCAGGAGAAGGGATATAAGTTATCGTAAGAATCCGGATAGCCATCCATGGTGGTTTTATAAGGAAGACGGGAGTGAGTATATCCCTGTGCCTAATCATGCTTACGCTGACGGGCTAGATAAAGAGCGGGTCATTACCATGACTTTTACGAATGATATTACATACGTTCAAACAGTAAGGATAATGATGGTAGGATTCCCGATATTAGACGCCCCAAGTATTATCAACTTAATCTTATCCATTACCGGAGATGGGAATATAACCGATATTCCTAAAGATAGGATACGTAGATCGGTAAATATAGAGTATATAACACTTAACGAATTAGGTGTAGGGACATTGACATCCATACCAGACGATTGGGATAGGTTGACTAAGTTAAAAGGCATTAATTTAAGTCGAACGGCTGATTTTAATGATACGGAGTCTTCTAATATAAGGAAATTCCCCTCTATGTGGCCTAATCTTGTAACATTATCTTTGGCAGGTTGCAGGGTTAGGGTATATCCAAGGGAATGGCTGTCTTTTAGCAAGCTAAAAGAATTATATATATCCCCGGGAGTGGCCATGTCATCGTTTGACCCTAATACATGCCCGGCTATGGATGAGGTGGATAAGATAAATCCTAGCTTAAGGACCTTCGACCATATAAATAGATGGTATGGGTCTGTCGTGAGCTGGCATCCGTATATGATCGGCAAGGGGCTGGAAAATATCACTAGCCTTGCCGCCTCATATGGCTATAGTAATATAGATGTAAGTAATCTACCGGATTATATATATGAGATGAGATCTATGAGTAGTTTTTATATGCATATCTCCTTGTTGACCCAAAGTCGATGTGATACGTTTATATCAACATTATATGAGAAGGTGATGGGGTTTGATTATCTCACTATGTCCTCCTCCGCTTCCGATGGCAAAAGGAATCAGTTTTATGGATTGTATCTAAGTATGTATGCGGCTGCCAATCCTGTTGATAAAAGACCTAGTGGCGTATTACAGGCGCCTTCTGGTTTTATGAAGGGTCAGTCTAATGGCTCTCCGTCGACTCCTATGGAGATGGTTTATGTGCTTATGAATAATTATGGATGGAGGTTTAGTATGGCGCCAGAGGCTTCGGTGTTAAGGTCAATACGATCTTCTGATATTGACACGAGGTCGTATAAGCCATATAAGCTTATCGTATTTGACGATGGGCGTACCTTTGTAGGCAATGGAGATGTTTTAGCTCATGATACGGATAAGGTATTATCGTTTGGGGGTCAACCTGAAGGGGAGTGTTTATGTGATTCTATGGGATTGGAAAGGAATGTTATTGTAGAATATTTTAACAAGATAGGTAATGGCTAAGACATTATATAAATATGAGGCTTCATCAAATAAGTTCGTGTGGTTCACTACATGGGACAGGGCACTTAGAAATTATTATACCGATGATTATAATTATGTACCCGATCCTGTCGTTGGTAATCCTTTTAATGCGTTTGTTGAGTTTAGATCCAGAAAGCCCGGTATGGCTAATGTGGATTGGGGGGATGGAATAAAGGAACAGTTTCATATGACCAAGGTTCAAGGGCAGGATAATTATCGTATCATATTCCGTTCTTTGGCAATACAACACAGGAAAAATCCCAATACTACGTGGTGGTTCAGGAAGGAGGATGGATCGCAATACGTACCTGTGGATAATCATGCTTACGCTGATGGGAGGAGGGACGTACAACGGGCTGTGTCGATAGATTTTACTTGTGATATTTATTATGCCAATATTGAAACTTGTAAGATGACGGCTTTCCCGATCGTAGATATTCCAGGTCTTGAATTTTTGGTCGTATCGCATACGATGTATGTTAATGATGGCATACCGGTAGATAAATTGTCGAGATCTAATAAATTAATTTATATAGAGCTTTCAAATGTAGGGCAAAGAATGACTGAAATGCCTGAGGCTATAACTAGTAAGACTGAGGTGTATTATTTAAATATGTTTAATATGCTTGATCTTAGGGATATAGAATCTAGCGGGATAAGGAATATAAAGAATATGAAAAATCTTCAAACCCTTAAATTGTCTTCATGTTATTTGGATAGGTATATAAAGGAGTTTAATGATCTTCCTAAATTAACTTTGTTGAATATAACTCCTGGTCCTTCTGATATGTGGAATTATTTTGATATAAACACCCTTCCTTCTTTCGAGGTAGATAAGATAAATCCTAACATTACTGATTTTGCTTTTTTAGATGACTGGATGAATGGAGAAAGGAGGACGAGTTGGAATGATGATAATATGTCGGGTAGAGGATTGGATCATATTACTAATTTTTACGCTTCTCATAGCAATCGTCTTAGAATGGATAAGCTTCCGGATTATATTTATGAGATGAGGGCTATTACACGGTTTAACGTGAATGCATCCACTCATAGCCAAAAAAGATCAGATGATTTCGTAAACTCCTTCTACGACCTTGTGGTGGGATGGGATCAGATTACCATGGCATCCGTGGCCAAAGATGGGGAAAGAAATCAGTTTTATGGACTTGCGGTTTCTATGTATGGTAGTCAATATCCTGACGAGAATCAGCGTCCTTCCGGCACGGAGCAGGCCCCCGAGGGATTCGTGAAAGGCCAGTCCAACGGATCTCCCGCTACGCCTATGGAGAAAATATATGTATTAAAAAATAATTACGCCCAGAAATGGACGATTAAACCGGCTTGAAATGGATAGGAATGATATTGTAAAAGAATTAGGTTCGTATTTTGACATAGTAGAATTGGTATGTCCCCATACATACAATAAATGGAAGGACAGATCGTGGCAGTTCCTTGACACAGGGTTTCTCCATAATTTACTTATATTGCGTAGGGATATAATCAAACAGCCTATGTATTGTAATAACTGGGATAAGCAAGGACAGTTTTCCCAGCGTGGTCTTAGATGCAACATGTGCCAGATCGTCAAGGATAAGAAGGATGTTTATCTATCCGCTCATGTGTTGGGTAAGGCTGGGGATTTCGACATCAAGTCGATGACGGCGGAACAGGCTAGAGGCTTGATCTTAGATCATCAGGATATGTTACCATATCCTTTCCGGCTTGAGGGTAAGGTTGGTTGGTTGCATTTTGACAGCCTTGATACGAGGAACGGTATACATGCCGTGGTGTTTTAGGTACTTAATGCCATAGTGATTAACTTTGTAGATGACATTAGTAATGGATAATAAGGGTATGTTAGATAAGATTGGGGCTTTGTGGAATATCGCTATCGCTTATGGTACTTCATGTTGGGCTTATTTCCAGCCGGTTCATCATCTGCTGGAGGTTCTTCTTGTAGTGCTGTTGGCTAATTTTATAGCAAGGCTTATCCAGAGCGCCAGAAGGTGGAAAGTCCGTCGTAGCCGTAAACGCCGGTTCTCCCTATACCGGTGGTTCAGGGAGGTCAGGCTGGTAGGGATACTCAAGGAGTTTTTCCTGTCTTGTTTTATAGTCATGACATTATGCGTGATATACAAGACATTGAGTATTGAGGAGGATGACGCTTCCGCTATATTGGTAGTGACCAAATATGGTGTTTATGCCGCTCTTGTTGCTTATGTCATGTTGTTCCTTAACACGATAGGGGAGACTTTCCCTGACACTTATATAGTAAAGGTGTTTAAGAGTATATTCAGTAGGGTTAATATCTTGAAACTTTTCGGATCGGCTAAATCCTTACCGGATGACGCTTTTGACGATATAAAGAAGATTGCTGATGAAGAGGTTAAGGATAAGTCTTAAGGCTGTTTTTTGTTTAGGTCTGTCGCTGTCCCTATCCTCTTGCGGAAGCAGGAGGCAGGTTAGCGAAGCGTCTATTGATAGTGGGTTGATCAGCAGGATAGAGACGATGATAGATGAGGTCATGGATCGGAAGATCGTAGAGATCAAGACATCTGATCTTAATGCCGATATTGTTATAACGGAGAGGAAGTTTGATACGGACAAGGATGTTGATCCTGCCACGGGGGAGCGACCGGTGTCCTCGCAGACAGATACCCATATCGTCATTGGCCGGCGGGACAGCACGGTGACGGCCGATTCCGTTGGAGTCAATAAGACGAGGAATGATATAAAGGATTTGGACAATAAGATAGATATCAAATCTAAGGATGTAGATGATAAGAAAGAATCAAGATGGCCTATAGTATGGATAGTAGCTGGTATCTTGATGATATTGTTGGTATTGGCATATATATTAAAGAGGATAAAGATTTTATGAGAAGAAGAATGTTGAATAATAATAATGATGATCTTGTTGATGAACATACAAGGTTTTTGATGAGATTTGATAATAATTTTAAGGTTGATGGATACCCCCCCCCTAATATTGAGGATGGTTTAAGCATCAAGGGAGGGGAGTTCGCTACAGATCTTACAAGGACTGGATACAAATACACGAATACGTCCGATTCTTATGGAATGATCGATACATCCAATGTATTGTCATCCATTTATTTTAACGATGGAGATCCATTTACTATTGATTTTTGGTATAAGCCATTAGCTATCATTGGTGGCTGCGCTGTTGGTCATGAATGGTTTAGTGGTATTTTTTATTTTGGTATAGCAAATGATAATGGCTTATGTTTGTATTTCGCCACTTATAGCGGATTACATGGGATCAATGCAGGTAATGTAAATGTTGGTAGATGGTATCATGTTGCTATGGCAAGGAATATTGATAATAAATTGTTTTGTTTTATTAATGGTATTCTTGCGGGGCAGTTACAATGCCCTAGTTATTCGTTGAGGTTATATAATATAGATTTTAATAGACAAAGGGATGGCAGTGATAGAGGATCTTTTGTGATAGATAATTTTAGGATAAGTGATGTAGCTAGATGGATGTCTAATTTTGATCCTCCTAAATGAAAAGGGATTATGATCTACCATAATCCCTTGCCATTCATCCTTACCCACGTACCAACCAAAACCAAAATGAGGTCAGTCCCGGATTCGAACCGAGGTAGATGGTTTTGCAGACCACCGACTAAACCACTCATCCAACCGACCGCATCGCGAATATAAAATTTTGTCTTTGACCAAACAACCTCTTTGACCAGATTTTTACTCAACTAGAATATCCCTTAAAGAAAATCCCTTATCTAGTATACTGTTTGAGGAAATGTCTTTTCAAGGTCTACACTTATTGACACCAAAAGGAAATGTGGCGGCTCCGTGAGGCAGGGCAGGAGGTATCCCCACACGGCCGGCCAGGAGCGGAGCGACTCGTAGCCCACCTCCCTTTTCCCCTTGGCATATTACGCTTAAGCGTTGGAAAGAAGTAAGCATGTCAATATATTAACGTCTGATATAGATAGTTATTTGTCGATCAAAGATCCATCGATAACATAAGTAGATGTCAAAAATACACTAAACTAAATTATTGATATAAGTTATTGTTGAGATCTTGATTTTTCAATCTACTATATATTTTCATGTTAATGTAATTAAGTTACATACTTTAGATAATAACAAAGCGTTAGCTAACTCTTTTTAATCAATCAACTTATGAGATAAATAAAGAAAATCTTTATAATGAGACTCCCTTCTTAAGGGGGCGAAAGTTTCCTATGTCACATGTCACAAAATAGACAACTGTGTTTATAAAAGAAGGTGGATAAATAAATTCATCTCTTTTCTTAACTATCCCTACGATAGTCTCCCTACGCAATGTCCAAGTTGGATTTCGACCATAGCGATCGACGTAAAAAGCCGTGATCATAAACAAAAAAATGAGTACTTTCACAAGCACTCATTTTGAAGATACGGATATTTTCGTATCTTTGCCTTAAAAACATAAAAAACTATGGTAAAGTTACAACTTATTTTTGATCAATTCGCATCTTCCTCCGAGAAAAAGAGGATGTCAGAGGGAAACAGGGCCTTGAGGAGGGATTCCGGCAAGGTCATTCTGCCTTATTTGTTTAATGACAACGCTAATCCTTGTTGCGACAACCCTAGGATAAAGCGTAAATCATCATCCAAGTCAGAGATACTTGAGAAGCCGATATCGGAGACACTGATAGGCATTCTTATCATATGCCTTGACCCTATAAGGTTTAGGGCGCTTGGGATCCAATACAACGTCAAGTGGTTCTATTACTTTGTGAATGAAATAGTTAATCACTATATCAAGCATCATCGTCTTGGTGGTGATAATCTCGCTTATCAGATAAAGTTAGTTAGGTGGCTTTTGATCAGTTATGTTAACGTGGCTGTTGTTCACGGTTATTATGCTATGGTGAGGAAGGCGAAGAAAGAGCATCCTGACCTTTTTGTACATAGTAACAAGGCGAGGTATTATTATTGGGACAATTGCCCTCCTAAGCATCGCAAGCTAGAGGATGAGCGAAACATGAACAATCCTACTTATAAGGCTCATGAGTGCAATAGGAAGCGCGCAGAGGATATCAAGCGTGTTGTTTATGACTCCATGGATTCGATCAGGAAACGTGACCTTAAGGATTTTGTGTCCTCCAAGAACAACGGGGTGAGCATTTCTTTTAAGGAAAAGGTTCAGAACAAGGTCAGGAAGAAGGGCTTTGGTAATGTCAGTATCAAGACCATAGAGAGGGCTATAAAGAGCTATTTAGATGAGCGTGGTGTCACTTTCTCTGAGTTCGTCGATGGGGTGAGGAAGTTGGATAGGAAGATAAAGGAAGTCAAGTCCGCTTTTGGCAAGGTTAAAAGGATTAAGATCTTTGGCGTCAAGGCTTATGATTATGTGTCTGGAGATGAGATAGTTGATGAGTTTGGTATGGCCGCGTTGTCTGATGATGTGTGGATTCCTGATAATAGCACCCCGTTCCTTGACGATTATATTGAATCGCAGTATTTGTCTAACAATTTTAATTTCTAATATTATGGTTAATATAAAATCACATGACTTTTATACGGTGTTTGATGATAAGAAGCAACTTTTTAAAGTATCATCATTATTTGATTCTTTAGATGAATCTGAAGATATAGTAAAAGATTTGATGGATTCTGGCACATTCATGTATGTTGTTGACGAACGACTGTCTATGATATGGGTGGATATATTTATGATGATAGAGCTTCTTGGGGAATATGATGGTGGGGATGTTAAGGATTTGGCTATTAAATGCTCTTCTCTCTATTTGAAAGATAAGGTGATGCGTTTAATTGTCGATTATGTCAATTGCGATTCTGATGATTATGATGATAGCGTTGATCCTATATTGAGTTATTGTAGCAATCTTATTCATAGTGGTGATGGGAATATTGATTATCTGCCATTGTCCGACATGGTAAGTTTGAATGTAGGAAATTATATATCAGATGACATGTTGAAGCTATTTGATATTGCCAAGGAAGACAATCGCATAATATCTATATTGTTTGTTTTGTTAAGTAGACCGTATGTTGACGATTATGGTTTTTTTACTCTTACTGATTTGCTTTCTATGATGATTGATAAAGGTTTTATTGGTGATCGTGATGATATAGTGAATGCCTTAGGCTTATCTTAAAGTAGGTTTATTGTATTGGTATAACCCTATTTTGTATCTTTGCTTAAAAGTAGTAAAGATGAATCAGATAAATATCATACCGAAGATAATTCATGATAAGTTCGCCGCTAGGATTATCATGGATGATTACGATATAGAGAAGCCTGTCGTAATTACTGTCGTGGCCAGACGTAATGATGGTGAGTATAATACCCAGATATTGACATACCCGACATCTGGCGTTGATTATGAGGGTAATGTAAGGATGGTGTTTTTCGATGTCGCTAGGTCTCATGTTTGCCAGATAACATCGGTATTTATCAACGGGCATGAGGTCAAGACATATTATACCGATATCCCGGATCTTGATATGCAAGCCCGTTATGACGATAGCTTGTGCCGGTACGATAAGAAGGTTAATATGAATGATATTAGGCTGTCGTTTCAGGTGCTAGAGACACGTGATCCCAAGGTGTTGCAGGTATTGGATGAGTCCGAGTGGGGGCTGCTGGAGGACAGGAAGGCGATTATCGAGATCACTACTCCGGGCATGTCCGACCCCGTTACGTTGTTCCTTGGCAAGAATCAGGTCAATACCTTTACCAGTTTAACACTAGGTCTCAATTGCTTTAATTACGATGATTGTAATGTCAAATACCTTGACCTCCCAGACGGTATATATGATATCAAGATCATAGGTAGCCCTTCCACTTACAATTTTAGTCGCAAGTATCTTAAGACGGATCTTATACGCAGGCGTCTTGATCGGCTATGGATTAAGACTGATATCCTATGCGAGGACAAGGATAAGGATCTTATAAATAAGATACAGGAGATGGAGATACTTATGGTCGTAGCGGAGGCTAACGTTAGGTTGGACAATATAGAGGCGGCTCATGAGATCATTGATCGTGTCGGAGAGCTTCTTGAGATGGCTACTAATTGCGTGGATTGTTGAATTTTAAAGATATAATTATGGGTTGTAATACTTGTAAGGAAAAGGCGTTAAAGGCCGAGAGAGAAAGGATTGAGAGAAGTATGATGAATCGTCCTTCTTCTACCGTTGTTAGCGATAGGGAATATGCTTCTAGAAGCACCGCCGGTTGTATGGTCATGCTCGATCCGTTGAAGACAATGGAGCGTGACGTGGTGAGCATATACAAACAGACCCGTACCATGGGTGACGTGGGTATCGTCTATCTCAACATGCAGAAGAAGATCCGTGAATGGATCAAGAACCTGCCATATGGATGCCCGCCTGATGAGGAGGTACAGGAAATGAGAAAGGAGATACTAGATGGGAGAAATAAATATATATCAAGATAAATGAGATTAGTTGAAAGACATATTATTAAGGATAATCGTTTTGAGGATATTTGCCTTAAATCTGGATTGCTTTACAATTATGTGTTGTATCTGGTAAGGCAAGGTATTTTCAATAAGGAGTATTTGGAGGAATATGATCTTTCGACTAAATTATGTAGGGAAAATCAAGTTGATTTTAGAAATATTCCTAATCATGTTTCACAACAAGTGATAAAACAGGTATTTCAAAATATTAAGTCTTGGATAAAGATCAAGAAGGATTTTGATAAGAATCCTGGCAAGTATAATAATCATAGTCCTCGTCTTCCTAAATACAAGAAAGGGAAGAAGCAGAATATGGTTATATTTACTGCGTCTTCTTGCCGGATAAAAAATGATGGTTATATTCATTTCGTGAAGAAGGTTATTGAACCGATAAAAACTAATGTAAAGAATGATGAATTAAAACAGGTAAGGATAGTACCTCAGGCTACATGTTATGTCGTTGAGGTGATTTATGAAAGAGAAGAGAATGATCTTTGTCTTAATAAAGATAATTTTCTTTCGATCGATTTAGGATTGAATAATTTATGTTCATGTATCAGTAATGTAGGCGTCAAGCCTTTCATTATAAACGGTAGGGTTATGAAATCATTGAATCGGTGGTATAATAAGAAAAAAGCTAGATTGATGTCATATATTGGCGATAAGGGAACTTCAATGAGAATAAGAAGAATTACTTTATATCGTAATTGTTGGATTGATGATAAGATTCATAAGATTAGCAGATATATTGTAAACTTCTGTGTGTCTAATAATATAGGTCGTGTCATTATCGGTCTTAATAAGGATTGGAAGCAGAAGATAAATATTGGTAAGAGAAATAACCAGCATTTTGTTTCTATCCCTCATTCTAAGTTAATTGATAAGATAATATACAAAGCTAAGTTGTTAGGTATAGAAGTTGTTACTCATGAGGAATCTTATACGTCAAAGATCGATCATCTGGCTTTTGAGGAGATGAAACATCAAGATAATTATCTAGGTAAAAGAAAACGTAGGGGATTATTCCAAAGCTCTATCGGCAAATTACTTAATGCTGATATCAATGGAGCTATTGGAATAGCTAGAAAAGTAATCGGCGATTCGTGCATAAACACGATAGTCGGTAGTGGGTTTGCGTTTAACCCGATTAGATTGAATATCTTGTGATATAAATATTAGTTTGATAAATAAAATTTAAAGTTTTAATAACGTGGGCGCGCAGAGCATATCAAACCTTGATAGAATAGATCTATGTAAGGTCGTAGACGAATGGCTGTCTTGTCAATGGAGTGGATACATGAGGTATCATAGGTACAGGATCGGGAATAAGCCTGATGTATCTTATTGGGGCAAGATAATTCGTCTACAAAGGTCATTATGCGATAATGATTGCGGGTTATGCCCGGATGAGGTAAGATTGTTAAAGGAACGTATTAACAAATTGTTGGCATGAGAAAGTATAATTGTTCACATATAACCCCGTCCACTTGCGTACCTTATGAGGGTGATCTTCCGGAGTGGTCAAAGCATAAGGACTCTGATGAATGTGTTATGATCTCTGATGTGATAGAGGAGATATATGAAGAGCTTACCCGTATCAGGGAGGCTATAGATGTCCGGGATCTCGGCGAGTCTTGTGTTAAGATAAATGGCGATAAGACCGTATCGAAAATCCTTTACGCTATTGAAGATAAGATTTGCAATGGGTAATTAATGTCCTGATTTTAGGATATTAAAAATAGCCAATTGGATTGTGTTTGTCACACCAATTGGCTATTTTTGTATGTCCGCCGACTCTCACGAGGGAGCGGACATAAAGTAATTAATTATTAACTTCAAAATTAGATTAAAAAAATGAAGACAGTAAATGTTTTAACAAGAAAGATGGGTGATTTTAACGTTTTTCAAAGAACTAGTGATGGTTATTTTGATGCCAATAGTTTACTTAAGCAATGGAATGATAATCCTGAGAACACGAGAAGACGGCTTGATGATTTTATGAATAGTAGTAGAACTAAGGAATTTGTTAGTGCTTTATCTGAGGATGAAAGCCATAGGAGAAAAATCGACATTGGTGATAATCAATTAGTTATAAAAGTGAAAGGTAAGACGACTAAGCATGGTAAGACTCCTGATAAGGTATGGATGCATCCTCTGTTGTTTATAAAATTTGCCATGTGGATAAATCCTAGATTCGAAGTTCAGGTATTGAGATTTGTGCATGATCAACTTATAGATTACAGGGATAAAGCTGGTGATGCCTATAAGAGGATGTCTTCCGCTTTGTCTAAAATAATTGAACCTTCAAGACTAAGGGATAAAATACAAGATTTGGCTAGATCCGTAAATATTATTGTCTATGGGCTTCATGAGACTATGATAAGAAATTCTGTTGGAGAGGAGGCTAAGGCTAAAGAGTTGATGGAGCTGGAGATTGATATAGCTAAGATGATTGAATTTGGATATATAGTTACCGAGGAACAGTTAAGGGATTATCTGTATAAGGTTTTGAGAAGCAAAAAGGCTCTTCCTTTGTGATTTGAATTTTAATCGTATCTTTGTGACAAAGTGAATCGTAATGATATACAGTAATAAAGAAATAGTACGGACGTTCACCAGAAACAACCTGCCTGCCGGGTATGTGGGTGGCTCTATTGACTACCGTGTCCCGGCCAACGTCTATTTTGGCGATACGCAGGAGGAAGCTGACAGCAAGGCTGAGGATGATATCAACGCCAATGGTCAGGACTACGCCAACACATATGCCGACATAATACCGTCCGTATGGTATAATGATCAGGTATGCGATGAGTTTATTAAGAACAATTGCGTAAGCGGTAAGGGATCTAAGGAACAGGTATGTGTAGAGAAAGGTAGGTTTGTCTCTTACGTATCCAAGAAAGATGCCAATGATAAGGCTAGGGTGGAGCTTGGG